GGCGGCCGACACCGGCCGCCCCCCCACGACTCTCCCCTCGGGTTGCCCGGGACGAGGGGGAGCTTCAGACGCGGACTAGCTGACGCCCTGCGTCGAGTTGAGCGGCATCCCAGCGCACGCCTGCGCGGGAACCTTCCCGCCGCCGAGCGCCTTCACGTACTGGCCGTGGTTCTTCACGGACTCGGTGCCGACGGTCGTCGTGACGGTGGTCGTGATGACCGGCATCGCGATGCGCATGTCGATGCTGACCTGGAACGAGTTGTTCGGGCCGGTCGCGGAACCGATCACCAGCGAACCGTTGGCCGGAGCGTTGACGACGGAGTGCGACACGCCGTCGTTCCGCTGCGTGACGAAGCTGACGGTGCTGCCGAGCGGGCTGCCGCTGAACGAGCCGGAGACAAGCTCGGTGTAGTGCTGCGTGCCGTTGCCGTCCGTGCCGTCCTGAACGCCGGTGCCGTCGAACGTGTTGTCCGGGTTCACGATCACCGTGTAGCTGTGCGTCCAGACGTTCTCGAACTGGTGCTCGACGTTGGCAGGCTCGGTCCACGTGAACGTCGCGGTGCGGACCGTCGTGTTGACGGGCACCGACGCCTCGCAGCGCGGCACGTCGGCCGACGCGACCGAGGGGAGAGCGAGAGCCGCGACCGCGGCGACGCCCAGAATGAACTTACGCATCATGCGTTTCGTTCCTTTCCGTCGGGATTGCCCGACTGGGGGGATGGAGCAATGGCGCTCCGCACTGCGCGGGCAGCCGCACCGGCCACCCGCGCAACACGCAACGTCTCGCCTACCGACGTGCCGAGGAAGTGGCGAGCGAACCCGCCTGGAACATCGGCCCGAACGCACGAGCCGCCGAGCTACGTCCGGCCGACTGACACTCCGGAGCGATGATCAGGAACGGCGTGCCGGTGTCACCCGTAGCCGTCGCATCGACGCCCGTCGTCGCGAACAGCCCCAGAGGCGGATCGAAGCCCGCACCGGCGCTGCCGTAGGCGTAGCCGAACGTGCCGCCGTCACCGTCGCCGTACTGCGTCAGGTTCACGAACTGCATACAGCCGACCAGCCCGTTCAGCGCGGCCGCCTGCATCTTGACCCGCTTCGACAACACCTTGTTGTCGTGCTGGAGCTTCTTCACGGCCTTCGCCAGTGACTTCAAGCTCGTGGCCGCCTCCGCGCCCGGCGCCAGCGCCGCGAACAGCGACGCCACGGCCAGCACGACGACCAGCCGACGAATGATCCATGCCTTGCTCACGTGCATCAGTCCTTCCACTTCGTGATGACAGCGCAGGCGTCCTTACCGGCCTGGGTGTACCGGTAGCTCGCCCACCCCTGCTTATCGGTCGCGGGCAGCCGGAACTTGACCGTCCGCTTCTGGGCCGCTCGCAACACGACCGTCTTCTTCAACTTCAGGGCCTTGCCGCCCTTCTGGAACCACTTCACGGTCGCGAGGATCGTGCCGTCCACGTGCGACGTGTTCTTGAAGATCAGGTCGGCGTACATCGTGACCTTGCCGTCGCTCAGGTTGCCGACGGTGTACGAACACGTGTAGCTGATCGTGCCGGTCGGCTTCGCGACCGGAGCCGCGGTGGTCGTCGGAGCCGCCGTGGTGGCCGGAGCCGCCTTCGCGGTCGTCGCCGGAACGGGCGGCCCGGCCGTGCTGCCTGCGGACGGCGCGGACTTCTCCACACCGCCGCAGCCAGCCAGCACGACCGCGCCGATCACGGCGCTGATGATCGTGGCCCGCACGCCTAGAACCCCGGCTGCGTCCCGTTGGCGATGTGACCAGCGACCTTCGCGAGCAGCACGTCCTCGTGCTGCGCGGCGAGCGTGGTCAGGATCGCGGGCGGCGTAGCCACCTCGGCGGCCGTCGGCGCGCCGGTCGTGACGGCGGGGCTGCCGTCGGGGTTGAGCGGCATCGCGACGGCCGCGGTCGTGCCGGTAACGGCGACGGCCACGCCCACAGCGAGCGCAATCGTGAACTTCCTCATTCGGGGGGACTTCCTTTCCGCTGGACTTGACCAGCAACGGGGGGACAGAGCATTGGCGCTCCAGAACCGGTCAGGGGGCTGGGGTCCCTGACCGGTTCTGCAACGTCACGGTGCTCGGTGCGCGCGGTCGTCCCACGCAATCGGCAGGAACCCGCCGCTCGTGATCCACTTGTGCAGCGCCTCGAATGACTCGGCAAGCTCGACCGCCGTGGCCGCCTCAGCGCCCTTCGTCGCGATCACTCGCGCACTCGCGTCCAACGCCGTGCGCAGTGCAGCCTCAGGGTCCATCTCCATCCTTCCCGCGGGGCCTTCCCCGCTGTCGTTGATCAACCGTAGCACACGTTGTGCGCATTGAGCGCACAACGTGTGCGTCACTCTGAACCTACCCCGCGCTCCCGCGTCGCGTCAAGCGCATCTCGTCCATCGCCTCGGTCGGCGTCGGCATCCGCACCGCCGACCACGCCGCCAGCGCCATCCCCAGGCCCGGGTCGCGCTCCCACAGCGACGCCAGGTTCAGCCACTCCCCCGGCGACGGCTCGCGCTCCGTGAACCGCTCCAGCATCGCGAAGAACTCCGGCCGCGACAGCGTGAGCGGGTGGAACTCGCGCATCAGCACGTCGCCCACCCGATCATCGCCGCACGACTCGCGCGCGTTGGAGCGCGCCTTCGCAGCCGCGACCAGCAGCATCTCGCACGACTCGCACGACCGCTCCAACACCGGCAGGCCCATCACTCGCCGTCCTCGGGAGCCGTGAGCAGCCCGGCCACCGCCGACGGCTCAACGCCGAGCGTTTCGGCGTGCGCGACGACCATCGCCTCGATGTCGGCCTTGGACTTCTGGACGACGTTCTCGGAGTGCTCGATGAGCGACTTGGCCGCGAACTCGATGTTCGCGGGCATGTTCTCGATCATCGCCTGCAAGTGCCGCAGGTTGCGGGCCGTCTTGTGCTCGGAGTAGGTCTTGAACGCCGCCGCAACCTCCGCGGCGGCATCCTCGGCGGCGTTGCGCACCTCGCTCATCGACTCGGCCAACCGCGACTCGAACGGCATCCCCGGCACCAGCAGGTCGCCCTCGCGGCGGCGGATCGTGCACGGCACGCCGTTGCCGGAGTTCATCGACGACACGAACGACGCCCACTGCGCCTCGCTCAACTCCACCTCCACGAACTCGCGGTCGATGCCGTGCCAGTCGCGGTGCAGGTCGCGCTTGCGCTGGCCGGTCGCGAGCCGGATGTGGACGGTGTTCATGTGCCGGATGTCGGAGTCGTACAGCACCGATCCCGGCGTGGACTGCGTGCGAAAGGCGCCGATCATGCCCCACGCGGGGTGCGTCTCGTAGCCGCGCTCGTCGGTCGTCGGGTTCTCGATGTCGCGGCGCGTCACAGCGCACCGCCCATCTCCGCCAGCGCCGCCTCGGCCGCCTCCGGGATCATCCCGAAGCCGTCGTGGCCGCACACGTCCGTCAGCTTCACTAGCTCGGCCAGCGTCAACTCGATCACGGCCACGACTGGCGCCTCGCTCGGATCGTCCTCCCCGAGCGCCCCAATCGTCCCGGCCGGAATCGTCTTCACCTTCCCGAGCAGGGACAGGATCGCCTGCAAGTCGGAGTCCATCGCCTCCAGCGTCTCGGCCATGCCCTCGTCATCGTGCTGAAGGCCGTACGGGTCGGCCTCCAGCGCCCGCACCCGCGTGAGCACACCACGCACGAGCGCCGCCAGCGACTCGTTCAATGTCATCTGCGCTTTCGCCATCACGCCGTCACCTCGTGCTCGTGCAGCCACGCCGTCACGTACAGGTAGCCACTGTTGCCATGTGGACTGCCGACCACGCGCGCCACGCCGTCGTCGAACAGCGTGAACACCGACTCGCTGCCGCGCATCTCCGACGCGATCCGAGCCGCCGTGTCGAACGGCTCCGTACGAACCGTCTCGCGCAGGTAGCCGAGCAGCTTCGCCTTCGCGTCCGGCTCGCCCGCCGCGTCCGTGCGATCCCACACCACGTCGTTCGGGAAGATCAGCCGCGCGCCCCACGCCGCCGTCACGGCGGGCAGGTCGTGCTTGTGACCGAACATCAGATCGTTGACCGCGCTCATCGCGATCACCCCTTTCCGCGGGCCGTGCCCGCAATGATCTTCTGGCACCGCTTGCACGTCACGCGCGCCAGCGGCTCGTCGTAGTTGACCGGCGGGCGCCCGTAGATCGTGACGCCGCAGACCGCCGTGAACTTGCCACTCTCGGGCGTCATCGCGTGCGCCGCACGGCTCGTGTAGCGGCTCCGGAAGTGCGCCTCCGAGTAGCCGACGGAGATGCCCGTCGCCATGTCAGCCGCCCCTCTGGAGCGAGTTCAGCAGCACCAGCCCGTAGAACTGGCCGGTGTCGGCGTCCTCGACGAAGCAGTGGCCCATCGTGCCGTTGCGCGGGCAGCCGTGCGGCTGCACCTTGCGCACCAGCGTGCCCGGCGTCGGCTGATTCTCGCGCCGGTCCCAGCGATCCGCGCCGACCGGCTGGAACTCGAACACCTGCGTCCCCTTCTTCATGCCGTCCCCCACTCTCCGTTGCGGAAGCACGAGGCGCGGTAGGCCACCTCGCCCACCTCCTCGCAGAACACGTCGCGCTGCTCGCCCTTGACCCAGACCTTCGCGCCGCGCTTGAACACGCGGCGGACGACGTAGGTGTCGTTGCCGTCCAGATCGACCGTGACGCTGTAGCCGTTGCTGACCGGCAGCGTGATGCCCGTCTCGCGGACGCCCACCCGGCCGCCGCTGATCGACAGCACGTTCATGCGGCCGATCTGCTCGACTAGCTCGCGAGCGTTGCACTGGCAGAAGTTGTCGGTCATCAGGCACCCCCCGTCGTGTCGAACTCGTCGCGGCTGAACCACTCGCGGACGTGACCGTCGCGGACGGTGCCGCCGTGGACCGGACGCCCGGTGGGCTGGTAGTCGATCAGGTAGATCAGGCCGAACGGGCGCGTCTCGTCGATCCTGACGATCACGCCGAGCGTGGGGACGTCGCGCATGGTCACGCGGTCACCGGCGGTGTATCCCTGCATCTCCGAACCTGCCTTTCCGCGGGGCTTCTCCCCGCACCCGAATAGTAGCACACTCTGTGTGTATTGCGCCGGTTCAGCGCGCCCACGTCCGGTGCTTGTCCATGAACGCGGGCCAGCGGCCCTCCCACTCCGCGTGCAGCTTCGACCCCTTCGGCAGCGGCGTCAGATTGACGGCCGCGATCCGCACCTCCTCCGGCTCGAACTGGCGCCGCTCGCCCTCGTCGAACCGCACGCGGTAGCCGTTGTGCGGCGAGATGTAGCGGACGATGGTCGCCTCGCGGCCGCCCTCGTGCAGCACCCGCTGGCCGGGCTTCAGCAGCAGCGTCTTCCGCGCCATCAGGCACCCCCTCCAAGGTCGATGTTCTCCGGCACCAGCACGCGCCGGGCCACGCAGTCGTTGAGCACGATGTCGTCCAGCAGCGCGCCCCAGCCGCACTCGTAGTGCCACACCTTCGCGCGCTTCGTGCGCGGCACGTAGGTGCCGTAGGGCTTGACCTTGCCGTCGTCCTCGATGCCCTTGTGGCAGTAGCAGCAGGTCGGCGTACCGACCTCGCGCGTGAAGCGCGCCAGGCCCTCGTTCGTGAGGATGAAGCTGATCGAGTTGCGGCGCCGCTTCGTGGCCGCGGGCAGGTCAGTCAGGTCCTCGACCCGCCAGTACCCCCACGGATTGCCAGCCGTGCGCGGCGCGAACACCGTCGTTGCTCCGGTCATGTCGCTCCCCTTTCCGCGGGGCACTCCCCGCACCCGAAGGATAGCACACGCCGTGTGTATCGGTGTCGCTACTCGCCGGGCGGCGCCGACGGCTCGTCGAACTCGTCGTCCTCGATGTCGTTGATCCGCCGCATCAGGTCGGTCGGCACGCCTCGCAGTGCCTCGTCCGGCGTCTGCAACATCGTCGCCAGGTCATTCGCGTACGTCGTCGCCGTGCCCGTCAGAAACGGCCGGTCGAGGTCCTCCGCGGGGTCGGCCACGATCTGATCGCGCACCTCCAGGATGCGCTCCACGTCGCTGTCCATCACCGCCGCGTCGAGCAGCGCCATGTACGCCCTGTCTCGCTCGCTCATTCCGTCTCCAGCATCGCCATCACGATCAGCGCCAGCTTCCGCGCCACCGTCTCGGCGTCCGTGCCGACCAGCGGCCGAAGCTCCCGCTCGAACCGCCGCAGCATCTCACGTCTCGTGTCGTCGTCGAGCGATCCGTTCGCGCCGCGCATCTCGACGACCACGTGGTGATGATGCTCGTGCCGCTGCACCGGCACTAGCGGCGGCGGCGTGAGCGGCACCAGCGCCGGGGCGCTCGTCGTCTCATCCAGCATCCGGCACCTGGAGCGGCGGCGGCCCCTCACGCGGCCCGTAGATCGCGTCCAGGCCCTCGTCCTGAAGCCGCTTCAGCAGCGCCGAGTCCTCCGGCGTCAGCCACGCCATCCACCCCGCCACGCCCGCCGGATCATCGGGCAGCACCGGCTCGTCCTCATCCTCGTGCCGCGCAAGCACCTGCTCGCGCACGCGCTCGCGGGCGGAGTCGAACACCGCCTGCTGCTGCGCTAGCTCGCGCTCGGATGGGAAGTCACGGGACATCTGACGCAGTGTATCGCACTTTGTGTGTATTCACTCGTTCTGCGACGCCAGGGCCGAGCCGTTGTACCGCCACACGTCCGCGCCCCAGCCGGTCGGCGTCAGCACCCGCTCCTCGCCGATGCCCCAGGTCGCCGGAACATCCGTCGCGACCACCTCGCCGACGACAGCACTGCCCCGGTTCTCCACGATCCGCACGAAGTAGTTCGTCGCCGTGCTCGGGTCGCGACGACTGATCACGTCACCCGGCTGCAAGTCCCGGAACGCAGGCTTCTCCTGCTCCGGCCAGTCCGGAATCACGCCGACCCGCTGCACCGCACCCACGCCAGCAGGCGCCTCGGGCGCGGACGGCACGAGCGGCGCCGACGGCGGCTCGTCCGACTCGGCGTTCCCGTGGTACGTCCACCAGTCCAGGCCCCAAATGCCCGAGTTGATCGAGCGTACGTCGCCAATCTGCCGGTGATCCACGTTCGACGCGATCACCTCCGTCCGCGTGCGACCCGTCGCGTTGGCTTCCGTCACCCGCATCCAGTACGTCTCGCCGTCCTCCGACCGGCGGATCACGTCACCGACCCGCAACGCCGAGTACGCAGGCTTCTCCCGCACCGGCCAGGACGGAAGCACACCGAACGCCTGAGGCGTCCCGAGCGGCCCCGATGCCTCGACCGTCGGCGCCTCGGCCGACCCGGCCGGTGCGTCCGCCGCGTGCAGTTGTCCGATCTGCGCCGCGCGGTCCCACTCGTCGTAGCTCCACGGCTCGTCGCCGCCCCACTGGCGCGTCTCGGCGTTCCACCGCTTCAGGTGCAGCATCCGTTCCCCGAACCGGCCCGCCACCTGGAACGTCCGATCCGGATGGCCGTACGGGTCCTCCATCCGCACCATGAACCCCGTCGTCACGTTCGCGGCCGACGGCACCCAGCCCGGCGCCGTCCCGGGAGCGGCTGGCGCGTCGGGCGCGACGTGCCCGTAGAACTGCCACGCATCGCCGAAGCCCCCCCAGCCGAGCGGACCGACCGTCCGCTGCTCGCCCACCGGGAACGTGTTGACCACGTTCGACGCGACGATGGTGCCGCGCACCTGCCCGCGCCCGTCGATGTCCGTGATCTTCACGAAGTGCTTCTCCTGACCGTCCGTACGGCCGATCACGTCGCCCACCTGTAGATCGTCGAAGGCGGGCTTTGGCAGCACCGGCCACTCCGGGATCACGCCCTGCGGCTGCATCGCGCCCAGCGTCGGGTCGGCCTCCGGCGGCCGCGCGCGAATCCGGCGCTGGCCGACCAACTGCTGCCACTCGTCTTCGTACATCAGGAACCCCGACCCCCACCGCATGTTGTCGCCCGGAGCGTTCGCGTCGAATTGCTTCTGCTCGACCGTGATCGACCGGCCCGACGACGGCCCAGCCGGATGCGTGTCCGTCACCCGGCCCGTCCACGCCACGTCGCCGTCCGGCGTCGTCATCGTGAACTGGAACCCCGGCGTGATGTTCTCCATCGACAGCGGCCCCGACGGTGGCGGCTCAGGCGCAGGCGGCGGCTCGGGCGGCGTCGCGGGGCCGTGGTACGTCCACTGGTCAAAGGCGTAGTGGGTCGCCAGCAACTCGCGCGACTGGCCGACCGGCCGTCCCCGCATATTCGACGCGACCACCGTCCCGTGCACGACCCCGCTCTCCGTCCGGTCGATCTTCAGGTAGTAGCCGTTGGTTTCGCCGAACCGGAGCACGTCGCCCGGCTGGATGTCCGTGAAGGCGGCCTTCGGCAGCACCGGCCACTCCGGCATCACGCCATCCGGCTGCACGGCGCCCACCCCGCCCACCGGCACCGGCGCAGGCGGCGGCTCCGGCGGCTCGGGCGGCGGCGGCGGCTCCGCTCGCGGCGGCCGCGGCGGACGATCCGGCCGCGGCACGTAGCTCGCATGACCCGGCAGGTACTTCACACCCGACCACGACTGGCCCACCAGCACCTTCTGGCCCAGGTTGAAGTTCGGCCGCTCCGTCCCCGCCGGACGCCCGTCCGCGTGCGCCAACTGCTCGATCACCGCGATGTCGCCCGAGTCGATCCGCTCACGCAAGTGCGTCGCCTCGTCCGCCGTGATCCTGCTACTGCGCGCCGCCGAGTCAACGAGTCCCCGCATCGTGGCCTTCTGATTGCTCTGCACCTGGAAGCCCATCGTCGCCCACGTGTACGCGCCGTTCTTCAACGTCGCGCTGACCGTGATCGCGGTGATCCCGGCGTCCACGTACGCCTTCTCCGTCTTCCGGATGAACCCACCAGCGAAGCCCGTCCCCTGGTGCGAATCCTGAATCTGGAGGTAGGAGTGATGCACCTTCTGCGCGTCCGGGTAGATCGCCCGCTTGAACTCGCCCACCCGGCTGCCACCCGCGTCGATCACCGACCCGCCGACCGCCATGTGATCGCCCCGCACCGTCGTGCTCGTCACCATCGCCCGCAGGTCCGAGCGGCCGAACACGCCCGAGAACGACGACCGTAGCCACGCCTCCGACTTCAGGTCGTACGTTGGCGCCTCGACCCACGGCGGCAGCACCACGCCGTTCTGCGCGAGCGAGTCAACCGCCCATTCGTACAGCATCGGATGATCGGTCTGAAGCGTCCGCGCGGCCGCCTCGTTCGTGTAGACCGCCTCGATGGACGCCGCCAGGAACGCCCGCGGCTTCTCGCCCGTCAGGATGCCCCGCTCGTCGTCCGCCTGCCGCACCAGCGCCGCGGCCGCGCCCTCCGCCATCTGTGTTGCGAAGGACGTGCCGATCTTCTCGCCGAGACGGCGCGTCTCCGCGGTGTCGGCCCAGTCCACCCGGCCCAACTCGCCCATCGCCTTCGACAGGCCAACCACCGGCTCGACCCGCGTCAGCGGCTCCGGCTTCCACCGCGTCACCGCCGACGGCTCGACAAGCACCTCGGCGTTCGATGCCATGTCGCGCACCAGCACCGTCGGCTGCGGAGCGTTCTCGGCCATGCCGATGATCCACCCCTCGCCCGATGTCGTGGTGCGCAGGCCCGCGACGGTGCCGCGCTCGTAGCGCACCGGGTCGCCCGCCTTCAGCCCGTTCGGCAGCGTCGTCACGCGCAGGTGCCGCGGGTCATACGCGGTGTCGTCGCCGACCAGCTTGATCACCGGGAACGCGCCGCGCCAGTCCACCGACTCGACGATCCCGTCGTGCGAGTCCTCGCCACTCGTCGTCACCAGGTCGCCCTGCGTGACGATGTGCCCCGACGCGATCCGGCTCGCAACACGCAGCGTGGCCGGATCGAGCATGTGGTGCTCCGCGCCCTGCCGCAGCTTCACCAGCCCGCCGTCCGGCTCCTCGGCGACCTCCATGAGCGCCTGCGTGCGCAGGTCATCGCGCGACAGCCTCGGGTTCCGCTCGTCGCCGTACGCCAGCACCATCCCGCCGCCGCCCGGCCGAATCCAGCCACCCGGAATCTCGTTCGGGTCAAGCGGCGGCTGCGGCTCCGGCCGATCCGGCTGTGCGTGCCCGGGCGCCAGCATCAGGAACTCCGGCCACCGCACAACCTCCGTGCCCGACGGCGACCCGTCCGCGCCCAGGATCACCGCTCGAATCCGCCCGTCCGGCCGAATGCCGAGCACCTTCATCGGCGACCGCGTGCCCGGCGCCTCGCCCGGCTGCGGACGGGCGCCGATGGCCCTCGTGCTGCGCACGATGCTGCCGACGTACGCCTCCTCGCCATCCGACAGCGTGGCGATGTTGCCGACCGTCGGCACCCACTCGGACAGGTCGCTCGGCCGCCACGGATGCCCCGTGTGGTCGATCACCGCCCACTCGCCCGCCGTCGCCGTCGGCGCGAACCCCGCCACCACGACCGGCGCCCCCGAAGGCGTCACGTACCGGCGGCCCGCCATCACCTCGACATCGCCCGCGCCGCTCAGGCTCCGCGGCCGGAACGCCAGCGACTCCGCCGCCACCAGCCGCGATGTCGGCGCGACCGGCACCCCCGCGTCGCCCGCGCCCACCCGAAGCTCGCGATGCGTCGGCTCGCCGCGCGTCCCCTCGCCGGTCTGCGTCAGGATCGTGATGCCATCGCCCGCCGCGGTGTCCCAGACGATCCCCTCCACGTCTCCCACCCGGACGCGCTCGCCCGCCTTCCACTCGCGGCCGCGCCACAACACCGACCCGCCCTTCGCGGTCAGCGGCGGCAGCGCCCGCTCCGGCGTCACGCCGCGCACGTACTCGCCCGGGATCGCGATGCCCAGCGTGCCGTACGTGTCGCGCTCGACCGTGCCCAGCTTCACCTCGCCGTTGTGGAGCACCGCCACCTGCGTGCCCTCCACCGGCCGGATCGCCTCGTGCTGCACGATCCCGAACTCGGAGTCTGGCGCCAGCCCATCGAACGACCCGTCGTCCAGCCATTGGATCGTGTAGCCCGCCCGGTTGCGGCCCGCCGAGTCCTGCCGGTACGTCGCCGTGATCCGGCCCAGCCGGTCGCCCACCGTGACCACCGAACCGATCCGCAACTGATCGCGGCTGCGGTACGGATCGGCGCCCTCCGGGAACCGCTCCGGCGCCAGCCCAGCACCGATGGGCACCAGTTCCGTCGCCTTGTAGAGCCGCTGCGTGCCGTCCGGCGACTCGCCGTACCACTCCACCGACTGACCGACCCCGGACGTGCCGATCAGCCGCACCACGTTGCCCGCCCGGTCGGTCACGACCTGACCCTGCTCCAGCGGCGTCGGGTGCGGATCGAGCTTCAGCACCGCCTGGAAGTTCGGCGGCGTCCGGTTCCCGTCGCTCGCGGAGCCGTACAGCCGCGTCGAGGACTCGCGGCCGCTCGGGATCGTCCCGCCGTTGGCGTCCCGCATCAGTTGGTTCAGCCGCTCCAGCCGCGACTCGCCCGGGTAGCCGTAGCGGAGCCGCATCAGCAACGCCTGCCGCTCGCCCTGCGGCACCTTCGCGTCGTCCATGATCGTCCGCATCCCCTGCCGGAACCCGCGGTACGACCCCAGCACGCGCTCGTTCGACGGGTTCTCCTGCGCCCACTCCAGCACATCGTGGTAGCCGTGCTCGCCGAGCCAGTCGCGCGCCGTGACGTGCGCCAGTTCCTCGACGACGGCTTCCTCCAGGCCGACCCCGCCGTACGTGTTGATCGGGTCGCGATCCTGGTTCACCGAGTGCAGCAACTCGTGCGCCATCACCTTGTAGGAGGCGTACAGGTCGGCCTTCTCTTGGTTCGTCAGGTGCTCGTTGTTGTTGCGACGCTCGATGCCGCGCTGAAGCGCCGGAAGCACCGCCGAGCCGAGCCGGATGTAGCCCCGCAACTGGTGCAGGCCCGAGAACCCCTCATACCCGGTGCCGCGCCGGGTGCCGGTCGAGAAGATCACCTCGCTGATTTCCGACTGCTTGCCCTCCGGCACACCGTTCGCGCGCGACAACTCCAGCGCCAGCGCCGTCAGGTCACCCGCGTACTCCGCCTGATTCTGCGGCACCCGCCCACGCACCCGCTCGCGCCGCAACGCCACCGACCCGCCCGGCAGCTTGAACGCGCGCGAGTCGGTCAGCATGTACCGCGGCCCGAGCGGCGTCGGCCGCTTCGCGAAGTCCACGATGATCGACGCGCCCGTCTCCGCCGACTTGTAGCTACGCGACAGCACTTCCTCGCCGTCCGGCGTCGTGCGACGCCGCGCGTTCCGGGTCGTCGGCTTCATCCGCAGACCCTTCAGCACCGCCTCGACCTCAGTGCTCGTGGCCTCCATCATCGTCGCCGTCCGGCCCCGGCCGATCTTCAGCGGGTTGCGCTTCGCGTCCGTCGCCGCCGTCAGCGCCTCGCGGATCGCCTCCGTCCGCTGATCGGTCGCGTTGTTCCACGCCTCCGCCTCCGCGATCCGCACCCGCTCCTGCGCGTCGGCGGCCTCAGCGTCGGTCAGGATGTCGTGCGGCCCGGCGCCCGGGATGCCGACCTCGACCACCTTGTCGTTCATCGGCCCGTCGCGACCGACCCGGAACCGCATCGGCGTGCCCAGCCCCGACTTCGGCCACACCGTGAAGATCGGCGCGTCCTTCGCGTGCTCGACCTCGCCCACGATGTCCGCCGCCTGCCGCGCCGTGTCGAACGGCGTGCCGACCGGGATCGCGTCACGCCACCGGCCCGCGCTCGCGAGCGCGCGGATCGCCTCGACCCGGCGCGTGTTCGTCATCACTTCCAACAACTGCCACTTGTGGGACCGCTGCACGTGATCGACGCCCGCGTACACCAGCGAGTAGCGGCCGTCCGGCGAGAAGTACGGCGCGTAGCCGTAGCTGCCCGGCTTCACCCACCCGCGCGCGGTCAAGTAGTTCTTCGCCGCCTGCGCATCGAAGACGCTCAGGTCGGCCTGCAACCGCTGAAGCGTCCGCGGCCCCGCCGTCGCGTCCGCCGCCGGGATGAACGACGTGCGGACGTTGACCACGCCCCAGTCCTGCCTCTGCCCTTCGTACGGCGGCGTCTCGCCCGGCAGCAGGTCGCGGTAGCGGCGGTCGAACGTCACCTGCATCCGGCCCTCCGGCCGGGTCAGAATCCAGCCCTCGCGAGAGCTTTCCTCCGCGAACCCGTTCTCCCGCAGCAGCGCCGTCAGCGGCCGCAGCAGCCCGCCATCGTGCTCGCGAAGCTGCGTGAACAGCGCCTCCGGCGCGAGCTTCTGATCCGGCGGCGGAATCCGGTTGTCGTTCCCGTCCTCGGCGTCCATCCACGTCTCGAACTCGGGCGGCAACGGCAACTCCAGCCGCCGCGCGATGTCGCCCACCGTCCGCGACCAGTGCGGCGACCGCTGCACCGCCGAGTTCCAGTCGCCCATGATCGCCGCGTAGCCCTCGGCAATCGCCTGCTGCGGAACGCCGTGGCTGTGATCGCCGTACCGGAAGGCGTCCGACGCCAGCACCCGGAACTCCGGATCAAGCGGCCCCGTCGTGCGGCTCAACCGGTTCGCCATCGCGATGTTCGCCAGTTCGGCCAGCGAGTTCTCGCGGCCAGGCCGCCAGCCCGACCAGTCCGGCACCGTGATGCTCGAATCGCCACGCGCGATCCGCTCGAACGACTCATACGACGTGGCGTAGATCGACACCGCATCCCACGCCTTCGGCTGCCACGGATCGACCATCGCGATCTGCGACACCGCCACCGTCCGCCAGCCCGAGTGCTCCGGCAGCGTGTGGTCGTTCTCGGCCACGAACACCCGCACCATCCCGTCCCGCGGAACCTCGCTCACCTGCGCACCGTGAAGCTGGCCGTTCGCCTCGCGCACGACCACCGACTGTCCCGGCCGGATGTCCAGCACGGGAGCGTCCGTCACCGGCGGCGGAGTCAGAGTCGGCCGCGGAGTCGGCCCAGCCCGAGGCGACGCGGGTGGCGGAGTCGTGCGCGTGCTCGCGCGCCGCTGCCGCAGGTCCGGGTGCGTACGCCGCCACCGCGGCGCCGACGCCACCTGCGCTTCGCCCCACGTTCCGTCCGGCTGGCGCTCCGCTCGCAACACGCGCGTCGTCCCGGCCGGACTCGTGAACAGAACCAGCCCATCCTCCGACTCGCGCGAGAAGTCCTCGTCCAGCGGAATGAAGTTGCGACGGCCCTGGATGAACACCGACCGGCCCAACCGGCCACGGAACATCTGCGCGAACTCGCGCTCCTGGTCGTACGTCAGGTTCGGCGGCGCGTCCCGGTAGTCGAACTCGATCCGCTCCACCGGCCGTGCGCTGTCCGGCGACATCGACACGGCCTCGTCGCCGCCGTTCACGATCACGCCGTCGTAGCCGTCGGCCAGCAGCCGATCCGCGATCATCGCGTCCCGCTCGGGACTGATCGGCGACACGCCCCGCGTGCGCAGGTCGGCGACCACCGGCTCCACGTACCGCTCCCGGAAGTGATCGTCGTCGCGGCCGGTCACGTGCAGGGGCTTCTCGATCCGCAGCGCCACCGGCACCGCATCGCCGAACTCCGGATTCGAGTGCGTCGCCGCCCACACCCCGCGGCCCCACGGCGACCGGCCAGCCATCACGTCGATCCCGTGCGACTCGATGGCGGCCCGCTCGTCCTGCCGCACGCTCAGGTGCATCACACCCCGCACCGCCGACGAACCGAGCCAGTCCGGCACCTCGCTCTGCGGCAGCAGTTGCGAATCGCCGGTCGTCGCCAGCGGGTTCGGCACCGCCGGGTACTGCACCGCGCCCAGGCCCGCCCCGCGCAGGTCGGCCGCCTCGTAGCCGACCGCCTGCATATACGCCGTCACCGGGTCAGGCGTGTTCGCCGCATACACCGCCGCCTGGTACTTGTGCTCGTCGTCGCGGCCGGACGCCGGATCAGGCAGGTCCGCCGCCACGTCCCGCAGCGTCACGAGCCGCCCTTCCAGGTCGATCACCGAGTTCTGCCCGGCCGTCGCCGACGCCAGCGCGTTGAACGCGCCCAGCACCCGCGGCGCGTCCAGCGGGTCCGGCGTATATACGCTCGTCATCCGGCGCAGGTCATCGTCGTTCAGCTTCCGGCCGGTGCCGACCTGCGTGAACGCCACCGGCGCGCCGACGCCGACGCCCGGCGTCATCCCCTTGTTCGCGACCGACATCCGGCCAATCTCGCGCCGCAGGCCGGGACTCATCGGCACGCCGCCCTTCGCCGACCACAGCGCCATGTCCAGCGCCCGCTCCGGGTCGTCCTCGACCGCGCCCTCCCACTGATCGCCCAGCATCCGCGTCAGGAACGGCTCCACCGCACCGATGGCGTCCGCCCGCTCCGACGGCGTGAGCAGGTCGGCGCGGTACGTCGCCGCGTCCACCTCCAGCGCGTTCGGCAGGTCCTCGTCGTGGACGATGCTGACCTCGCCGAACGGCTTCCGCGTCTCGTCGAGCAGCGTCCGGTACGGCATCTGCGACCCGTCCGGCAGCGTCGCCATCTCGTCCTTGCCGACGTACAGCCGGTTGAACTCGCTCGTGCTGATCTTCAGGAACCCGTCCCGCGCCCGCTGCACCGCCGCGATCCGCGCCCGCAGCGTCTCCGAGGCGTTCGCACGGGCCTCCAGCAGCGCGTTGAGCCGCACTTCCTCGGATTCAAGCTCGCCCCTGTCCAAGTCCTGCCGTGCGCCCGTGCCGCGCCGCAGCAGCGCCCGGAGGTGCGCCAGCCGCTTGCCCGCATCCTCCGCCGACAGCCGCGCCATCTGGGGTGAGAGCATCAGCAGCAGCGCCTCGCGGCCAGCTTCCGCCTGTGACGCGAAGCCCGCGTCCTGCCACGTGCCCAGGTCGCCGGGCACCGGCGTCGGCAGGAACAGGTCAGGCCCGAGGCTGTGCGGCGTCACCTTGATCTGCCCGGCCCCCGGCTCGGCGCCCTTCGGGTCGCCCGCGCGCGTCGCGCCCGCCAGCCGCGCCTCGGTCATCCACACCGACCCGTAGTCGCCGCCGACCCGCACCGCCCGCACCGTGCCGTCCGCGTTCTCGTCGATGTCCTCGACGACGCCCTTCGTGCCCTCCCCGAAGTCCACCTCGTCGCCCACACCCAGCGTCTCGAACCCGCCCGTGCCCAACCACTGGAACGGCACCCGATGCACCGGCCCGCCCGGCTCGGCCGGGATCACCCGCTGCAAGTCCGACTCCGTGACGATCTGCCCCGTCTCCAGCACCCCGAACGGCACACCGCTGCGCTCGCCCGCATCGACCATCGGCACCGGCGTCCCGTCTCGCAACACGGCGATGGCGCCCAGCCCGGCCCGCTCGCCCTTCATCGTCCACGTCGCCGGACGAATCGGAGAATCCGGCGCCGCGCCGATCATCGGCACGTAGTCGGGCGTCACCTGCGTCGTGAAGAACGACGCCAACTCCACCGGCTCGCGCCCCGTCCGCTCGGACAGGAAGGCCGACCGCTCATCCGGCGACATCTGCGTCTTCATGTGCCACAGCAGCGCCGGACGATCCGCCACCGGGATGCCCGCCTCGTTCAGCAGTTCGTCGAGCGCCGCCCGGTAGTGCTCGTAGTAGCCGACCGAAGCGTCGTGCCGCGGGTTGTTCGCCATCCACTGCGCCACGTCCGTCAGCCCGTGATCGTCCAGCAGTTGGTTCACGACCGAACCGGTCACCTCGTCCGTCAGCGCCTCCTCCAGCGCCGCGCCCGGCTTCCTGGTGTCCACGTAGTCGCGCCAGTTCGTCGGGTTCACGCCGTGCAGAAGCTCGTGCACGACCGTCCTGTAGGCCCGCGCGGTCGTCGCCGGGAACGGGTCAGCCTCGCCCTTGTCCGCGCGCGCCAGCGCCGCCTCGATGTCCGCCTGCACCCGCGGCGCCACCAGCACGTTGCCGTCCCACAGGTGCACGCCCGTGTGATCGTGGAGCGACTGATCGAAGCCCATCGTCCCGTACGCCCAGCGCGCGTCCGTGCGCGCGGCGATGCCACCCACCACTGCCACCGCATCCTGAAGGAACTCGCCCCACGTCTTCGGCGCGTGCTCGACCCGGTGGAAGTCCTCCTCCTTCGGCACGAACGACCGCTCCACGAGCGCGTCCGTGACCAGGCCGTCCTTCGTCTCGACCGTCACCGTCGAGCCGTCCGTGTGCCGGTACGACGCCCACCCCTCGCCCGAGTCCGCGTGCACGAAGCCCGCGTCGCGCGCCACCGCATCGAGCACGTCCGCTGGCGTGCCCTTCAGCACCGCCTGCGGCGACCGGCCCGCGAGCACGTCGTGCACCATCTGCGCGTCAGCGGAGAACTTCGGTGGCGTGCCGACCGTCAGCCGCCCCGTCTTCCGCCAGTCGAGCACGTCCGGATGCGCCTCCGGTGCGTCCGGCGTCGAGATGAGCTTCCCGTCCCGGTACACGTTCGTGCTGTCCGGCGGACTCGTGAACGTGTGCCCGTCGATCACCCGCTGGAAGTTCCGGTGCTCCGGGACCGACACCCGGCGGCCACGCAGCCGCACCGTCCGATGACGGGGGGCACCGCGATCCTCTGGAACCAGGTCCCGTAGCACGCTCCCCGCTGCCCCCAAGCGACGTACTACGGCCCGGGTCGAAGGGATCGCGGCGCCACGGCGCGGACGGAACTGGCCGCCCTTCACCGTCCCCTTCGCGTAGCGTAGATCGTACGGGTGCGTGCGCGAGCGCGCCTCGACCAGCGCCAGGTACTCGTCCACCAGCGCCGGATCGACTTCCTCCAGTTGCCGCGCCTTCCGCGCAATCGCGTCCGCGCGTCGCATCGCGTCGGCCGGATCGGGCAGCGCACCACGCCGCAGCAGCCCTCGCGCCTGCGCCTCCGCGATCCCCAGCAGCCGACACGGACACCCGGCGTGCAGCGGCGGATGGTACTTCCGCAGCACCGCCCACGGCCACGCCTTCCCGCTCATCGCGATGCAGTCCGGCGTGTGCTGCCGCACAGTGTTCGACAACTGCCAGTAGGCGCCCTGCGGCGAGGATTCCTGGAGCCGCTTCATGTCTGCGAACCCCGCCAGCCGACCGGACAACGCCTGCCGTCGCTGCTCGATGTAGCGCCGCTCGCGATCCACGATCTTCTGGATCGCCTGCCGCCGGTCGCCCGCTTCCTCGATCCGCAGCGCCTTCGGCAGGTCGCGCTTCACCCGGCGGCTCATCTTCCGCATGAACTCCGCCTGGTAGCCACGCTCGCGGTCCAGCACCTCGTCCACGTCGGTCGGCTCCAACTCGGGATGCTGGCCCATCGCCGCGGCCACGGCCTCGGCGTCTGTCGTCTTCACCGCCGACACCGCGAGTGACTGGAGCACCATCGAAGTCGCCGCCGCCACCGTGTCCGCGCCGCCCGCAGCCGCCTTCGCGCCGACCATCAGCGGCATCGCCGCGACACCCGACACGCCCAGCGCCCCGAGCAGCCCCGACGCGGCCTGACCCGCGCTCGCGCTCGGCGGAGTCGGCTCCGTCGGCGGCGGATCGGCGTGCGTCTGCGGCTCCGTCGCCGTCGCCTCGGCAATCGTCCACGCCACGCCGCGCCGCGTCAGAGCGTCCAGCAACTCGTCGCCCGGGTCAGTCGGGAAGTCCACCCCGGACACGTCGCTCCACGCCACGCCGCCGTGCACGTGCGCCTCGGCCACCGACTCCAGCCCCGCGAACGGCCCGAACAGGCCGTCGTCGCCCGCGCTCGCAGGCGACGGATCGTTCACCGCCGACGGCTCCACCCCCGCCTCTTGCAGCACGAACGTCGTCCGCTCGCGCACCGCCGACTTCAGCCGCACCCGAATCTCGCCATTCGGCGGCGCGTCCGGCCGCTCCATCACCCCGTAGTGCGGACACCGATCAGGCCGCGCATCCGGGTCGATCCCGAACCACGCCTGCTCGATGTCTCGCAACACACCGCCGACCACCTCGCGGGCCGACTGGAACCGGCCCTCCGCGAGCGCGAACGCGATGGCGTCCTCGTCCACGTGCAGCACCGGCACCGCGCCGCTCGACCGACCGACCGACCGCTCCAGCCACTCGCGCACCGCCGCGTCGATCCGGCGCTCGCCGCGCTGCCGCGCGAACCCGTCCAGGCGCGGAGGCTCGGGCATCTCAGTCCTCGGTCACTAGCTCGACAGCCGCGATCCACGCATCGCGGAACGCCGGATCGGCCAGAAGCTCCGCCTCCAGCATCGACAGCGCCGACTGCTGCACCACGCGCTGCTCCGGCGGCGGCTGCTTCATCGGCGCGCCATACGGGTTCGTCGCCTGATCCACGCCATCGCCGCCGGTCGGCGCGCCCTCGCCCTGACTGTTCTGCTGCTGCTGATCCGACGGCGGCTGCTCCGGCGGCGCGCCCTGCGCCGCGGCCTGCGCCGCAACCACCGCCGGGTCCTGATAGCCGACCGGCAGGATGCGTTCCACCGCCTCTGCCGGGTCCTGCATCTCGAACGCCTCGCCGAGCGTGATCGTCAGCAGCGTCCGGCTCAACTCCAGGTTCGTGTTGTTCGGGTCGAACGTCCGCGCCGTGTTCGTCACCGCGCTCACCAGGTCAGCCATCATCCGCCGCAGCGCCGACGGCATCTTGAACTCGTAGCTCAGGTCGCGCTCCGTCTGCGTCTCGTCCTGATCGTCCGCCGCTTCCTGCGTCGCCGTCGTGGTCGTCGTGGTCGTCTCCGCCTCCGGCTCGATGGCCGCCAGCGCCGACCCCTCCGGCGTCGCGAACTTGTCCAGCCGTCCCACCTCGACGGCCCGCTCGATCACCCGGTCGATGAACGCCCGGTACAGGTTCTCGAACAACTCCTGCCGCGCCTCGACGTGCTTCAGCACCGGCAACTCCAGCGCCGTGTTGCCAGCCACAGTGCTCGCGCTCGCGTCGCCCAGGTAGTGCTGCGGCCAGCCGACCGCCGCGCTCACCTGCGCCCGGATCATCTGCGTGTCCTGGATGGCGTTCGCCGACCCCGAATCGAGCTTGAACGGCGCCGAGTTCACCGCGTCGTTCTCCAGCAGGATCGAGGCGTTCGCCGGAGGAATCTTCGCCGCGCCCGTGTCCGGGATCGTCGCCGCGCCCAACTCCGACCGCCGCGAGATGGCCTGCGACGCCAGCTTCGACAACTGGCCCGGCGTCGCCTTCGCGGTCTGCTTCATGATGTACGCCGCCGCCGCCTTCGCCATGTCCACCCGCGCAGCGACGACCTCGTTGTAGCCCGACAGCCACCGGAGCGTCCGCTGCATCGTCGGCACGCCGAACGCCATCTCCGACATCCGGTTCTGCGCGACGTGGTAGATGCGGCCCTCCGCCAGCTTCTCTGCGGGCGGCGTCGGGAACGTGACGCCTTCCTCTCGCAACACGCGCGGGTTCAGCCAGTGCTCGTAGTAGACGACCTTCTGGCCCATCCGCAGGTTCGACTGCTGATCCCGCTCGTTCGTCAGGCCGCCGCGGCCGCCGCTCGTGCCGCCCGCCGTCTTCAGCATGTCGTTCTTGAAGTCCCACTCCGCGTCGGCCTTCTCGACCACGTAGTAGAGGATGCGCATGGGGTTGTCCTGATCGCGCACCACGTCCACCACGCGGTCGTGCGGCATCACGGACACCTTCACCTTGCCGTCGTCGCCGCCGTCGAAGATCGTCAGGAACAGGTTCGACTGGAGCGACAGGTCGGTGCCCAGCGCCATCTGCGCCGCGTACGTCGTCAGCGCCGCCTTGTTGTCCACGTCGTCCCACGCCTCGTCGATCACGACCTGCACCTCGGGATCGCGCGCACGCGGGCGAGGCACGCCCCGCGCGAACGTAAAGTCGTTCTGCAGGTCCACCGCAGCGCCCGCCATCGGGTCGGTCCGCCACACGTCCCGCGCCGCGTGCGCCCACTGCCGCCGCGTCGCGATGGGCGCATCCGGCTGCCCCGTCCGGGTCAGGTAGTCGAGCGCCGTGTACCCGATCATGTCCAGGTCGCGCCGCGTCGCGCGAAGCTCGGTGACGGTCGCCTCGTGCAGCGCCAGGTCGTCCGTCGTGACGACCGCGAACCCGGTCGCCTCCCGAAGCCGATCAAGCAAACCCATCGACGCCCTCCCGTGACCGCCGGACGAGCTTCATCTTACGGACGACGGACATATCGTGCTCCCCCGTGACCTCCGTCCGACAGTTCTCGACCACTGCGCGGGGACCGTCGATCAGAAGTATCTGGAACAGACGCCGACCGTCCGTCAGATAGTCACCGACCATCGGCTCGTATCGACGGAGCGTTCCCTGGTCCGCCATGCGAGCATCATAGGCCGCTACACGTCCACCAGTTCAGTACGCCGCGCCGCCCACACCCGCTCCTTCTCCGCTTGCCACGTCGGGCACGCGCAGTAGTCGCCCAGGCAGAACGCCATCAGCGACCGCGGACTCGTCGCCGCCATGATCGCCGACCGCTCCACCCGGCAGTGGCAGCCGGACCCCGCCACCGCCTCGGCAATCGGCTCACCGGCGGGACAGCCCACCACGGGATCGAACACCCGTGGCAGGCCCGCCGTGATCCTCACGCGCGTGTCCGCCATCCGGCGGATGCTACCTACGTCAGCGCGAACTCGGGCGAACGGCCCCGCGACTCGCCCGTGCGACGCACCTGCTCGCGCCGCTCCAGCACCCCGAGCGCGTGCGTTGCGCGCGACCGCGGCCCGCCGATGCGACGGCTAATCTCCGCCTTCGTCATCGGCCCTTCGCCGGTCAGCAGTTCCGCCACCTTGTCCGCGAAGTCCGGCTCGTCGCGCCGCTGGCCGACCGCCGGGTCGAGCGACTTCAGCGCCGTCTCGATCCGCCGCAGGTCGGCCTTCGCAGCGTCCAGCCGCTCCATCAGCGCACGCACCTCGTCGTGCTTCTCGTCGCGCGCAGCGACAAGTTCCGCGGTCGCTGTATCCATCCGCGATCCGGCCATGTTGAAGCTCCCTTGCACTCGGGGGTTCGTCGGCACGAACCCAGTACGCGAAGATTACCAGCCCGGTGTCGGTATGTGCCAGCCGCTAGCGCGACCCGGCGACCGCTTCCACGTCACCGTCAGCCATGAGCAACTGACGGTCGAGCGACCGGATCGTGCGCGAGCCGGTGCGCTTCTCAGCACACTCCGGTCCCAGCCCGCGCTCGATGGACTCGATGTCGGTCAGTTGCGCGCCGCACCGGCCGCACCGCGCCGCTTCGACCGCCTCGACCGTGCCGTTGCTCGGCGTCGGCACCTCGCCCGTCCAGGCGTACTGGAGCGCCGCATGCGCCGCGTACCGGATCAGCGGCCGATGCCCGCGCTCGTCCCGCCCCTCGAACGCCTGCCGCGAGAGCAGGTTCAGGTGCAGGCACGTGATCGGCTGCACGCCGTTCGCCCAGTCGGCCGACCCGTGCACGCTCACGCTCAGGTTCCGCGAACCGTCACGGCCATGCCACTGCCGGATGGCGAACGTCTCGTGGTAGCGGCGGCCTCCGTCAGCCTGCGCCACCGTCACGGTGACGAGGACGACGCCCTTCCGATTATCGGACTGGGCGAGTGCCGCCAGTTGCCGACCGACGCGAGTGTCGGTGTTGATCGGGAAGTCGTAGAACACGGCTACCTCTCATCGCTCGGCCAAGCGTAGCACACGTTGTGTGTCTCAGAGGGGTCAGCCGAAGGCGCCGAGGGGCATACGCACCCCTCGACGCCCGTGTGGCTCCACGCCTGCCTCCTGCCACGGAAGGCCGACAGCCCAGTGTAGACCGCCTACCCCCCAACGGTCCCGCCCGCGGACCATTCCCAGCGAGTCCAGGCCGCGAGTCCCTACTAGCCGTCGAACGGTACTACCGCTCGGCCGCGTCTGCCGGATGCGGCATCTCGCGCTCTGCCACCCACACCACACGCCGCTTCGGTATCCGGTTCGCAACACGCACCTCCCGCAGCACCGGCCCCCACTGCGGCACCAGGTGCACGGCGTCCTTCGCGTCCAGCGACACCTCCCACAGGTCCCACCAGCCGTACGGCGAACCGAACGCCTGCGCCGACAGCCGCCACGCTCGCACCGGCGTCGGACCCAGGCAGATCATCTGCTCCCAGTCCGTCACCGCCATCACGCCGCCCGGCGCCGTCGGCCGCTTCCCGGGCACCAGCCCGAGCCGCGTGATCCCCGTCCGGCGCTCCCGCGGGGACCAGTGAAAGAGCACGTCGAGGATCACTCATCCGAGCTTATACGGCGGCCGCCCGGTCGCCTGTCAGCCGTCGCCATGCCGCCGCAATCCCGCCCGCCACGAACACCGCCCGCGCCTGCTCCTCCACCGTCAGATGCGGCAACAGGTCAATCGTCCGGCGGTCATACGACCGGTGATGCGTCACGCACAGCGGCACCACGTCCACCGGGTTCACCCACAGCGTCTCGTCGCCCAGCGTGCGCGGCCCGTCGTGCTCGCGGCCGATCAGGTGCGCAGCCTCCACCTTGCCCTTCCGCTTGCACGCCCGACACCGACCCTCCGCCTTGCACTTCGCCAGCGCGTCCGACCAGTCCCGCTCCACCCGCACCCGCTTCATCGCCGACCGCTTCAACGGCGTGTTGCGAGCGGGCGGCCCGGACCGCTTCATCGCCGCCGTCGGAAGTCCGCCGCGTAAGGGCACTCGGCGAAGTGAGTCACGTACCGCAGCGCGCCCGCCGGAGCCGCCTCGCCCTTCTTCAGCACGTGCGCGAGCGGCGGCCGGGCGCCATCCGCGGGCAGGATGATCACGTTCCCGTCCGGCACCGGCTCCGGGTTCAGCGGCATCATCCGCGGCGGCGCGGCCTGCCACCCCGTCTCGGTCGCGTAGAACTTCACCGGCGCGCCGCACTTCGAGCACTGATTGACCGGCGCCATCACGCAGCCCGGCCGCGGCACACCCCAGCCCGCGGCTCCATCCGCACCCGGCGTCGGACGCCACCGCCCCTCTCAGCGCCCCCGGCACGGCACGACACGACGCGATCCGCCGCACGCTGCCGAACCCCTGTCTCCGCCGGGCGGCGCTCACGCGCCCGCCTACGCGCCTCGCGCGCGAGCCGTCGAAGCTCCGGCAGCAGCCGCTCGACCACGCGCTTTACCGCCGCCGCGAACTTGCGCACCACGCCAGCCAGCCGCTCCATCGCACGCCGGAACCGCTCCATCATCTCGATCAGGTCGTCGGACACGCTGCCCCCTCGGTCAAGGATAATCAGCCCCGCCGCAGGTCACGACTTCCGCCTCCGCCGCCTGCGCGCCTGCACCATGTCCGACGCCAGCTTCAGGCGCGCGTGGTGCGGCTGCTCCATCAGCAGCCGCGTCGGGCCGATGCACTTCACGCCGCTCGCAACACCACACACCGGGCAGGCCGCGCCCTTGACCGCGAACTCCGCCGTCTTCTCGTCCATCAGAACCGATTCCCAGGCACGAACGCCGCACCCGGCAGCAACTCCGACATCGGCCGAAGCGCAGCCTGCGGGACGAAGAACGCCGGTCGGCCCTTCCTCGCCGGATCGCCCCACCACCGCGTCTGCTTGCCGTTGGCGCCGTGAATCCAGCCGACCATCGTCAGCGTCGGCGGGGTGCCCGTCACGAGCACGAACGTCCCGTCTTCCGGATCGCGGGCGGTGTCGTGCAGGATCAGCCGTCCGTTCGCGTAGGTCGTGCTCCGCACGTGGATGTTCGGGAACACGTCCGGCGCGCCGGTCACGCGCTCCAGCACCGCGTACCAGTGCCGCCCGAGCGTCCGCGAGACGACGTACTCCGCCGCGGCGCCCAGAGCGTGGTTCTCGGTCGGATCGCGCGGCGGCGCGCCGTACGGCTCAGGACGGCCCTTCTCGACCGCCGCCTGCTGGCGCAACACACCGACGTACGCCACGTACCGCATCTCGATGCCGGACAGCCCGACCCGCATCAGTGCCGCCGCCGGTTCGACTCGACCGCCGTCGCCACCGCGTACACCGACTTCACGTCGTTCGGCCGCGACCGCGCAGGCACCAGCGCCGCCCGCCGCGCGTGCACCTTGTCCGCCCGCTTGTCCTCGCAGCCAATCGAGCAGTATTCGCCGACCCGCGCATGGCACGTCGGGCACGAGAACGACAGCGCGTCCGTGTACCGGGCGCGACTCATGCCGCCTCCGCCTGCCGCTCGGCCATCCGCGCCACCAGGCTCGCCATGATCGACTCACCGCTCGCGCCGACCGTGCCCGAGTTCACCGCGTCGGTCACCGCCCGCTTCGCGTCGATCAGGTCCGCCATGTCCAGGTCGAACGTGTCCTCACCCAGCAGGTAGTAGCTGGAGATGCCGTGCGCGTCGTTCAGGCGCCCGTAGGCCCGGCCCTCGGCCTGATCCACGTCACCCGGCCGCCAGGGAAGCTCGACGAACGCGACGTGATGCGCCGCGGTGATCGTCAGGCCGACACCGCCGACACTCAGCGAGATGACGATGAGCGGCACGCTCGCGTCCTCCTGGAACCGGCGCACCTGCTCGTCGCGCACCTGCGGCGCGTCGTCGGCCAGCACCCGCGCGGCCGTCGGGAAGGCGTCCAGCAGCGCCCGCTGCACGTCCACGTGCCAGGTGAACAGGATCAGCTTCTCGCCCTGCTCGACGAACTCCGCCGCCCACTCCTTGACCGCCTCGATCTTGCCCTCGCCGGTCAGCCGCCGCAGCGCAGTCATCCGGCGCAGAGCCTCCGCCGACTCAGCCCGCTTGCCCACCTCGTCGGCGTGCTTCTTCACCGCCGCCTCACGCTCGGCCTTCGACAGCCCCGCCAGCGTCGCCCGGAACGCGGAGTCCGCGGCCGCCTGCGTCCGCGCCCACTCCACCACGTCCTTCTCCGCCCGGCGATACTCGGCCCGGTTCGTGATCGGCAGCAGCACCGACTGGCGCTGCACTGGCGGAAGCTCCGTCAGCACGTCGCGCTTGTCGCGCCGCACGTAGCACACCTCGCGCAGCCGCTCGTTCAACTCGTCCAGGTGCGACGCGCCCGACACGTCCCAGTGCCCAAGCCCGTCCACGTGCCCGTCGCAGTAGCGCCGCTGGTAGTACCCGCTGCCGCCAAGCTCCCCGATCCGGCCCAGGATCGAGAGCGGCGACAGAAGCTCAATCGGCCGGTTCAGGATCGCCGTGCCGGTCGCCATCAGCCGCAGCTTCGCGAGCCGCGCGATGCTACCCGCGGCAATCGTGCGCTGTGCCTTCGGGTTCTTCAGATAGTGCGCCTCGTCGAAAATGACGGCGCCCAGCTTCGTGCCCGTGAACCGCGGCAGCACCTTCTTCAGGATGTCGTAGTTCACGACCATAAAGTCGGCCGTCGTGTCGTTCAGCGTGATCGTCCGGCGCCCACCGCCCGCCAGCGCGTGCTTCCGGAAGCTGCCCGCCTTCACCTCGCCCTTCGAGTCGAGCAGCGTGATCGACCGGCCCGGCAGCCACAAGTCAAGCTCGCGCAGCCAGTTGATCTTGACCAGGTTCGGCACCACGATCAGCGCCGGGAAGGCGTCCGCCGCCTGCACCGCCAGCATCGTCTGCGGCGTCTTGCCCAGACCCATCTCGTCGCCGATGATCCCGCGGCCGTCCGCGTGCTCCAGCAGGTAGCGAATGCCCGCCTTCTGGAACGGATGCAGCGCCAGCCCCTCGCGGATGCCCGCGATATCCAGGTCGGCGTCAAGCGCCCGGCTGGCGTCCACCTTCGCGCCGCGCACCGCGTCCGCAGCCTCCACCGCAGCGACCAACTCGGGCGCCACCGTGAAGCCCTTCGACTCCAGTTCGACCAGCTTCCGCGCTCGCGCCAGCGGCACCTCCCAGCGGGTCGCGCCGCGGTTGAACGTCGCGCCCGTGATCGTCCGCATGATCGCCACGATGTCCGCCGCGTACGGGAAGAACACCAGCGCCTTGTCGCCGTCAAGCTCGACCCGGCACGGCGGCTTCGCAGCCTCCGCCTCAGCCCACTCCGCGAACGCCGCCAGCGCGTGCCGAGCACCATCGCTCATGGCCGCGCCGAACCGCTCCGCCCACACCGCCAGCACCGCCGCGCCCGCCGGGCGAACGATCCACCGGCGCAAGTCGCGGTCCCACGCCCGCGCGTCCTTCGGCACCTCGCGGATGCCCGCCACCATCTCGTCGTCGTACGGGAACCGGACATCGAAGTCGTCGCCGCTCATCACGATCCGCGGCTGATTCGCCGTCCGCCGCTCCGCCGCGCGCTTGTGCACCCGGTACGTGTACGCGAACTCGCGCGCCGCGCCTCGCGCCTCGTCGGACGCCAGCGGCACCTGCGGCACCGGGATCGCGTCGAAGTCGATGCCGTAGCCCGCAAGCTGCCCGCGGTACTTCCGCAGCATCACCCACGCGCCGTACTCGACCTCCGCGCCCCACGTCGCCTGATCGGTCGCCGCGAGCGCCTGTCCGATGTACGTGTCGGCCTTGTTGAAACCCTGCCCGTTGAGCGCCGTTGCGAAGTCGCCGTCGCGTGCTGCAAGCGCCTGCGCCGCCCCTACGAGAGTCGGTTCCGTCTTCGTCGCCATCTCAGCACCCGTCCTTTCCGCGGGTCTTCCCGCACACGAACCATAGCACACTTTGCGTGTATCTAGCGGCCCTGACTGCCCGCCCCACGGCATGGGGCGGGCATGGTCGGGAGGTGCGTAGGAACGTGTTGCGAGGATACCCGGTTTGCGCCCGGGTCACTCGCCCTTCGGCCCAGCTTCGGGTGACTTTCCGCCCGCGCGTCCCAGCAGATAGCCCGACCCCAGCCCGAGCACGCCCGCGAACATCGTGCCGAACCCGCTGATCATCCGCGACGCGATCACCTTGTCGCCGACCAGCGCCACGACCATCATCCCGACTCCGTACAGCAGCAGCAGCAGCACCATCCCGCGCACGAACCGCAGGAACAGGGAGTCTTGTTCGCGGCTCACGACGCAAGCATAGACCCCCTGGAAAGTGCCGGTTTCTGTCCGTCTGACAGACGCAGAGAGGGGAGCGACGACCGGCGCGGCCCAGCGGCGGCTAGGTCGGCCGCCGCCACTCCCCGACACACGATGCTACCCGAGCATGACGACGGGGCGCCCATCTGGACGCCCCGTCTCGCGCATTCATCCCCAGCAAGGTGTTCGCCGAGTTTACAGGTACTCGCGGCGGTACTTCTTCTCCGCCTTCGCCTGCGCCGTCTCGCGCACCGTCTCGGCCGTCTCGCCCGTCTTGAAGACGATGGCCTCGATCAGCTTCTCCGCGTCGGCCTGGTACTCGGCGATCAGCCCGCTCAGGTGGGTCGCGCCGCGCTGGTGGCGGTCGGAGTTCAGCACGATCACCTGGAGCAGCGCGCTGGTCAACTCGTTGCGCGCCGTGACCAGCGTGGCGACCGTCGTGTACCGGAGCCGCAGCGTCGTGCCGTCCGGGTTCGTGATCGCCTTCGCCGCCTTCGCGTCGGCCTTGGCCTGCTTCTCAGCCTGCTTGGCCGCGGCCTCGTCGGCCGTCAGCCGCTCCGTGCGGGTCAGCAGCCCGGCCGCCTTCAGCCGCGCATACTCGCTCGGCGCGTCCGGGAAGCAGACCGTGCACGCCTTCTCGCCGCAGTCCGCGACCATCGCCGCCTCGTCGCAGTCGGCCAACTCGACCAGCCAGGCGTACTGCGTCGTCGCGTAGCAGGTCGTGCAGTCCGTCCCGCGGTGCACGTGGCCGTTGCCGTTCGTCACCAGGAAGTACCGGTTCCACTGATCGACCGCGTAGCGGGCCTGGTAGGGCGCCGCCGCCTCGCGCAGCCCGGCCAGCGTCTCGCGAAGCTCCGCGATAGCCGCCTCGCCGCGCTCGACATCGTACGGGCGCGCCTCGCGCCCGCGCGGGTTCATGAACTTCTGCCAGCCCGCGATGGACGCCTCGGCCTTGGCCTGCGCCGCCCAGTTCTCCGCGAGGAACGTGTCCACCTCGACCGGAGTCATCGTCGCCACGTAGGTCATCTCGTCGCGTCCTTTCCGCGGGGTCCCTCCCCGCACACAGAGAATAGCACACTCCGTGTGTATCTACGCAGTCGCGACGGCGGCGCCTGTCATGGCCGCCGCCATGATGCTCATGAGCGTCCCCCGCGGAATCGAGTGCGACCCGTGCATCGGCACGATCACCTTCCGGCCGCCGCCCGGCGGCTCGAACACCGCGTGCGACCCCTTCTGACCGACCTTCGTGAAGCCCGCCTTCGTGAGCATCTTCCCGATCTGCTTCGGCGTCATCGCCGGGAACCGCGAGCCGACGAACCTCCGCGGCTGGCCCGACTCGATGAACCGGCCCGAGTTCGGGTCGGTCGGATGTAGCGCCTTGCTCCACGGCACGTGCGGGCCGCGCGCCTCCATGATCCGGGCCGCCCGCAGCGCGACCGGCCGCGTCAGGCCGCGCGCCTCGAACCGCGCCACGAGCGCCCAGAACGTCACGCGCCCAGTCTACGCCGTGCGAATCGCCTCCGCCGTGCGCAGCGCGAGCGCCGCCAGTGTCAGCGTCGGGTTCGCCGTCCCCACCGTCGGGAACAGCGAGCTACCGGCGATCCACAGGTTGCGCACGTCGTGCGACCGGCCGAACCCGTCCGTCACCGAAGTCGCCCGGTCGGCACCCATCTTCGTCGTGCCCATCAGGTGCCCAGCCCCGAACGGGAAGCCGACGTGCGTCCGCTCGGTCGCGCGAAGCTGATCGAACAGCCGCTCGTGCAGCACCGCCGCGTCCGCCATCCCGTCCCGCACGTACTGGCCGATGGTGAACGCGATCCGCGGCCGCGGCAGCCCGATGGCGTCGAGGTGCGCGAAGTCCGGCGTGATCCGGTTGGCCGGGTTCGGCAACTGCTCCATCAGCGACGCGAACCGAATCTCGCGGGCCACATGATCGTGCCACCGCTTCGCCAGCGCGTTGCCGCCCTCGCGCAAGTCCACGAACGGCTGGCCGTCCGGCTGCGACGTGAACTCGAACGTCGGGTCGCCAATCGGGAACTTCCAGCCGTCGTTCCCCACCTCCACCCGGAACGCCGACTTCTGGCCGCGCGTCGGCGCCTGCCGCGGCGACTCGATCCCAGCCGTGCTCAGTGGCCCGCGCTGCGGGAACACCGGGTCGGCCGACAGCGCGTACGACAGTTGGATGGGGTGATCCATCAGGTTCCGGCCCAGCATCCCGGACGAGTTGCCGACCCCGTGGCCGCCGTTCGCGGCCAGCATGATCTTCGGCGTCTCGACGGCGTTCGCAGCCATCACCACGACGTTCGCGAGCACCGTCACGTCCGCCCTGTCCGGCTGCCGGTACACGACCCCTCGGGCGGAGCCGTCCGCGTTCAGCAGTACGTCCCACACGACCGCGTTGAAGATCAGCTTCGCGCCGCGCGCGGTCGCCTGGTCGAGGTGGATGAGCGCGTCGTACTTCGCGCCGACCGGGCAGATCGGGATGCAGTTCGAGCAGCCCTCGCACCGGTCGCGATTGTTGAAGCCCTCTGTGTTGCGAGCCTGCGGCGTCGCCTCCACCCGGAACCCGATCTTGCGCGCCGCCGTGTCGATCACCTTGTCCAGGTAGCTCGTCGGCACCGCCTCCATCGGGAAGCCCGCCGACCGCGGCGATCCCTGCGGCGCGTTGTCGTTCCCGGCCACGCCAATCTCGTGCTCGGCCTTCACGTACCACGGTTCCAGGTCGTTGTACGCGAGCGGCCAGTCCGCGCCCACCCCGAACAGCGACTTCATCCGGAAGTCCGACGGCAGCAGCCGTGGCGTCGTCCCGAGCCAGTGCCACGTCGTGCCGCCCACGATCCGCTCGTAGGTCGAGCCGAACGGGTCCGGCCCATCCTGGATGAAGTAGCCGGTGCCCGGCACGCCAATCTCCAGCACCGTCGGATGCGGCGCCCACGCCGTGTTCGGGTACGGCGACTCCGGCACCTTGGCCGTCGCCGCACGGAACACCTTCACCGCCGCCGCCCGGTCGATGGGCGGCCCGGCCTCCAGGATCGTCACCTTGCGCCCGGCCTTCGCGAGCTTCGCGGCGATCAGCGCACCGGCCACGCCGGAGCCGACCACCGCCACGTCTGTGCTGATGGTCGTCACGACGGCCGATCCTCCCACTTCGGGAACCCGAGCTTCGTGCTGGACGGCTGTGCGAAGTCGTCCACCGACGCCCACGCGAGCGCGCCCACGTAGTCCGCCGTCTTGTTGCTCACCAGCCCGCTGTACCAGTAGACCAGCACTTGCTGTGCCGTCGCCGCGTTGCCCGGATCGTTCAGCGCCCCGGATGCCAGGATGCCGTTGAACGTGGTCGGCGGATGCGCGGAGCGCACCGTCGCCTGCACGAGCTTCAGGATCGCCGCAGGGTCGAGCGCCGCCAGGTATTGCGCGCCCACCGTGCGGCTCAGGTCGAACTCGTCATCGGTCAGCGCCTCGGACAGAGCCATGAACTCGTCCAAGGTGACGGGGCCGGTAGCTGTCCGGGCCATGCTCGGCCAGGCAGCGAGAATCGCACCGGACGCGACCCCCACCAGTGCCCCCCGGCGGGTCGTCCGTGTTGTGTCCATGCGTCGATGCTACATGGCGGAGAGCAGGCAGAATCGGGCAGTTACTCGGCCAGCCGCTTCAGCGCCTCCGCGTGTTCCGTCGCAATCTTGCGGATAGCTTCGGACGAAAGCATCCGGCCCTCGTGCGGCTCGGGCGGCATCTCGACCTTCCACTTCTTCGCGAACCGCTCCGCACCGGCGCGGTCGGTGATCCGCTGCATCGACTGCGGATAGCGCAGCCGCGAGCCGGTGTAGTACCGGTCCCACGTCCACGAGATGCGGAACGTGTCCGGCCCCATGTGGCGGATGCGATGCCCGTACGACGACGACCGGTAGCGACTCACGACGACACCGCCACCGGACGGTACTCCAGGACCCGCGTTGCGAGCACCTGCGTCGTGTGGCTACACACCTCGGAGTGGAGCTTCGCCGCGGCCCGCACGTAGCCGAGCGTCAGCGGCGCCGAGTCCTCGTCCGGGAACCGCCAGCCGCAGCCGTCCTCGCAACACACCGCCACCGCTCGCGCCCGGCCGACCCGGACCCTCTCGACCGTCGTCATCACTCGGCCGCCTCGCGCTCGCGCGCCTCGAACTCCGCGCGCAGCGTCACGTACGCATCGCCTCGCGCCTTCGCCATCGCCTCGCACAGCATCAGGTGAACCTCCTGCCCGAGCGCCGTCAACCGCTGCTTGTTCGGATCGTGCGGCACCGCCTCCGTCAGCGGCGAATGCACCAGCCACCGTTCCTGCTCATCCTCCGGCCGCTGGCTCCGGGGCAGGAACATGCCGCTGAACCCGGCCGCGAACAGTTCGCCGATTAGCTCACGCCGCCGCCGCATTTCCCGCTCGTGCGCGCTCATCTCTTGCCCCTTCCCGCGGGGATCGCCCCGCCATCGTTCAATCGTCCTCGCCTCGCAACACGCGAGCGGTCGCCACGTTCCGGGCGACACCATCCCAGCCCTCGACCACCCGCAGGATGTCGTCCGGCCGGAACCGGATGATCCGGCGCGACTTGTCCAGCGCCACCTCGACCGTCGAATCCTCGCGCACGCCCGTCACGACGCCGTACCGGTCGCCGCGCATCCAGTGATCCGTCGCCGGGTGCAACTCGACCCGCTGACCCACGCGCGGGGAGATGTAGACCGCCTCGCGCAGCCGCTCGTGGCAGAGTCCGCCGTCCTTACTCGGCACCGCGCACACCAGCGGCCCCGTGGGGCCGCCGTAGCGATAGCCGACCTGCGGCCCATGCGTCGGACAGATCATGTCGCCGCCCTCCAGGCGCGCCGGTCGCGCTTCGTGTAGCCCTTGCCCTTACCGCGCACGCCGCCGCGCAGCGCCTCCCGCTTCGCGAGCGCCAGCGCGTACTCGTCCCGCAGCACCCGCCGCGGCAACGTCGTCGTGATCGTCGTCTTTGCCATCACCAGCCTCCAGTCTGCTCGGCGTACCACTCCGCCCCGAAGGGCATCAGCGCCTCCTCGCGGTCGCGCCGGTCGGCCTCCACCTGCTCGCCCCAGGCCGCAGCCTCGACCGCGTAGAACGAGCGCACCGTGCGCTTCACGTCGCCCGCGAAGTCCGGCTCGTCGTTCGTCGAGTCGAAGCCGCTGTCGGCCTCGCACTCCAGCGCGAGCAGCGCCGCCGCGTCGAACGTGTCGGCCGTGGCGAACACCTCTGCGTGCGACTCGAACTCGCCCGTGTAGTAGCTCGTGTAGGTCGTCTCGATCACGAGAGCAGCCATCGTGCCCGTCCTTTCCGCGGGTTCTTCCCGCACCCGGAGTGTAGCAGGTCTAGCGCACGTTGTGTGTATCTGGCAGGTACAGGCCGCTCGGGTTCCGGTCGGTCAGCATCCCCACGATGTCGATGGGAATGATCCCGGCCAGCGTCGCGCCCGGCACCGACGGGTGCGGCGTGTCGCACATCGCGCCCAGAATCTCGCCCGCAGGCCAGCCCTGCACCGGCGCGTGCGCGAGCATCGACCAGCCGCTCACGTCGAGCGGCCCGAGCAGGTCGAGGAAGCTCCGCGCGCGGTCCGACCACGGCGTGCTCGGCGTCAACTCCACCGCCGGGCCGACCGCCTTGTGCGGACGACCCCACTGCCAGATCGACCCCCAGCCGAACGGCAGGTGCCGACCGTCGCACATCGTGCCGACCCAGATGCCCTCGACCGCCGCGTCGTAGCTCCACAGCGTCGGGTCGATGATCGTCGCGTCCCGGTCGTAGCAGTCGTCGCCGACCACGATCCACGAGTGCTGGCCGCCGACGCCGACGCCCATGCCTCGCGCGACGCGCGCGCGGAAGCTCGCCTCCCGCACGACCTTCAGGCTCGCCGCGTGACACTGCGCCGCCCACCCGTCGAGCGGCCCCAGAATGCGCGCCGCCTCGGCCACCATCGCGTCGGTCGTCACAGCGTCCCACCCGGGCACACGAGCATGTCGTTGATCCGGTGCGGCCCGCCGCACTCATACGAGCCGCACCACTGCACGCCCTGCTCCGACCAGCCGGGCGACGCCCCCGGCACCGCCAGCCCGCGCTTGCGGCACTCGCGCACCGCGTAGCCGTACGACTCGACGGCCTCATCCACGGCGACCTGCGCCGCCGCCAGTCGGTCGATGGCCTCGGCCAGGAGCCGCGCGCGCACCTTCGCCGCCGTCTGCGGCGAGCCGTTCGGCGCGATGCTCATGTCTCGGGTCATGCTCCCTCGTCTCTCTCACGGGCGCACTGCGTGCAGACGCCCAGCTTGTAGTCCGCCGTCTCGTCCACCTCGGCCAGATAGCGCACCCGCAGGCACACGCTGCACTGACCCATCGGCCAGAAGTCCTCCGCCAGCCCGACCAGTTCCTCGCACAGCGCCACCTTCGGATCGTCCATCCGGACGCACACCAGCGTCCGGGCGCCGAACGTGACGACGTTCACCACGTGCCCGGTGTCGTGCGTGCCCTTGTCGCGTACCTGATCACCCACCTTCACTGGAACGACCTCCTCGGATCGTCGCTGCCGTACGGACTGACCGCCGGGGACCCCGGCACCTCCGGCCACCGCGGCTCGTGCTCCGGGCAGCACAGCACCTTCGCCTTGCTCGTCTCGTCCTGCACCCACTCGCCGTTCACGCAGCGAGCGCGAACGAGGCGCCACCCCTCGGGGTAGGCGCCGCCGTCCGCCATCGTGCCGACCACCGGCCCGACGTGCAGACCCGGCACGCAATACGCGCGCACCGGGAGCCGCCGACTCGGCGCAGGGCGCCGGGGGATCACAGGTTCACCCCGGGCCACTCCGGCACGTCGAAGCTGTCCGGGTGGCAGTTCGCCCAGACGCCGCCGTAGCCGCTGTCCCAGATGCTCACGAACGGCGACTCGTTGACGCCGTTCTCGAACGCGGCCACGACCATCCCGGTCGTCTTCGTCAGCCCCGCCGCGGCGACCGCCCGGTCGCACAGCGTCCACGTGCTGGCCCACGACCTGCCGTCGCGGTCGCTGATCACGACCGGCACCACTTCCATCTCCAGCGCCGGGGTGCACACCATCGCGGCCACCGTCGTCATCACCGTCGTCATCTCAGTTGCCCCCTCGGTAGAAGTCAGCCGCATCGGCCAGGAACCGGGCGCGCTCGTCCTCGCCCATCGTGCGCAGCAGGTGGAACGTCTCGACTTCCTCGTTCGCCGTCACCCGCCCGCCGTGGTAGTACCGGACGACCGCATCGCGCATCGCCCACTGCGACCGCGGCCGCAGATTCGTCGGCACCATCAGGTACGCCGTCTCCAGCGCCGCCGTCAGGCCCGCGTGATCGTCGCGCGTCAGGTCAGCCGCCACGTCGAGCGCCCGCGCCAGCCGGAGGTTCGCCCTCATCGGGCACCCCCTCCGGCCAGCCACGCGACCGCCTCGCGCTTCGTGTCGAACCAATCCAGCACCTCGCCGTCAGCGACGCGCACCGCGCACCAGCCGTCGTCGTCGCACCCGGCGTTCACGCCCAGACCGTCGCGCTCGTCGGCCGTCACGTTCCCGGTCACGTCGCGCTCGACCCGGAACTTGCCGTCCAGCGTCTCGTAGACGCCCGGCGCTACTCGCTTCATTCGCATCTCGCGTCTCCTTTCCGCGGGGCCTTCCCGCACACCCATTGTACCAGGTATCGCACACGACGTGTGTATCAAGCGTCGCGGTACAGCACCGACCCGTCTGACCGCTCGCACACCCACCGCCCGTCCTTCCACTCCCACAGCCGATAGCTCGTGGACGGGTGCCAGTCAGGACGAATCTCGCGCAGCCGCCGGTGCAGCCGGAGCGACGCCACCGACCGGCTCTCGGCGTCCAGAGTCACCTCCGGAAGCCCCGAGCCGGGCGGCGGCTCGCACAGCCACAGCCGCGTCATGCCATCGACGCAGCGATGAACGCCGACGGGTCATCGGCCAGCTTCGACAGCGAGTCGCGCACATCGCACCACGTGCCCCAGATCGCCCACCAGTTGTCGTCGGCCGACTCGTTGTTCGTCGGATCATTCGGACGCACCGAAGCCAGCGTCTCGGCCACCCTCGACTCGGCCATCCCGGCCGTCTTCTCGCAGTTATCCATCACCCACCTCCCTCCCAGGTGTAGTCCAGGTCGGACTTCGCCTCGCCACCGGCCAGAATGGCCTCGATGAGGCTCATCGACGGGGCATCCAGGATCAACTCGTAGGTCACGTCGCCCACCGGGGACACGACCGTCTCGCCGTCCTCGTTCTCGGTGCTGTTGAAGCTGACCGGCCACACGACCTTGATCGCCACCGGCGCGCCGAACAGCCCGCTGAACAGGTTCGTTGCCTGCTCGATCCGCTGCTGCGCCGCGTGCGCCTCGTCCGCGTCGGAGAAGTAAAGCCTGAACTCGGCCATTACCGTGACATCCGGTCGTAGTCGGCCCACGTCTCGTAGCGGTCGTGGAGGTCCACCACGCGGTCGCGGACGCCGGTGATCTTCGTGACGGCATCGCAGAACCGCGAGTCCGACGTGCCGACCACCGTGCCGCCGTACATCGGCCCGGCCGCGCCCTCCGGCGCCGCGGTGCCGATCATCGGCACCCACCAGGTCGCCACCTGCATCGCGGGCACGATCCGTGCCGTGCCGCGCAGGTTGCCGTCCACGAGCATCACCGCCGGAGCTTCCGGCGACGGCTCGTGCGGCCCGTCCACGTTCACGACGGTCACTTCGTCGGCCGTCTCGGAGATGCCGCCAGCCGAGTACGACTGGCCCTTGTGCTTGTAGATGTTGGCGATGAGTCCCATCGCGCTCCTTTCCGCGGGGTCTTCCCGCATCCGCAGCATAGCAGGTAAAGCACACGCCGTGTGTATCAGTAGTCCTCGGGGTCGTCCTCCGCCTCGTCGTCGAACACCTCGAACGCCGCGTCGCCCATGTTCGGCCCGGCGTGGTAGCCCATCGACGCCGGATCGCCCACCTGCGACCGCTCGAACTCCAGATGATCCTCCAGCGGCACAACCTCCGTCCGCTGCGCGCCCGCCACGACCGCCTGCCGGTACAGCCACATCTCCGACGCCACCAGGTCGTACACCTCCGCCTGCGCGTAGTCGTCCGGCCCCGTCTTCTTGTAGCCCACGACCACCTTGTCCACGTCGTCGATGGTCGCGTGCCGCACCAGCGCCCGCATCTGCGCGCCGTACCCCTCCGGCAGGTCCACCGGCAGCCAGTTCCGCTGCTCGCGCATCACCGCCATCATCGCGTCGATGGCCTCCGTCCGGCGGATCGACACCGTGCGTGTTTCCTCCCGCACGACCATCACCGCGCCGTCCTTCGGCGCCGAGTAGTTCACCAGGTAGACGATGCCCGGGAACTGATTCGCCAGCCCCATCGCCATCCGGTGCTCCGGCAGGTGATCGACGCACGCCATGTTCACCCGGAACTCGCGCATCTTCTCGGCCACCTCGTTGAACGAGTCGCACTCGCCGATCCACAGCGCCCGCTTCACACCGTCGCCCAGGTGCTCGCTGATCCGCACGTTCAGCGCCCGCGTGGACGCCACGTCCACGCCCATCGTGACCAGGTTCACGCCGCCGTAGCCCGTCTCCATGTAGTAGAAGCCGCCCGCCGACTGCGCCGCTTGCAACACCGCCGACGTGAGCCGCCCTTCCTCCGGCGCGTATTCCTCGGCCAGGTCCTTGTTGTGGAACGTCGTGACCTCGTAAGGCCGCGTCGCCTTCGACGCCTTCACGATGCTCGCCAGCGCGCCGTTCTCGTTCGTCGCAACACGCGGCACGATCAGCCGCGGCGCGTGATAGCCGCGAATGTCGCGATCCGGGAACTCCGCCACCCACTCGCCGACGCCCACGTCGAGCGGCTTCCGGCACTGCCGACAGACCACCAGCACCCGGTCCTGATCGACGTTCTCCCAGAAGTCGATGTGCTGCCACGTCCCGCACCCGCACTTCACCATCCACCGCCGCTTGTCCGACGCTTCGTACTGACCGCTGACGCCGAACTCCGGCACCGACGGCACCCCGACCCGCCGGATCAGCCCGTGTTGCGAGCCGGACACGCGCCGCTCGGCGTCCGGGATGTTCTCCTGCGTGAGCGTGTCGTACTCGTCGAACGCGATGGTGTCGGCATCCACCGAGTCGAGCGCGCGCTTCACCTCCGAGCCACGGAAGTAGACGAACCCCAGACCGATCCGCTTCAGGCCCTTGTTCTGCACGTCCCGGCGGCTCGCGCGGCCCGACAGGTAGTCCGACCCGTCAATCAGCGTCTTCACCCGCGCGTCCGAGAAGTCGTACAACTGGCTCGCCGTCGGGAACACGTACAGGCTCGTCCAGCCCTTCGTGTCGGCGTGGTACATCGACCACCGCACGAGCCACGCCGACACCCCGATCTGCGTCGCCTTCTTGACCACCAGTTCACGCTGATTCGCGCCCGCCTCGTATAGCTCGCGCTGGAACGGGAACCGGTCGAAGTCGAGCGCCGCCTTCGGCTCCGGCACCCGCAGCGCCCACGGCATGAACTCGACATCCAGCTTCTCGCGCTCCGCCGCATCCCGCTTCGCGCGAAGCTCAGACCGGGTGGTCATGCTCACCCGCCGCCGGATCAGGTCGGCGCCGCGGGTCACGGCGACGCCTCCCACCGCATCGGGCCACGCTCCGTCGCGTGCAGCGGCCCGGCCAGTTCCATCTCGGCAGGCGTCATCAGCGGCGCTCGCAACACCAGCGCGTCGCGCGAGACGCGCGGCTCCGTCGAGGACAGGCCGACCGGTGGCCCCTTCCAGCCGAACGCCGCGCCGCAGTCCGCGCACACGACGGTGATTTCGGCCGCGAACGCATGAGGATCGACCTTGCCGTCGCTCGTCAACCGGAACACCTCGACGTTCGCAGCGAACTCCAGGTGCTCGCAGGTCATGCCACGGCCCGCTCGGTCGGCGCGGGCACCGGCACGTACCGGCCCCTGCGCGCACGCCGCAACAGACCCCGCGCCTCCAACCGCCCCAGCGCCACCGACGGCGCCGAGTAGGGCGCCGCGTAGCCCAGCAACCGAAGCTCCCGCGTGCGCACCTCCCCATGCGCGCGCGCCCACTCCAGCACGCCGTGCTGCTGCTGCGTCAGCCCACGGACATTCCAGGCGCGCTCGGGCGCCGTCAGCGCCAGTTGCTCAGACGCTCGCGCCAAAGACAAGCTCCGCCGCGCGCCGCGTGCCCATCGGCCTGCCGTCCACTTCCCAGTAGCCACAGTGGTCACGCCGCAGGCCCCGCTCGATCAGACACGCCTCGACGAACGTCCAGTCCACCGGCAGCGGCGGCTCCGACGGCCCGAACCGCGTCTCCGACCCCTGTACCCACAGCGTGCCGTACTGCAACCGGTGCCCCTCGGGCATGTCGTTGTCGGTCACGACCGGCATCCGCACCCGGAACAGGCTCGTCTCCACCTCCATCCGCAGCTTCGTGCGCGCGCGGAGCGGCTGCCGCAGCGGCGGCATCTCGACCGGCGACTCGACCCGGTACGCGCCGCCGTCATCGCGCCACCGGACAGCGCCGATGAACTCGGTCAGCGTGCCGCCGAACGATCCGTACAGCGCGATCCGGGTCAGCAGCATCTCCTCGTCGATCCCCAGCGGGCCGCCGACTCGCAACACAGTCGGCTTGCCGAATACGACCGCCCCGTCCATGCCCGAAGCGTACTAGCGGACGTAGTTCAGCGCGCGCTTCGGCGCCGCCGCGCACCGCTGCCAGTGCGCCGCCACATGCGTGATCGCCATGTCCCGCCCAGCCCGCCGCAGCCGCTCGCTCATCATCCGCGCGTCCATCGCCTCCGCGGCGATCCCGCGCCCATCGACCATCACCAGCGTCCCGTCGCGCACCGACACGAACTCCATCGGCGTGCCGGTCGTACAGCCGCGGCCCAGGAACACCAGCCCGCCACACGAGCCGCACCGGTACGGCGGCTCCGGCCGCAGGTGCCCGGTCGGCACGTCCTCGACCACGTTCGAGTCGTCCCACTTCAGCCGCGTCACGTGGTTGTCGCTCACGCGCACGAACCCGATCCGGCCCGGCCACGACGTAGCGAACGGGTCCACCGTGTCCGTACCCGGCTCGAACCGCACCCGGTCACCCACGTTCAGCATCGTCGTCCTCCTCGGTGATGTCCTCGACTTCGGCGTTGGCAATCTCGTCCATCGAGAAGCCGTGCTCCCACAGGTGCGCGGCGCTCAACTCCAGCGGCACCTTCGCGCCGCAGATGCCGCAGATGCTCATTTCCTCGGTCACGGCCACACCTTGCGGCCCTCGTGCACGACGTGCAGCGCCGGAACCTCGTCGCCCCGCTCCGCCGCGAGCCGCTGCTTGCGCTCGCAGAACTCGACCGCGCGCTCCAGCGTGTCGCGAAGCTGGCACTCGCGCCACTCCCGCACAAGCTGCCCGGGTCCGACCAGGAACGTGCCCAGCTTCATCACCACGTACAGGCTCACGAGCCGTCCACTATCTCTCGCGCCTCGTTCAGCGCGTTCTCAATCTCGGCCGTGATGGTCGCCACCGGCACGCCCCGCAGATACGCCGCGACGACGGCGCCGTGCAGCGTCCCGCGCGCCTTCCCCTGCACCTCGTCACCCGCCGTCAGGTACGGATTGTCCGGGCACCGGATCAAAACCTGGACGACAGGCGCCTCAGCCATTGGACGGCTCCTTCGCGGCAACCACCAGCGCGCGAAGCTCCATCTCGCTTGACGGGTGCCAATACTCCGGCACCACGTTGTATCCGGGGCGGAGGATGACGGCAAGGTCGGCGAGGGGCAGCCCGGGCGGAAGCAGCGGCACCTCGATCCAATGCTGCGCTGGCCGACCCTCGCACGCGCACTCCATCTCCTCGATGGCCGTCTTGCAACTCGGGCAGTACCAGGCGGTAGGCGTGTCGGCGGGAGCCGCGGACCGGGCCGACCCGCGCGGGCGGCCGGGCATGTTCTGCGGCAGGCCCGCAGCGTCCACCGCCGCGCTCCACGTGCCGAAGTGGCGTACGACCGTCGCCCTGGACGGAAGATCAATCGCACCCGAACGCCGCGATGTCTGCGACGGGGATCGTCCGTGACGCGCGTGGAAGTTCTGGAACGCAGCGATCACAGCGTCCCTCGTCCAAGGATTCGTGCTCAATGCCATCGGCTCCCTTTCCGCGGGGGCCGGTCGCTCCCGCACACCGGATCATAACGCACTCCGTGTGTATCCCCCCAGAAATGCGAACGCCCGGCCGGTAGCTACTCCGGCCGGGCGATGCTGCGTGACGCCTCACCGCCTGCATAGCGGCTATCGCCCGTCTTCGACCACCGCCGCCCATTCCGAGCGAACGCGCCGCTCTCACCGTGTGCACCAGGTGAGCACATCGACGAAGGAACCTCCACGAGTCAGCCACTCGGACTGGCGGGGGTCGAACCCACTCCCACGTCGCGCACCCAGAGAATAGCACACTTTGTGTGTATCGCGCCGGTTACGCGGCGGCCCCCGGCGACTGCGAGGAAACCGGGGGCCGCACATGCGTCGTCGATGGGACGGTTCTAGGCCGGAGGCTGATCCGCAGGCGCGCCGCCCGCGCCGGGATCGGCCGGAGCAGCGCCGCCGCCCTGCGCGTCGGACACCGCAGCCTGCATGTCCACTGCCGCCTGCGACAGCGACTCGGCCACGGCCGTGATCTTCTCGGCCGCCGCGCCCGTGTCGGGCGCGCTCCGCACCTCGTCCGCGAGCGTGCGAAGCTCCTCGACTACGGCCGTCTTCGCGTCCTCCACGACCGACTGGGTGGCCGCCTGAAGGTCCAGGATTGCCTGATCAAGGTCCGCCATCTTCCGCTCCATCCTCTCCGCCCATGCGGGCTGTTGCTCAGTGGCAGCCGCCGCAATCGTCTCCAGCGCCGTCGCGATCCGATCAAGCTCGCGCACCGCGACGTGCTCCAGGAAGTGATGCTCTTGCCGCTCTCGCTCGTTCATCCCCGCGGAGCATAGGCCGAACCGTCCCTCCCTGCGTCAAGCGAACAGGCTCAACTGCTGGAGCCGCTTGGCCGCCAGCTTCAGGTAGTCCGCCTTCAACTCGACGCCCACCGCGTGCCGACCGAGACGCCGCGCCACCAGCGCCGTCGTGCCGCTCCCCAGGAACGGGTCGAGCACCACGCACGGCCGCACCGGATGCGCGTCGAGCGAGACGCGCGGCCGGTACACCTGCACCGGCGTCACCGTGCCGTCCGGCTCGTCCACCATCACCGTCTCGAACTCGCCGTTGCACGAGCAGGTCGGCGCCCACCCGACCGTCTCCGTCTCCGTGAACCGCTGGCCGTTGTTCCCACCGCCGTAGATACCGGCCCGCTTCGCCTCGTCGTACCGGCCCGGCCGGTAGCGAGGATCAGCCGGGTCAAGCTCGAACCGCTCCACCGACCGCCGCTGCACCTCGCGCGCCCACGGCGCGCCGCACACCCCGCAGCAGCCACGCTCCGACGTGCCCGCCTTCACGCACGGCTCCACGAGCTTCTGCGGGAACGTCGCGAAGTGCGCGCCCGGATAGTTCTCCGTCGGGATCGTCCACACCGACCGCAGGTTCCGACCCGAGCCGTCGAAGCTGCTGCGGCCGCCGCCGCCCCCGGCCTGCTCGGTGTCGTTCTGGAACGCCGCGCCGTTCACGTACCGCACGTCGCGGAAGTTCGCCGACCGGCCGAACCCCTCGCCCTGCTCGCGCACCGCCTCCGCGTCGAAGAAATAGCGGCTCGCCTTCGTCAGCAGGAACAGGTACTCGTGCGCCGTCGTCGGTCGGTCCGTCGCCGCCTCCGGCATCGGGTTCGGCTTGTGCCAGATCACGTCCCGGCGTAGCCACCAGCCGTCGTCCTGGAGCGCCAGCGCCACCCGCCACGGCGCGCCCACCATGTCCTTCACCTTCATCCGCGGCAGCCGCGGTCGCGTCGGCAGGGCAGCGGCACCGCGATTCCGCGCCTGCTTCGAGGCAGCATTGCTCGGCGCGTCCCGCGAATAGCCGCCGTCGCCGACGTAGCTGTCGCCCAGGTTCAGCCACACCGTGCCGTCCGCTCGCAACACCCGCCGCACCTCGCGGAACACGTCCACCAGCGCCTCGACGAACTCGGTCGGCGTCGCCTCCAGGCCGATCTGCCCCGGCTCGCCGTAGTCGCGCAGGCCGAGATACGGCGGACTCGTCACCACGCAGTGCACCGACCCCGCGGGAAGCTCTCGCAACACCTCCCGCGCCTCGCCGTGGTAGAGACGGACATCGCCGTCATCCAACCACGGCGGCCTCACGTCTCGGCGGCCTCCATCAGCCGCACCGCGTCGCCGGTCACGCTCACGACAAGCTGATCGCCCAGCACCCGCGCCGACACCTCTCCTACCCGCTGGCCGTTGCGCACGAGCACCATTCTGCCGAACAGCGAGTTGTCGCGCCGCACCGCAAACCCGTTCCCCTGCCGCGGGATCGCGGACGCCTCGATGGCGTCGATGGCGTCCAGCAGCGCACGCCGCTCGCGCTTGTCCCACTGCACGTCGTCAGGCACCTCGGCCGCGTCGATCCGCTCCGTCAGGTAGTCCACCCGGCGGCGGAGAATCGCCGCCGTCCGCTTCGGGCCGATGCTCGCGTCCTTCGCCATCTCACCCGCCCGATCCGTCGTAGGACTCGACCGACGCCACGTGCGCGGGCGCGATGAACACCGTGCCGGACGCCAGCCCGCGGGCGCGGTACTTCGGGAACTCGATCAGCGCCACGTCGTAGTCGGCCGAGTTCAGCGTCTCGGCCACCTCGTCAGCCAGGCCGTCCAGCAGCACAGCCTCAGCGATTCCAGCCAGCCTGACTCGCGTTGCCATCAGCGCCGTGTCCTTTCCGCGCGGGCCTTCTGCTTCGCCTTCGCGCACTGCCGTGCACCGTACCCGAACAGGGCCAGGATCACGAGCGCGTTGAAGGTCGCGTTCGCGAGAATCCCGATCACGTCTCCACCTCGATCAGGTCGGTCGTCCGCAGCGTGCAGGAACCCCAGCCGACGCCCAGCTTCACGCCCCACCCGCCGGGCCAGCCGAAGTGCTCGTCGTGCTCGCCCTCGACCACCTCGCGCAGCCGGTGAAACGCCGTGCCGTCCGGCATCCGCGCCTTCATGCCGACCGTCGCGCAGACGGCCGGGATCGTTTCCGTCGCCATCAGACCAGCCCGCCGACTGTCTCGATCCGCCAGGCCAGCGCGTAGGCGTACAACGCCGCCTGCCCCGCGCTGTAGAACTGCACCACGTTCTCGGTCTGCGGCGCCGATACCTCGTAGACCGTGTTGCCGTGATCGGCCACCGACACGCCGCCGATCACGACGTGCACGTCCACGCTCTCGATGGAGACGTGCATCGACGCCTTGACGGCCTCCAGCGCGTCCGCTAGCGCGTCGATCTGCTCGTTGTCCATCGTCATCCTCACGACCGCCCCGCATCGCTCGGGCGGAAGTCGTCCGGATGCTCGTCCGCGTCCTCGTTGACCGCGGCCCACATCGCGCGCTCCGACGCCTTGTCCTCGTCCTCGGCCATCTTCTTCTCGCTCCAGGCCCGCTCCGACGGACGACGCAGGAACGCCCTTGCCGCGTCCTCAGCCCGCTTCAGCGCCACGCCGCGATACGCAATCGCGCGCTCGATCTTTTCACGGTTCATGCCGTCTCCTTTCCGCGAGCACCGCTCGCACGTCGAACAATAGCACCCATCGTGTGTATCAGCGAGTCGGGGTCGCCTTCCGCACGAACCGCATGTCCAGGCACACCTCCCGCGTCCCGCCCTCCGGCGGGTCGTACTGCACCCGCCACAACGCAGAGCCGTCACGCGGCGGCGGAGGCGCCGCCACGGCCACGAACGACCACACCGGCGCCAGCGGCACGAACACCGAGTGCCGCGTCGGCGGCAGCCGATCCTCCAGCAGCACCTCCCGCGGCACGAACCACACCGTGATCCGGTAGGCACGCGCCATCCGGGGAGCCTACTCGTCCGGGTTCAGGCTCGGCGTGACGCTCATCGAGCCGCCCACGTGCAGCGAGTACGTCGCACCGCCGAACGGGCCGTTCGGCCACCCCGCATCGCGCGCCGCGACGAACTCGGCCTCCGATATCGCCGTCAGCACGCCCGGCGCGAGCGCGCCCAGCGCCATGTCCTCGCCCGCCGAGAACACGTGCATCAGCACGTAGCCCCCCGTCTTCAGGTCGTTCGCGTGCTGGCGCTCCAGCGGGTCCGAAACCTGCTCCGGATCGACCACCTCGTAGTAGACCCGGCCGTGCCCCTCGATGTCGCGGTAGCCGAACCGCATGTTCTCGTCAGCCATCGTCCACCTCGTTGAAGATGTCGCCGGATTCCTCCGTCGCGCAGTCCAGCCACGCCACGAACTTCCGGTCGCGCGTCACCGAGATGTTGCCAGTCCGGTTCCCGGTCAACTCGTCGTCCGGCCGCAGCCGCCCGTCCGCCACCATCTGAAGCAGGTCGCTCACCGTCACCACGTTCTCCGATCCGGGAGCCGCCGCACCCACCGATTCCAGGCCCGTTGCCACGACGGATGTAGGTAGCCACGCAGCCACGGCCTCCGCCGCCGGGCCTCGTTCAGCCACACCGGCTCCGGCTGCTCAACCGGGCCGCCGAAGCCCTTCTCCAGCAGCGACTTCGGCATCGGCTTCGACTTCGGCATCGGCTTCGCAGGCGCCCGCGGAACCCCCGCGTACGGATTGAGCGCCATCTGCGTCTGCCACGCCGTCAGCCGCTTGCGCTCGCGCACCGCCACCCGCCACCGCACCAGCGCCACCGTACCGTCGAAGCACAGCGCGCCGACCACCAGCAGCAGACACGCCGCCGCCACCAGGCAGTACCACGCGCCGACCAGCATCAGCCGCATCACCGGGAACATCGCGACCAGCACGATGAACGCCAGGAAGATCATGGCTCGCACCGCCCCCGATGCGTCGGCAACGCCCGCCCAGCGATCAGCGCCCCGCACACCACGCACCAGCGCGGCCGCGGCGCCGAAGCGTCCGTGTGCACCTCCATCGCCACCACGAACCCCGGCGGATCAGACGACACCACGACGCCATCCAGCACCTTCGTCGGCTCCATGTCCCGCTCCTTACCGCTCTGTGCCCTTCGGCCCAGTGCTCCATGCCCGCGTCGGGTGATACGTCGCCTGCGGGCAGTGCCCCCACGCGCCCATCCCCGCCGCACGCGCTTTCCGCGCCGACCTGTCCAGCGTCGCCGCATACCGGCCACGGTCACCGCCGAAGAAGTACGGCGCCGCCGCCCCGTCCAGCACCAGCCGGTGCTGCACCAGCCTGCCGCCCACCGACACGTACCGCAGCAGCCTGCCGAACCGATCCACCTTGTCCAGCTTCGGGTCGATGCTCACGACCACCCGCTTGCCCAGCACCAGCCGCCGAAGCTCATCCCGAGCCGCCAGCCCGAAGCACTCGCCCGGCCGAAGCTCCGGCGTGTCGATCTGCACCAGCCGGATCGTCCGCACCTTGCCGTCCCGGAACCGCGCCTTCAGCGTGTCGCCGTCGTACGCCGACACGACCGTCACCTTCGCGCTCGTGCCAGCAGACCGGCCCACCGTCCGCCACCGCGCCTTCGCGATCCCGTCGATCCGCAGCGCCCGCCCCGGCCGGTACGTCAGGTCAACGTCCCGGCCAGCCACGAACGGCCCGCGATCCTGCACCGGCACGACCACGCACCGCGAGCGGACGCAGACCTGAATCCGCGTCCCGCACTTCAGCGACTTGTGCGCGACCGCCCACGTCCTCGTGGTCACCCGCCTGCCGTTGCACGCCATCCCGCCGCAAGGCTCCCCAGCAGCCCCGCACGGCCCGTACGTGCTCGCGATGGTCGTATGCCACGGCCCGGCCGCGTGCGCGTGAGGCGGCCAGATGATGCACATGGCGACCGTCAGCGGCAGCGCCAGCGCCAGCCGCCGCCCGAGCCGTTGCCAGCGTTCCCTCGGCGTCATCACAGGCCCGCCTCCTTTTCGTCCCGCGTGAGCACCGCATCCAGTGCTCGCAACACGCGCTTCAGGCCGCCCTTCAGCGCCGCGTCGCGCCACAGGCCGACGCCGCCGAGCACCGTCTTCAGGCTCGCCTGCACCGCCCGCATCTCCTCGTGCAGCCGGTCGGCGCGCGGATTCGGGATGTACCGCTCGGTCGGGCCGAACGCCTCGTCGATGGCCTCCATGTCCTCGTCGTCCGGCCGCACCAGCGGCCCGCGCGCGTCCTCGCGCAGGCGAGCCTCGTCCAACTGCCGCCGCAAGGCCGACAACTCGTCGTCCACGCCCAACTCCGGCCGGTTGTTCAGCAGGTGCAGCAGCGTCGCCTGCGCCTCGACCAGGTTCAGCGCCGCCTCCAGCGCCATCTCGCCCGCCGTGTACCGATCCGTCGCCACGTGCAGGTCGCGCGACAACTGCGCGATGCGATCAGCGGCGTCTTCGGCTAGCCCTGCCCCAATCGGATCGCCTTCCTGCACCCAACTCCACGCTGCATCGCGAAGCTCCTTCTGGATGCCGTCGTCGCTCACGCGCACGGCCTCAACCGGCACGTCCAGATTCTCGTCCACAGGCCCCTGAGCCATCAGGACTCCTTTCCGCCCCCGCAATCGGGGGCATCACGCCCCTCAGAAGGGGATGTCGTCGTCGATCCCGCCCGGCGTACCAGGCGCGCCCGCGTCCCACGGGCCGCCCGGCGCGTCCGGCCGCCGCCCAGGCGTCGCCACCTCGTGCGGCACCGGCTCGTTCGAGCCGCCGTCCGAGCGCCGTCGCTCGCACGGGATCGCCTTGTCCGCGATCACGTCCAGCGTCGAACGCCGAGTGCCGTCCGGCGCGTCCCACTGACGGAACCGTAGCTTGCCCTGCACCGCCACCATCGTGCCCTTCGACGAGTTCCGGGCCAGCCACTCGCCCAGCTTCCCGAACATCGAGCAGTTCACGAACACCGGCCGGTCGATCCACTGATCGGTTTCGCGATCCTTCACCTGCTCGTTCACCGCGATCCCGAAGTCGCACACCGACAGCCCGCTCGGCAGCACCTTCAGTTCAGGGTCGCGCGTCATGTTGCCCATCAGGCACACGACGTTCACTGCGAATGCGCTCAACTACCAGCCCTCGGTCTAGGGTGTCTCGACACTAGCACACACCGTGTGCATTCAGCCCAGCAGGCTCATCTGATGCTCGGGGTCGGCCCACACGACCTCCGCCGCCATCCGCCCCATCGAGTCGCGCGAGCCGCGCAGGTGCCGGAACGGCAGCCAGTCCGCCCCGTCCTGCTCGCACACGATCCGCTGGCCCGGCAGCGACCGGCACCACGCGCCCAACTCGGCGTAGTCCAGCGACGCCGCGCCGCACCCCTTCGCGTACCCCGCGCCCTGCGGCCGGATGTTCCCATTGGGCGACCGCTCGCCGATCATGTACGGCGGGTCCACGAACCACGTCGCCTCCGTGCCCTGCGGGACGCACCAGCGCGCCTCGTGGTAGTCGCCGAGCACGACTTCGACCTTCGCCTTCACCGCCTCCAGCAGCGGCCCCATCTGCCGCAGCATCCCGCGGAAGTAGCTCGCCTGCCGCGCCGTCACCGTCATCGACTTGCACGACGCGATGGCATTCGACGCCGCGCTGGTCATCACCAGGAAGTCGGTCGTCGTCTCGCCCTCAACCGGGTCAGGGAACGCCCGCAGGTCGTCGGCGCTCATCTGGAGCAGCCGCAGCCACGTGTGCACGACCCGCGGGTCCTTCTCGATCAGCACCACGCGCCGCACCGCCCGGCTCCGCACGTGCCGCATCGAGTACGCCGCCGCCCCGGCGAACGGCTCGATGATCGTGTCGTACGACGGCGGCGGGTACAGGCCCGCCAACCGTCGTTTCGAGCCGTAGTAGTAGAACACCGGAGAGAGCCTACCCGAGCACCTTCCGCTGCCGCCGGAGCTTCACGATCAGCCCATCAGCCGCGCGCAGTTCATGCTCTGTCCGGCCGTTCGTCTCGGCCAGCGCCGCGATCTTCCGGCGCAGGTCGTCGTCCTCGACTCGCAACTCCAGCGTCCGCATCAGCCCGGCCAGCACGTCCGTCAGGTCGGCCAGGTCATCCACGTACCCCAGCAGGTCCTCGCTCGTGACGACGCCCCAGAACGCCATGTCCTTGTCACTGACGCTCTCGATGTTCGCCGTCGCCCGCATCGTGTTCCGCCGCAACTCCAGCCACAGCCCTCGGTCACCCGGCTGCCGCTTCGGCATCTCCGCCAGCCGTCGCCGCACCGAGCCACGCCTGCGCTTGCGCTTCCCACCGGCCTTCGCCTGCCGCGCCGCGCAGTCCGCGGCCGCCTGCTCGACCTCGCCCATCGGCACGGCCACGTAGATCATCGGCTTGATCCCGTTCGTCGTCGCCTCCGTGTCCCGCCCGGCGTCCCGCAGCAGACCGAGCTTCATCAGCTTGCCCAACTCCTTCGTCAGGCCGTCGCCGCGGTTACACGGCGCACGCAGCCGCGGAGCCGTCACCGGCCCCTTCGCAGCCTCAGCCATGATCGTCCGATACACCTGCGGTAGCCCGGCAAGCAGCGCGTCGTATTCGTCCCTCGTCATCTGCACCTCCAAGTGCAGGCGTGGGGGGCAGCGCAGGCCGAAGCCCGCGCCGCCCCCCAGGCCGCCCTAACTACTCGCCAGCCTCGGTGGACACGCCCAGCGCAAGCTGGAACGTCTCCCGAGCGTGGGTCGTAGCGGTCTTGGTCGCGGACTTCACGACGGACTCGGCGTGCGCCGCCAGCGCGGGCTGGCGAACGCCCACCAGGCCCATGTTGCGCGCGAACCGCTTTGCCAGGTTGTCGAGCTTCTTGTCGAGCGGAGCGATGAAGTCCCGGTCGAGGCACTTCTGATCGCCCGTCACGTAGCAGGCGGGCACCTCGTTCGCGTCGATGGCGACGCCGAACTTGACCAGGATCATGCCCTCGGCCAGTTCGCCGACCATCCGCTGCACGGCCGAGTTGTATTCCGGTGACGCCTCGCGCCACACGGCCGCCTCGATCTTCACGTACGCCGCGTTCTCGACCTCGGACGCCGACTCGCGCGCCTCGCCGGTCGGCTGGACGGACGGCACGACCAGGCACGTCAGCGCGCCCTTCGTGATCGCCTTCGCCTTGCGGTCGGCGAGCGACGCGGCGACGCAGTTCGTGGCGACGTGCTCCGCGATCCGCGTCCGGAGCTTGCCCTTGTCCAGCACGCCCTCGTCGGTCAGTAGATCGGCCGCCGCGTACCACTGGCTGACCTGTGCATCGACCTGCTCTTGCAGGTCACTTCTCGTAGCCATTTCCGCGGCCACCCTTTCCTCAGTCCGCGATCCATCCGGCGCGAGTGCGGCGGAATCGTCGGGGAGCGGGATTCACCGTACCTCACGGCGTGCGTATCCGCAACCCTCGTGGCCGCTATTTGCGGGATCGGCTGTCACCTGCTACGCACAACGTGCGCTACAGGCGGCCGTACTCGTGGATCGTGTCCCACGCCAGGTACAGCGTCACCACGAACGCGCCCAGCGCCCACACCTCCAGCAGCCGATCAAGCGAATGCGGATACGTCAGGCTCGACGCCCACACCGCCAGCGACGACAGCACCAGCGTGATCACGGCCGCGGCAACCACCCGCCGCCGTGCATACCGGTGCTCATGGATCACCCAGCGCCGCCTTGATCAGTTCCGCCTCCGCATCGAACGACGCCGCCTCGGCCGCGTCCGTCGCCCATTCCTGCTTCGCCGCGTAGATCGAGTTCACGATCCCCTGCCACGTCTCCCGCGTCGCCGTGATCGCCACCTCGTCCGTCGAGAGCGGCGGCACGCCGTCGCCGCTCGACCACTGGTACTTGCGCTCGAACACCGACTCCAGGCACGGGTAATACTCGCCCTGCGTCCCGCAGATCACCCAGTAGCCGACGGTCGCCGTCGCCTCGCCGGTGTCCGTCGGGATCACCAGTACCGTCTCCGGCTCCATCCCCGGCGCCGTCGAACGGTTCACCACGCGGCCGCCGCACCACTCGGCGATGGCCTCCCAGTCGGCGTCGTCCGTCAACTGCACGGCCTCCACCTCAGCAGGCTTCGTCACGTAGCGATCCATCGTTCCTCCCGGTGTGTTGCGAGGCGGAGCCTGGTACGTCGCAGCCTCGGCCGCGGCCCCTCCGGCAGGGAGGCTCGCCCCGCAGTGCCGGAAACCTCAGCGGCGCGCCATCAACTCGGCCATCGCGGCGTTCCGCGCCAGCGCGTACTTGTCGAACTCGACCTGAATCGCCGCGTGCGTGTCGCGGATGCCCTCGGCCAGCCGGTCGCGCAGACCGACCAGCTTCTCGTGCCGCTGACGCTCCAGCGTGGACTTGCCCAGCGTCCGCCAGCCGTCCGTGCCGTGCAGCAGCAGGTCAACCGACTCCAGTTCCGCGGCCGCCTCGCGCGCGACCGCGAGCAGGTCGGTGATCGCGCCGAGCATGTCCTTCGTGAAGTCCACCCGCTCCTCGGGCATCGTGCCCTCGACGACGCTCACGGCGCGTCTCCCTGCTCGTCTCCCGCATCGGGATCGACCGGAGCCACCGGCTCGGCCTCGTCCGAGCGTGGCGTCAGCGAGGCGTACACGTCCCGTCCGTGCGCGTTCACCTCCAGCACCATGCCCGTCGGCACCTCAGCCGCCGAATCGAGGAAGTCAGCGAACCGCTCCGCCCGGCTCGGATCACGGAACGACCGCACCCGCGCCGTCCGCCCCGGCTGAAGCGTCAACGCCCGCACGATGGCCGCAGCCGACCGGCTGTCCGTCGTGCTCGCACCCTGATCGCGCCACTCGAACGACGGCGGCAGGTTCTCGATGTCAGCCACCCCGGACCGGTCGCGCGCACGCGGGCGCCGACCACTTCCCGGAGCGGGCGCCTCGGCAGCGCCTCGTCTCGCCATACGTGTTCCTTTCCTCGGACGCGCAACACTAGCACGCGCCGTGTGTATCTAGCTGATCCTCCACACGTGCACGACCGTCCCCGACCACGGATCGGTCGTCGTGCCAATGTACGCCGCCGTGGGATCGGCCGTGACGAACTCGTCCGGCAGAAGCTCGCCGGTCGTCACGATCCGCAGCAGCACCGCCACGTCCGGTCGGTCCACCGGCACCAGCGCCCACGCCATCAGCCGCATCTTCCCCTCGACCGGCTGGAAGCCCACGTCCAGGAACCGCGCCGGAGCAGGCGCAATCACCTTCGCGACCAGCGCCCCGCCGTCCGGCGTGTCGTTCGCGTAGTCCGCGTCCGGGCCGGTCAGTTCGTACTTCCAGATCGCCAGCGTCACGCGCTCACCCCGCAGCGCCGGGCGGCGCCTCGTCCAACTCGCCCATGATGTCGGACTCGTCCATCTCGCCCGACCCCAGATCGGACGGCGCAGGCTCGATCACCCGCGCGATCAGGCCCATGAACTCCATCCCGTGCGGCGCCGCCAGCGGATCGGTGACGGTGATGATCGTCTTGCCCTTGCCCGTCTCGATGATCTGCGGACCGGCCGCCGCGAAGCCGACCACGATCCGCTCGACCTGATTCGTGCCGTCGGAGTAGACCGCCGTCATCGCGATGCACGGCGCGAAGATGAACGTCATCGCTCCCTCCCCTGCTCGGTTGCACGAGCGACCATACCAGCGGCGTTCGCGCGCGGCGGATGCGAGTCAAGCAGCGGCCGCGGCAACGCCCCGACGATCATGCTCGTGCACACCCGGCCCGGCTTCGCGCCGCACACCGGGCACGTCACCGTCAGCGCCAACGCCCGCCGTGCTCGCGACGCGCCCACGCTCACTCGACCGCCAGGATCGCGCGCGCGGCCCGGCCACGCTCCGCGTCCGCCTCCAACTCGCGGCACTCATCCGCCAGCCGCAGCACCAGCGCCGCCAGGTCGTCCAGCCGGTCAGCCAGGGTGCTCGCAACACGATCCCCGTTCGACCGCACCTGCGGCCGCGCGACCTGCCCAGTGCGCGTCAACGAGTAGTACCGCTGCGCGATGGTCAGCGGCTTCACGCCGGTCGCAATCGCCACCCGGTTGATCGCCGCTTTCGGTCCCAGCCCATCGTTGATCAGGTCGGCCACCCGCTGCGCCGTCAGCAGCGTCGATTCGTTCGCGCTCACGACGACACGCTCCGCAGCGCCACCAGCGTGAACACGGTCGCCATCACGACCACGCTCGCCATCCACCCCGGCTTCACGCCCAGGCCGCGATAGACCAGCCCGACGCCCGCGCCCAGCGCCAGCGCGACGGCCACCTCGACCACGCCCACCGCCACGTCACGCATCGACAACCGCCCCCGCTCCGCACGCGAACGCCGTCACCGCGACGACCTCCTTGTCGTCCCACTTGCGGCCCGCCAGCGTCAACGCCAACTCGCCCGCCAGCGCCAGCGCCGCGTTCTTCAGGCAGCCCTTCAACCGGCGGCCCGGCATCGTCCCCGGATTCGCCCACCAGTCGGCGAACTTCCGCCGCGTGTAGGTCGCCTTCGCCTGCGCGTTCACGAGCAGCTTGCGCGCGCCGCACTGGCACGCCTCGATGCGCGTCCCGCGCGCTCGCGCGATCCCGCTCGCGACCTGGTACTGCACCCGCCGCGCGTTCGCGGCCAGCAGCACGTCCACGTAGTTGCCGCCGCACACCGTCACGCGCGCCCGGTGCGTGAACGGATGCAGGAAGCAGAGTCGGTTCTGCTCGACCGACCGTTGCAGCGCCGTGCTCGCGTGCGCGGTGCCCGCCATCGGCACCGCCAGTGTTGCGAGAGCGAGCGTCATCGTCACCACTCGGCGTGTCACGATGCGCACCTCATCGTCCGGGTCATGTAGACCATCCTCTCCGCGGGAACCGCTCCCCGCCTTGCACACCCGCTCAGGCTAGCACACGTTGTGCGTAGCCGCTCGCCGGGTTAGTGCGACACCCGCGTCGGCCACGACCACGTGCCCAGCGGTGCCTCCGCAGCCTCCACGTGCGACGCCTCGACGCCCTCCTTCCAGAGCACGTCGTTGCCGTCCAGGAACACCTGAAGGTTCTCCGTCGGATCGGCCACCCGTACCACCATCGCAGCGAACACGTCGCCCGGCGCCACCCGCGCGCCCACGTGCAACTGCTCGCCGGTCGCCAGGTCCCCCCGGCCCATCGTCGCCCGCCGCCGGTTCACCGCCTGCGCGTCGCCGTCCGTCAGCTTGTAGTGCACGATCCGGCCCAGCGACGGACCCAGCGACGGCGCCATCACTGCACCCCGAACAGCGCAGGCCCCAGGAACAGCAGCCAGTAGACCGCGAGCGCCAGCACGACCAGCCCGAAGAACGCCACCCGTTCGATCACGCGGGCACCCACCGCCCGTCCGTGATGAAGCCGTGGTCGCCGCACGAGTTGCACAGCAGGCTCGGCGTGAAGGTCGGCGGGTCGAGCGACACCACGTCCCACGTCGCCGCGTACGGGTCGATCCTGCGTTGCGCGTCCGTCGGGAACGTGATCGCGCCGAAGCACTCCGCGCCGGTCGGCGTCAGGTGCCGCACCGTCGCGCCGTACCACGGCTCGTCCGCCACGTCCGCGTACTGCGGATTCAGCTTGCGGTCCGGCCGCCACGACGACCACCGCATCGCGTGATCATGGCCCAGGTCGAGCCACCCGCTGTCACCGCCGTCCGCCACCCTCCGATCATGTCATTTGCCGGTGCCCAACTGCAACCGTCCGCCGTCTCGCAACACAGGGATCAGCGTCTCCCCGACGGTCGTGCCGTCCGGCGCCTCGATGAAGCTCAGGAACACGTCCTCGAACCGCACCAGCCCGAACTCGGCCGCCTTCAGCGTCGCCTCCAGGTAGTGCGCGATCCCACGCCATGCCTGCCGGTCGCGCTGCTCGGGCGAGAACCGCCAGCCGGTGCCGCGCGACAGCCGCTCCGGCGCCAGCGGGTTCACCCGAATCCGCACCACCATCTTCACCAGTTCGCCGTCCGACTCGCGCAGGATCGGCCACACGAACCGGCAGAACAGCGCCCGCGGCTCCTCCCACGTCTCGTCGAACGAGACGCCCAGCGCGCCCGCCTGCTGGAGCCGCTTCCGAATCTGGCCCTGCGACCGCTCGATGGACACCGCCGTGTCCTCGTAGGGCGACTGCACCGGACTCATCCCGCCTCCCTCCGGCGGCGGCGCTCGTCGTACCAGCGGTGCCCCTTCAGCGTCGCGATCCACACGATGGCCTCCGACCCCGTGTCCGTCAGGCGCGTCCGCTCAGAGTTCATCACCAGGCCGTCCCTCACCAGGTCGTTCTTCCGCGTCCGGTGCGCGTTCGTCTTGATCCCCGGGATCAACTCCATCTCGTTCTGCGTGTAGCCCTGGTGGCCGCTCTCCACAATCGCCCGCAGCAGCAGCCCAGCCTGCGCCTCCCAGCCCGGCAGACGACGCGCCGCCGCGGCGCGCTCCGTCGGCTGCGGATTGCGACGCATCGTGCCGGTGCTGCCGGGCCGCAACTGCGCCGCCTCGGCGTCCAGGCCGTCCGCGATCCGCACCATCATCTCCGCGATGTCGGGGTGGAAGATGCACCGCAGCGCACCCTCGCGTAGCTCATCGGCATAGCTCATCGGGCCGCCGCCCTCCTCTCGGTCAAAGCTCGTAGAACACGATCATCACGGCCCAGACGATTGTGGCTACCGCGCAGGCGAACACGAACGCCTCGGCCGGGTCAAGGCCCGTGTCCAGCCACTTCCGCCAGTAGTCGCGAAGCGTCACGTCTCCAGCCCCGGCTCGATCCGGTCCAGCACCTCCACCAGCCGGAACCGGCGAAGCTCGATGTGGTTCGGCGCCATCGCCGCCATCTGCTGCGCCGCCTCCCGGTACTGCTCCACCCGCCGCCGGTCGGCACCGATCAGCGGCATCGGCCCGAGCGCCGTCATCGTCGCCAGGATGCCCTCGTTGTCGTCGTTCGGGTCAAGCATCACCCACGCGAACACCTCCGTGATTCGGTCGCCGCGGCGCGTGCCGCCGTCCCCGTCGCCGTAGCTACGGACGTTCATGCCTGCCTCGCAGGGGTGTTGATCTGGAACAGGCCGCGATCCTGCGACGGCTCGCGCACCGCGAACACCCGCACGTGGTTCATGAACATCTGCCGCACCGGGAACCCGGCCGACACCTCGTCCGTGTAGACCTGGAGCCGCGTCACCGTCCAGCGCCCGCCGTGCCGGTCGGTCACCGTGTCGCCCGGCTCCACGTGCACGATCCGGCCGTAGCCGCCGGACGGGATCGACCGGTCGCACCACGGCGCCTCGAACGGCAGCCCGTCGTAGATCAGGAACTCGCCCGGCTCGCGGTGCGTCCACGTCTCCGACAGGCCACCCATCCGCTGGCGTGCTCGCGCCGCCGCGCGGAGCCGCCACCTGCCCCACCAGGACAGCCAGTCCGGATGGATCGGGTCACCCCGCGGCACGATCCGCCCCCTCATCGAAGAAGTCCAGGCCCCGGCCCATCGTGCCGCGCAGGTCGATCCACCCGACGTACGTCTCGCCGTCTCGCAACACGACCAGGTTCCCGAGTTCGTTGCCCATCACCACGTCGCCCGGCCGCAGCCGCTCATCGGCCAGCACCTCGACCAACTCCCCGATGGTGAGCGGCTGGAACGGCACGCTGGCAGGCCAGTCGGTCACGTGCTCGACGACGGCTTCGTCGTGACCGTCTCCGCCTCGTCCTCGTCCGGCACCGCCTCCGGCTTCACGAAGGCGTCGTCCTGCGCCTTGCCGCTACGCAGGTAGCTCCGCGTGTCGATCACGCCGCGGTCACCCATGTAGCCCATCCCCTGCGCCGACACGTTCCCAGCCCCGGCGCCCTTTGTCATGTTCCGGCTCGACACCGACTCCAACTCGGCCGCCAGGAACACGAACGTCCACCGGCCCGTCTTCGTCCGCTTCCGCATCACCTTCTGGAGCCGCGCCCAGCCGTCCTTGTCCGCGTCGAACTCGGTGCTCGCGTTCTCCTGCCCGTCGGTGATCACGACCACCAGCGTGCGGCTGTCGTCAGCGTCCGTCTTGTCCAGCTTCCGGATCATCTGCGCCGTCGCGTCGTACAGCGCCGTCGAACCGCGCGGCTGCACCTCCAGGCCCGACCAGTCGTCGAGCGGCTTGCGCTTCTCGTGCTCGAACTGCTCGTCGAAGTAGACGACGCGCATGTCCGTGCGCTCCGACCCGGGCGCGCCCTGCACGCCCTCCAGCCACTTCGCCAGGTCCTTCGTCGCGTGCGGATTCGTCCACCGCATCGACCCGGAACGGTCGATCACCAGCCCGATGTGCGTCTCGCCCTCGAAGCCTTCGTCCGTGCTCATGTCGTGCTCCCTTCAGCCCTTCCCGGGCATCCCAACGAACCCCAGGTCCTTGCCGTTCGCGCGGAAGATCGCGCGCAGGTGCATGATCAGGTCAGCCATCGCCGTCGCGTCGTCCGCGTAGCCGTGCATCACCAGCCCGCCCCGCTTCTCGTCTTGCAGGAACACGATGCACTGCACGTCCTCGCCGTTCTCCGGCTGCGCGACCAGCGCCTCGATCATCGCGTCGCACAGCCGCGTCAGCCGATCCACCGGCTCGGATGTCCGGGTCGGTCGTTCCTCAGCCATCAGATTTCTCCCATCTCCCGGCCATGCTCCCGGATCAGCCCCGCCAGCGGGTGCCCCTCGGCCAGCAGCGCCTCGACCAGCGCGTCATACCGCGCGACCGCCTCCGGCGACTTCCGCACGTCCCGCATCTCGCCGGTCGTCGCGACCTCCTCGGACTTCAGGCGCCGCTGCACATGCACCGCCGTGCCGCTGCCCGGCAGCACCCACTCGCCTGCCCGGTGATCGCCCACGCCACGCAGCATGTGCCGCGCCATCGCCTCGCTCGACACGCTCGACTTGCCGATGGCGCTCGCGTGCCAAACTGGCCCGCCCAGGTCGCGCTCGATTCACTCATAGCCCGCGTTCACCGTCAGCACGTGCGTCCCCGAACCGCTCACCCACCCGAACCGCGGATGGATCGTCTCGGCCGCCAGCAGGCAGAAGTTCCCGAGCGCCCTGATCTGCTCCGGCGTCATCGCCGCACCGTCGTTTCAGTTCCGTTCGAGCCGTCATTTCGGTTCCGCACGTCGCGGCCGCACCCGAACCCGACCACGAACGCGGACGACGCGCTCACCCTCGGAACTCCAGGGCGCGGTAGGCGTGATCGAGCACGACCACCTTCTGCCAGCGCGGCTGTGCCCCCTCAACCTGCTTGATCAGCGCGCGGAGCGCCGCCTCCAGCACGGCCTCGCGGGCGGTAGGCGACTGGCCCGGGACGAGCAGCGGCACTTCGATCATCTCGACGGGGCACCATCCTTCGTCGTCCTCGTGGTCGCCCGTCAGGTCGTAGCCCGAGACGTGACGGCAGTAGGGGCACCACCAGGCGGTAGGCGACTCAGCCATCACGCCGTCGCCCGCCACTCGCTCGCCCACAGGAAGTCGATTGAGCAGATCATCGCGCACTCCGCGTCCTCCACCCGGTCGCCGACCATCAGCGCCAGGTGCGGCGGATAGAACTCGCGGTGGATCGGCGCCATGATCAGCCCCGCCTCGATCAGCAGGCCCGGCGCAGGCTTCCGGCACCAGCATCGCGCGTACTCGGGATCAGCCGCGTCCGGGTGATGCGCGCAGACCATCATCCGGTCGAACAGGCGCTCGGCCTGCCGCTGCGTCTCCACCATCGCCAGCATCACGTCCGCCAGCGTCACCAGGCCGAGCGCGACGCCGCCCTGATTCGACACGCCCACGATCCGACCGCCGCGATCCTTCCACCGGCGCATCAGCACCACGGCCTCCGGGAACACGCGCACGTCCTCGGGGCCGTTCACGAACCGGCCCAGCGGGTCGTCCTTGCCCTCCCGCACCGTGCCGTCGATGTCGAGGTACAGCACCGGCGTCGCCTTCCCGTGCGGGGAATCCGCATGAGCTTGGATCGTGCTCACTCAGCCACCACGCAGCCGCTCTGCGTCCGACGGCGACAGCAGCCCCTCGCGATCCGCTCGCAACACCGCCAGCGCCGACCACAGGCACGCCGCATCCTCCACCGCGGACATCGCCATCACCTGCGCTCGACCCTCCTGCGTCTCCGCCGCGTTCGCCATCGTCGAGTACGTGTTCCACGACGACCGCTCACCGCGAAACCACGCCCGCGCCTCGTCCACCCGCACCTGGATGTCGGTCACGTGAACACCCCGTCGTTCGCCTGCCCGACGAACCGCCGGACTTCCTCCAGCACCCACTCGCCGCGCCCAGCCGCGATCAGGTCGTTCGGCGACTCGCCTCCGAAGCGGCGGTTCTTGCCGCGCATGAACTGCTCCACGCCCTCGGCCGTGTAGACCTCCGACAGCATCAGCCGAACCTGCTCCGTCTCGGTCATCCCGTCCACCCGCAGTACCCGCATCTCTGGCCCTTCCGGTGCCGCTGCTGATTCCGGCACTGCATCGTCCCGGCCGTGTTGCGAGACGGCACCACGCTCACCGCCGCGCCGCTCGTGCTCGTCACCTGGTAGCCCGGCCCGGCCAGCACGTTCTCGACGCACCCGCGGATGAACTCCGACATGCCAACGCCGCGCTGCTCCGCAGCCTCCCGCCACCGGTCGCGATCCGCTTCCGCCAGCCGTAGCCGCACCGTCGTGTCACTTGTAGCCACAACGGCGATCCTAGCACCAGTTGTAGCTACACGTCACGAGCGGGGCCATCGCCACAGCAGCAGCGCAGCGATCACGAGGAACCCGACGATCAGTTCCACGGCAAGCACGATGTCCGCGACATCCACTAGCGGCCGCGCTGGCGCTGCAACGCCGCGATCCGGCGCTGCTCGAACTCGTCCAACTCCCTCGGCAGCACGTCCGACCCGGCCGGGTTCACCGCGATCCCCAACGCCTCCAGGATCGGCAGCGCGTCCGCCGGGTCAGCCATCCCCTCCCAGTACGCCGCGTACACCGCGTACGCGACCGACAGCCACGTCTCCCGCGACGCCGCGACGGTGATCTGCTCGCCGCTCATCGGCCGTTCACCAGCCGACTCAGCGTCTCCACCAGCAGGTCGCGCTCCGTGCACACGTGCCCGATGCCCCGCACCAGCGTGCGCGTCGGCAGCGCAGGCACCATCGGCGGGATCGTCGGCGCCTGCCACTCGACCGGCACGTCCACGGCCGCGCCGCAGTCGGGGCACTCGACCGTCATGTCCAGTCTTCCAGGTGCCAGTCGTCCGGCGGCTCGGGCACCACGACTCGCAACACGCAGTCGTCGCGCAGCCGCAGTTCCATCTGGCCCAGCACCACCTCGTCGTTCTCGGTGACCGGCAGCAGCATCACGCCGTGCCGCATCGCCAGGCCCATGACCACGCCGCAGTAGAGCGCGTGCCGGGTGCGCCGCTCGGCCTGCTCGGCGGTCAGCAGGTCGGTCATGCCTCCACCAGCAGCCGCGCAAGTTCATCGTGGATGCCGCATAGGCCGCTCCGCCGCCCCGCGCGCCGACGACACCCATCCTCCCGGCATGTCCGAACCCGACTCTCCCCGAGCGGGTCGCCCGCCTCGCGCCACCGCTCGTAGTGCCAGCGGCACCAGCCGCGGCTGTGTGCGGGGCGGTCGCATCCCTCGATGGAGCAGTAGCCCGCTGGCAACGCTCGCCTCGCGATAGACCGCGCCGCGAGGGGATCGCCGTGGCGCCGCCAGCGTGCGTAATGCGATGAGCACCAGGTGCGGGCGATCTGCGGATAGTCGCAGCCCGCCACGCTGCACGGCTCGCCGGTCATGCCTCGACCAGCGCGTCAAGCTCATCCAGGAACGCGGCCTGCATCTCGTCCGGCACGAACCGCAGCGCCACCTTCACCATCTCGTCCGCGACGCGCGCGATGTCGCGCGGGTCCAGGCCGCGGCCCTGCTGGAGCGCGCGCGAGCGGTGCTCGGCGTCCATCCCGAACTGCACCATCCGCAGCACCGTCGCCGGTGGCATGTCCGCGATCCGCTTCAGCGCCTCGTCGTCGTCGTCGGGCAGCAGGTGCTTCACGCCCAGTTGCCACGCGCGGCGGCCGACTCCGGCGTGCTCGTCCAGCATCTTGCGGCGCATCTCGCCGCGTTCGATCTGATCGCGGGCCTGGTCGGCGGCGTCGGCTTCGGCGTCCCACGCGCGGACCCGGACGCGCCAGTCGTAGGTCCGGCTGAAGCGGGCCATGATCGTCTTCGACTTGCCGAACATCGCGGCGACCTGCGCGTGCGACCGGTTCATCGGCCCCATGTCGCGGTATGCCTTGAACGCTGCCCAGGCTTGGTCTGACTCGTTGTCGCGGCGGTCCCAAGCCTTGGTCGGCATGGCACTATCGTACAACCGGTGCGTAACGGTCAGTCACACGCGGGTCAGGGCTAGCTGCGCGAACGGTACGCGGCGTCCGAACTCGAAGATCGGTCGCACGAGCAGCACCGTCTCGGCGGCGAAGTCAATCTCGCCGATCCGCCATACGCGGCAGTCCCAGTAGACCGGCGTCTCGGCTTCCGCTGCTTCCCGTACCTCGTCCGCGGTCATCGCGGCGGCTTGCAGTCGGCGTGGGTGTAGTAGCTGCCCCACATGGTGGCGACGGGAGCCTTCCAGCGCGTGCCGTCCCACTCGGCTTCGCCCTTCAGGTAGCCGCCGTAGATGCCGACCGGCTGGCCGCAGCGGACGCAGACGCAGTTCACGACCGGCGGGCGGCGCTTATCCTCGGGCATCACAGGCCGCCGAGTAGCCCGGCGACGGCCAGCTTCGACAGATACGCCGCCAGGATCACGGCCACGGCGACTATCGGCGTCCACGGCGGACGCACCCCCGCCCAGCGCAATGCCAGGGCCATCGGAACCCCGAGCGCCACGCCCAGCAGCAGCGCACTGAACAGGTCAGAGTCGGGCATCGTCCGCGTCCTTGTGCAGCAGCGTGACCCGGAACGTCGCGCCCTCGCGCGGGTCGGGTGCGTGCGCGTTGAGCGCGTCGCCGACCGTCTCGGCCACGATCACGCGGTTCGTCAGCACGCGGTCGTCCTCGTCGGGGAAGCGGCTGTCTAGCGTCTCGACCCGTACGACCATCATCGGGGACCTGCCTTTCCGCGGGTTCCTCCCGCACGTCTGAGAATAGCACACTTCGTGTGTATTTCAGCGGGTCACGATGCGGCCCTGGCCCTTGCACATCACGCACTCCGTCTCGCCCCCGGCGGGGTCCACGACCACCGTGCCGTAGCCCGAGCACTTCGGGCATCGCAGCACCTTGCCGGGCATCGTGCCGGTCAGATGGATGCGCGCCAGGCCGCGGATCGCGCTCACGCCGACCGGCCCCACCGGAACGTCGGCGCGTGGCGTTGCGCGCCGCACCGGCGGCAGCGTTCCAGCCACACGACCTTCGGGTCGCGCTTCCAGCGGTGCCGGATCGTGCACAGGTACGGGCGGCGGGGCAGCTTCAGCTTCACGCCAGCAGGCGGACGCCGGTGCCGCCGCACGACGTGCACTCGTGCGTGGCGATGATCGGGTCGAGGCAGCAGCGGCCCTGCACGAGGTTGCCGCAGCAGCGGTAGTCAAAGTCCAGGCCGTGCTCGCATTCGCACGGGGACGAGAGTAGGGCGGCGGGCGCCGCGACGGCCAACGGCGTCGTGGTCACGTACTCGGTTTGGGTTGTCATCGGGTGGGCCTTCGATGGGTCGGCGAAGCAGCCGCCGACGTGTGGCAGGAAGTAGCGGAGCGTGCCTACGAGCCGCGGGGTGGCGGACGTACGGGTAGCTCGGTGCCGCACAAGCGGCAGGCTGTGTCCCGCTCGTGCAGTGCGCCGCATCCGCTACACACGGTGTGTGTCAGTTCGGCGTACACGAGCGTGCCGTGGATCAGTCGGTGCATCAGGCGTCCTGCGCCGCCGCGCAGGTAGACGGTGTTGGGCGGTGCGGAGTTGACCCACATCGCGTGCGCGGAACGGCTCACGGTGAGGATCGCTCCATCGAGCGGCCCTCCCCATACCTGAACGGCGCCCACGCGGCGAGTCTAGCGCGCGTGTCCAGGAAGCGCGAAGCCCGCGCTCGCCGGGGCAACGAGCGCGGGCTTCGGTGTCAGGCTCGGCGCGGAGGGTGGGGGAGGAATGCGCCGTGCCTGCTCCGGGTCGTTAGGGCGAGATGCCCGCGGCCCGAAGGTCGTAGTGGCAGTCGTCGCCACTGATCGCTGCTAGCAGAAGGTGCAACGCTGCTCCGTCGGTGTCGTTCTTCAGGGTGAGCTTATCTGCCAGATACGACGCCATCGGGGCGCCGACGGGGAACTCGTAGCTCGTTCCGAAGTTCAGGATGGCGACGATCCACTGATCGGGGTATTCGTGCTTGGCGGGGCCGACCTGCTCGGCGTAGTTCACGATCAGGATGTCGTACCGGGTGCCGTTGCCGGGCTGGTACTCGACGCGCACCGTGCCGTTCGAGTGGAGCGTGTTGCGAGCGTCGGCGCCCAGCGCGGCGATGCCCTCCAGCGTCATCGCGGGCATCAGCCGCCATCCCTCTCCACCAGCAGCCAGTTGGGCGCCGGACGCTCGTCCAGTTCGACCTTGTATCCGACCCCGCGGAGGAAGGCGGCGAGCCGGTCCAGCGGCTCGTTAGCGAACACGGCCATGATCCGGTCGGCCTTATCCTCGACGCCTTCGCCGAGAAACAGCGCCTCGATGATCTTCGCGCGCAGGGTAGGCGACTCAGCCGCGCCGGTTTCAAGGTCGAGGCGCCGCGCTGTCTCCGGCGGGATGCCGTCGTGACCGTTCTCGCAGACCGGCCCGTACTCGCCCATCGCGACGATCTTGCCGCCGCACACCTCGCAGACCGCCTCGGCCTCGCTCATGCCAGCCCTCCCGGCATCGCGGGCACCGCGTGCTGCGCGAGCATCCCGGTGCGGAACGTCGTGGACGCCATCGCGCCGATGGTGTAGAAGCCGCCGTCGAGCCAGCTTCGCGTCGTGAGCCAGTTCTTGAACGTGCGCTCGAACTCGCGCCGCGACATCTCGTAGGCCACGGCCGGGCGATCCGTCGGGTACGTCTCGACGCGGAACCGCTCGTCGAGTTCCATCCGTTCGATCAGCCCGCGGTAGGCGGAGAAGTTCGCGTTCTCGTGCGCGAACACGATCCCACGTGCGGCCTCGGCCGGGGTCGGGTTGCGCAGCGTGGTGCACGTGACGCGCGCCGGGTGCGGGCGCCGCAGAATGTCCGGCTCGTAGCTCATGCCAGCCCTCCCGGCATCTGCGCGGCGCCGTCCGGGTCGAACGTCGCGACCCACGCGCGGAGCAGGTCGATACCGCGCACGACAGCCTTGTGCTCGCCCCAGTTCAGGGTGATGAAGTCGGTGCCCATCCCGGTGCCGGTCTGGACGCTGCCGACGGAGGACCCGTCGTCGCCCTCCAGGTCGAACATCTGCGCTCGGAACCCGCACGCGATGGACTCAATCGTGCTGATGTAGGCGTACGGCACGGCCAAGTCGGCGGTGCGCTGCTTCCCGAGCATCCCGCTCATCGTGGCCTGCTCGCCGTCACTGGTCTGTACCCTCGCGTCCACTCGTGCTCCTCTCCGCGGCCGTTGCCGCTGGTCGTTGGATGCCGCTGCCGGGAGTCGAACCCGGACGCCTGCCCACAGTGGAGTCGGGGCGAGCGCAGCCGATCTGACAGCGGTGCCGGAGCCGACGTGGTTGACAGGGCTGGCTCCATGCCCTTCGGAGGAATGCCGGGGCGCGAAAGGTGAACGCACCGGCTTGTCGTTAGGCCACTCACGTCTAGGCCCGGCGCTCTCAGCCGTCTCCGGCCAGGCGCCTAATCTCGTTCGCGTACGACCGCCAGTAGTCGTGCAGGCTGTCGTTCAGCAGCTTCTCGGCCGCCTTGCGCAGGCTCCAGCGGCCGTCGCAGGGCGCCAGCGCCCAGTCTTCCCGGGCGTGCGTGATGCCGTCCTCGGGCAGCATCTTCGGCAGCGGCGTTACCGTCGCGGCGGTCACGGCGTGCCCTTCGCCTGCCGCGCCTGGAGCCGGTCGGCGAACTCGCGCATCACGAACTGCGCTTCGGCCGCGGGCATCTTCGGGGTGGTCGCCGTCCACGACGAGCCGCCGATGCTCTGCACCGCGATGGCCGTGCCGTAGTCCCACAGCCCGCTGTTGCCGGGCCTCTCGGCGTTCTTCATCCCCTGGTGGTAGGCGCCCTGGAGCGCGCGCATCTCGTCCGTGGTCGCGCTGTCGATGTGAATGGCGATCCTCACTCGCCCGTCCCCTCTCCGCGGGTCGGAACCCGCAAGTCGATCAGTTCGATGCTCGCCGTCGGCCGTGGCGCGTGCTCGCCGCACGCCTCCCACGTCCGCCTGATCCGGCGGCCGTGCGTCTCCATCACGAGCACGTCGGCCGGAGCGCCGCAGGTGACCCCGCGCGTGTGCCGCGCGCAGGTCACGCCAGCGTCTCCCGGGCGATGCCGTGCGTGCGCCGGTGCGCAGCGTTGACCGCGCCCAGCACCTCGGCCGCCGTCAACTCGCGGTAGTCGGTGATGAACAGGTCCTCGCCGAAGGTGAGCAGGTAGTACCCGGCGTTCAGGCGCCCGTCCGTGCGGCTGTTCGTGATCCGCTCCGCGAGCGCGGCGTCGTCGGCCACGTAGGCCGTGACCGTGCCGGTGCCGGTGGTGCTGACGGTGAACTGGAATCGCTCGATCGCGTGGTCGAAGATCACGTTCAGCAGGTAGACGTTCTGGGTCGCCATCTCGAACCGTCCCTTTCCGCGGGGTTCTCCCCGCACTCCAAGTGTAGCACACGTTGTGTGTATCGCGCCGGTCGATCAGCAGCGCGGTCGTGTCAGCCGATCCTCGATGTCGCGCAGCACCTCGGGCGCGACGTTCGGGTCGTCGTTTAGGGTGAGCACCTGCCCGTAGCCGGTGCCCAACTGGCCGAGCCACACGCCCGTCCAGCGCGCGTCCGCCGCGCACTGCACGCAGAAGTTCCCCCACGGCCCGAACGTCGTCTTCACGTCCACCCGTGCGTCGCCGCCGCACACGTCGCACGACGGCAGCTTCGCGACCTGCACCCACTCGCCCATCACGAGCCTCCCACGATCATGCGGGGCGGCTCGACGCCGCAGCGGTAGTCGGCCGCGGCGTGCCACGGCTTCGAGTCGCAGTTCACGCAGCGGACCTCGTAGTCGTCGCCACCGCCCATCGCGGCGAAGTGGTGCGTCGCGCGGTTCTCGGCGCGCTCCGCGTCGGTGCCGGTGAAGCGGACTGGCATGTCCATCGCCATCAGACCTGGCCCTCCAGCACCATCTCCGCGACGACCTTGGCGAGCGTGCGGCGCGCCGTCATCAGTTCGCTGACCCCGGCGCGGACGCCCGAGGCGCCGCTGGTGCCCTCGGCCTGCATCTCGGCGCGCACCGTCTCGACGTTCATGACCAGGTTGTCGAGCGCCGTGATCATGCCCTCCAGCCTCGCGATGTAGCAGTCGTTCGTAGCGTTCGTCATCTCCGAGCCGTCCTTTCCGCGGGACCCTTCCCGCACACGGAGCATAGCACATTCCGTGTGTATCGCGCCGCCAACGTGTGTATCATGGCGGCGCGGAGGTGGCCGCCGGGCCGGACCGCGAAGCCCGGACCCGGCGGCCCTCCCCTACTCAGCCTCGCGGATCACGACCGTCCGTTCGTACTTGCGCGGCGAGTTCGTGTACCGCGCGACGTACGTCCCGGCGTGCGAGATGACCGCGAACTGGTACGTGCGCTCGGACATGCGCCGCCCGATCACGTCGCCCGCCGAGTTGCGGACGACGTGCAGGAACCGCTTGCCCTTCGGCTCGCGCGTGGCGGTGTAGACAGTCATCGGTCGTCCCCTTTCCCTAGCGTTCGGTCAAGCTCGGCCTTCATCCGCTCCCACATGCCGGGCTGCGGCTCGCGGGAACGCTCGACCAGGATGTTGTCCGGGCCGCGCTCCAGCACCGCCGCCCAGACCGTCTCGTCCTCGGGGTAGTCGGGCGTGTAGAACACGCACACGAGCTTGCTCCGCGGCGGCACCGTCACGGCCATCACCAGGTCGGTCGTGGTGCCCAGCACCTCGGCCACCTCGTGCATCGCCGGAGCGGTGCGGTCCACCCAGCGGACATCGGGGTCGCCGGTCATACCGTCGTCACCTTCCAGCACTCGCCGTGCTCCGGGTGCGCCGCGATGTGCTGGACGCTGCCGGGCCACTGGTAGCCGAAGTCGTAGCCCAGCGCCGCCTGCCGCACGCGGGCGACGGCCTCCTCCTTGCCGCGCGCCTCGGCCTCGGCCGCGTCGTCGTAGTAGGCCCAGCCGACCTTGCAGCCGGACTCGGTGTGGATCAGCGCCATCTCCGTGCCTCGCTTCCCGCGGGGTCAGTCCCCGCCTCGGGTTTCCTGGAGCAGGGCGCGCCGCCGGTGGGAGATTGACGACCCCCGGATCAGGCGACGCAGCCTGCTCCAAACCGAAGTATAGCATACGGCGTGTGTATCGCCTTCAGGCCCCGCCTGGCCTGGCGCCCTCAGTCAGTCGATTTTGGCCTCCGCAGGCCGTCACGCGCGACGCTCGCGCGGACCATCGCCAACTGCCGCTCGGCGTCCCGCATCCGGGTCAGGTCGCCCGGGAACTCGCCCGTCCGGCGCAGCCGCTCCGCGTACGCCCGATGCGCGTCGGCCACCAGCCGGTGCGCCCGCTCTAGCGCCTCCAGGTCATCCGCCACGCAAGCGCCTGATCCGCTTGCGGAACCGCCGCGCCCGCATCGACTTCGCGCGTGCCCGCGCCTGCCGCTCGAACAGCCCCGTGCTCGGCGGCTGCGGCACCCTCGGATGCTGCGGGTGCACGAGCATCTTCCCTCGCCGCCGCCGGTACACGTCCGGACCGACCGGCCGCGGCCTCACGTCGCCTCCGGCCCGGCGCTCCACGACTTGCCGTCGAACACGAACGCCAGGACGCCATCGACCGGCGTCAGCGGACCGGGCGCCATCGTCGGCTCGACGCCGCGCAGCCCGCGGTCGGCGAAGTACGCGCTGGCCTCCGGCGTCTCGGCCAGCGACTCGATGTCGCCACCCTCGATCAGCGCGGACACCTCGCTGTCCGACGTGTAGTGCTCTCGCAACACGTCCAGCGCGTCCTTGTCGTCGCGAAGGAAGACCGACCGGTACAGGTCGTGCTCGGGGTCAACCAACTGGTACAGAATCGCGGTCACGGTGTCTCCCTCGTCTCGGTGTGCCCCCGCGCTCGCCACCGAGACGTGCGAGCGCGGGGACGGGGGGAACTCTACGCCGACGCGGCGGCGCGCTTGCGCTTGTTCGCAGCGACCAGCGACGCCTCCAGCGCAGCCATCAGGTTGTCCGCCGCCTTCTTCGGAGCCGCGGACACCGGCGCCTTGTCGATGGGCTTCCCGGCCGCGGCCTTCGCGATCAACTCGACCCGGCGCTCGCGCACCTCGTCCGTGAGCGAGTCGATGGCATCGACCGGCTCGGTGTAGGTCGCCACGAGCGCGCGTGCTGCCTCCAGGTGGCGCTTGTCGGAGTCCAGCCCGGCGAGCGACCCCATCGCCTCGTCGATCTGCCGGAAGTCCTCAGCCCACGCCAGCGTGTTGACGATCAGCCCGTCGCCCTCCGGGTACACGACCGCGAGATGCTGGAGCGAGCGCGGCATCAGCTTGAACACGCCCGCCATCGCGCCACGCTTCTCGGCGCCCTTCGGGATCGGCTTCAGCGCGTCGAGCAGCAGCCGCAGCGCCGTCGGCGACGATCCCTTCGCGGGCATCAGGTAGTAGCTGTCGAGCACCCGCGCGCGCGAGATGTCGGCCAGCGGCACGAAGAACTCCACGTCGAACGAGTCGAGCTTCGTGGCCGCCTCGATGTTCGCGATGGCCTCGTCGGGGATCGGATAGAACGTCCCGTCCTCGTCGCGGAAGCCCTTCGCGATGTCGGCGGCTTCGAGTGTCTTGCCGGTGTCGGCGTCCACCTCGATCCGCTTCACCGCGGCGCCGCCTTCCTTGGCGCCCCGGTGGAAGTTCACCTCGCCCTTGGTCGTGATCTTGCGTAGCGCCACGGGCACGTGGAACGTGCCCCCGATGCTCAGTGTGCTGTTCCGCACGGTCGATGCCATGCCGTCCCCTTTCCGCGGTCAGTTCCGCTATTGATCGGAGTCTAACACACGTTGTGTGTATCAGGCGGCCCGGGTCACGTCCGGCAACACGAAGAACCTGCCGAGCGCCATCGTCTGCACCTCGCTCGTCACGATCACCTTCACCTGCGTGTCGTAGAAGTACCGGCCCGGGTCGAGCACCGCCGTCTCCCCGGCCGGGATCACCACGTCCACGACGTGGTTGTTCGGCGGCACTCGGATCGCCATGTCGCCCGCGCCCATCCGCTTCCGGATCACCGCCTGCGAGTCCGGGTCGGCCGGGTCGATCTTCACCGTCAGCCACACCTCGTGCGTCGTGTCCGCAATCGGGAACGGCTGCATCGTGCCGCTGTCGTCCGGCTTCGCGAGCACCAGCGTGATCGTCGCCGTGTCGCCTCGAAGCACCTCGATGTCCACTACCGACCTCCCCTGCGCACCGTCACGGTCGTCCCCATCTGGGAGGCGCCGGTCTGCACCGAGACGCCCGCCTGGACGCCGCCGCTCACCGTAGCAATCGTGCCTCCGCCGTTGCCGTTCGCGCCGACTCCGGCCAGGACCCGCCCCTCGTCGTCGCTCACCGCGGCGACCACGCCGCCCACCCGGCTGACGATGGCCTCGACGGTCGGCGTGCCGAACGTCAGTGTGCTGGCGATCCCGTCCGCCTCGATGTGCGCCTCGGTCGCCATCAGCAGGTCGGACTGGGGCGAGAGCAGGCCCGCGTACGCCGTCGCCAGCGCCCGCCGGATCGCGCTCACCGGCGCGACCGCTCCGCCCAGCGCCTTCCCGGCGGACCGCTTCACCAGGCCGACCGGCGCCAGCGCGCCGCTGATCAGCAGCGGAACCGCGTGCGACACCGAGTCTGCGCCGGACAGCGGCAGCGCCGCCGTAAACCGCTTCGCGCTCGACTTGACCCGCGCCCCGGTCGGCGCCAGCGCCCCGGCCAGCGGCTTCCCAACCGACCGCCGCAATGGCGCGGTCAGCGCGAGCGCGCCCGACAAGGCCACCAGGAACGCGCGTGCCGTCGCCAGCGTCGCCGCAGGCGAGACGCTGCCCGTCATCCGCCGCGCCGTCTGCCGCGTCTCCGTACCCGCCGGAACGGTCGATCCGGTGTACCGGGTGGTCGTCGTGCGGATCACGATGCTCGTCGGCGTCGCCGAGCCGACCGTCCTCGGCGTGCTCGCACGACGCATGATCCCGATAGGGTTCAGCGCCGCCGACAGCGCGACCAGGTACGCCTTCGACGTAGCGAACGTACTGGCCGGAGTGATCGTGCCGGTCGCCTTCTTCGCCGTGTTGCGAGCCACCGCGCCGGTCGTGCCGACCGCGCCGGTCAGCGGCTTGCCGGTCGAGCGGAACAGGTTGCCGATGGGCGCCAGCGATCCGGCCAGCGCCCGCGTGGTCGAGAACCGCAGCGTCGCGGCCGGAGTGATCGTCCCGGTCAGCCTCCGCGCGAGCGACCTCGCGACCACACCCGCGGGCGCCACCGTGCCCACGAACGTGCGTGTGAGCTTCCGCGTCTCCGTCCCGGTCGGCGCGACCAGGGCCGACAGCGCCTTGCCGGTGTTGCGAGCGAGCGTGGCTGCCGGAGCGACGGTGCCGCCCATCGACAGCAGGAACCCGCGGATCGGCGTCACCGCTCCCGCCGGAGCCAGCGCGCCAGTCATCGTCTTCGTCATCGCGCGCTTCAGCGTCGCGGCTGGAGCGAGCGCCGCCGTCAGCGCCAGCGCGTAGGCGTGCGACATGGCCGTCACGCTGGCGGTCGGTGTGATCGCGCCGGTCGGCTTCTTGCCCGTCTGCCGCGTCTCCGTACCGGCCGACGTGATCGCGCCCGCCAGCGAGCGCGGGATCGACTTCGTGGCTACACCGGTCAGACCGAGCGCGGCCGTCAGCGTCCGAGCGAGCGCCCACCGCAGCGCCGACGTGCCCGGCGTGATCGACCCGCCGACGTTCTTCCGCGTCTGCTGGACGAGCGCCGACGGCCCCGGCGTGATCGCGCCCGCGAACGCCCGCACGAACGCCCGCGACGCAGCCAGCGTCCCAGCCGGAGTCAGCGTCCCGGCCACGCCGTGCGCGGTCGAGCGGGCCAGCGCACCGACCGACGTGATCGTCCCGGCCAGCGCGCGCGGGATCGACTTCGTGAGCAGCCCGACGGGAGCCACCGCGCCCGCCGTCTTCTTGCCAGTCTGCCTTGTCTCGACCCCGGCCGGAGTGATCGTCCCGGCCATCGGGTGCGACGTGTTGCGAGCGACGACGCCGGTCGGCGAGAGCGTGCCCGCCGTGAGCTTGCCCATCGACCGCTTCTCCACGCCCGCCGACGTGATCGTCCCGGCCGCCGTCACCGCTCGCGTCAGCGTCCGCGCGAGCACGCCCGCCGACGTGACCGTGCCCGCCATCAGGTGCGTAGTCGAGCGCACCTCGGCGCCGGTGGGCGAGAGCGTGCCGCCCGGCGTGATCGGATAGGTCGTCGTCCCAGCGACCTTGTTCGCCGCCAGCGCGCCGGTCGGCGCCGTCGAGCCGGTCAGCGTCCGCGTGATCGAGTAGGCGTCCGCGCTCGGCCCCGGCGTGACCGTCCCGGTCAGCGTGCGTGCCCACTGCCGCGTCTCCACGCCAACGGGAGTGACCGCCGCGTCCGGAGCCACCCACCCAGTCCGGGCCGCCGTGGCGGACCCGCCGCGGAACACGTCCACCCGCGCGGTCGTGTCACCGAACTCGAACGCGAACCGGCCCGCCACCGGAGGGATCAGCGTGTTCGTCGCGGTCAGCACCAGCGACCAGCCGCCCGACCTGGTGAAGCGGTAGAAGTCAATCTTCGGGCCGACCTGCCGCACGCCCACCGTATCGCCCGCCGCGAACGGAACCGCCGCGGATGCCAGCACGCCGGTGTCGGCCCCGCCCACGTTGCCGCGCAACTCCCACGTGAAGTTCGGCGACCCCTGCACGAGCCGCAGCGCGTACGCCGTGAACGTCGAGCCGGGGTTCGCGATGCCCCACCAGAACTTGACGTACGACGCCGCCGTCGGCAGCACCGGCACCTCGAACTGGTAGTCGAACGGCGGCGAGTGAGTGATCAGGCCGCGGACACCGCCGCTCGCTGCCCCCGCCGCCATCCGCAGCGCCGAGACGTTCACGTTCGCGATCCCGTCGTTCGCCGAGACGGTGTTCCAAATCCCGGGGCCGCCAACGTCCACCGTGCCGTTCGCGCGGTCGAAGTCGTCCAGCGTCGTTGACTTGGACGGATACCTGCCGACCCGCGTGTACGCCCCCGTCGGCCCGCCGCTCGTGAGCGTGCCAGTGAACGTCCGCGCCCACGACTTCGCGAGCGCACCGACCGGCGACACCGCACCCGTCAGCAGCCGCGCCAGCGACTTCGCCAGCACGCTCGCTGGCGTGATCGTGCCCGCCAGCGGCTTGCCGATCTGCCGCGACTCCACGCCCGCGGGAGTGATCGTCCCCGCGAACGCGCGCAGGAACGCGCGCGACGCCGCCAGCACACCCGCAGGCGTGATCGTGCCCCCGAGCGGCGTGCCCTTCGTGATCGCCTTCGTCGGCGCACCGGCAGGCGTCACCGTCCCCGCGAGCGCCCGCACGACCGACTTCGCCAGCACGCCCGCAGGCGTCACCGTTCCCGCCGGAGGCTGCGTGCCCGTGGTCCCCTTGCCGACCAGCCAGGTGTCCGCGCTCGGCCCCGGCGTGATCGTGCCGCCAACGCTGATCGGGTTCGTGACTCCCGTGACGACCGAGCCGCCGCCGAAGTCGTCGTACGTGGCCGAGGCGTCGTTCGTCCGGAACCCGATCCGCGTGCCGGTCGTCAGCGACGCATCGAGGACGCTCCCGATCACGTTCCACGCGCCCGCTCCGCCCGTCTGCTTGTAGACCGTGATGGTCGATCCGTACGCGCGGATGCCCACCTTGTCCCCGGCCGAGATGCCCCCGTTGAACGTCCCCAGCGTCGTGTACGTGCTCGGGCCGACGAACTTCTGGATCACGAACTGCCCGAGGCCGCCGTCGCCGGACGGGTTGAACCACAACAGGTACGCCGTCGCGGACGTTGTGCCCGGGTTCGCGATCCGGACGTACAACTCGAACTGGTTCGGGAACGACGTGACGCACGTCAGGTACGCCTCGCAGTCGCTTGGGAACGTGGCCGCCGACCAGTAGTTCGACGACGGACTCGCGCCGCTCATCACGTTCGACGCGACGTTCATGCCGGTCGCCGCGTTGCCGATGGCGTTCGCTATCCAGTTGCCGGACGCCGCCAGCGTCGCGTTCGCGCGGTTGAAGTTGTCCAGCACCGACGTTGCCGGGAACGCGCCGCCGCTCGCCGGAGGCGTCAGCGTGTACGTGACCGCGACGCGGACGTAATCGAGCAGAACTTCCGTGACCGCCGACGTGGACGAGCCGGTGTTCGGCTTCACGCCGATCCGCAGCTTGACCGGCCTGCTGGACGGGTCGAGCAGCCCGGTCTGATTCGCGCCGTCCGCACCCGCGTAGGTCGTGATGGCCGTGAACGCGGCGGGCGACGCCGAGAGCGTCTTCCGGACAGTCGTCCCCGCGCCGTCGCGAAGCTCGGCCGGACCGACCGTCGAAGATGCACCGGTCGTGTACGTCAGGCATTGCCAGTCGTAGTCCAACTCGCACGCCGTGACGAGCGCGCCGGGAGGGACGCCCAGGTCCTCCCAGGTGCCCGTCCACTCCCAGTACGGCGTGCCGTCCGAAAGGCTCTTGCCGTTGCGGCGCGCGGAGAGGTTGCCGTTGATTGTGCTGCTCAACGGCTCATTGGGCGAGTCGGCGACGCCGCTCCACGCGCCCGTCAGGCCGGTGCCGCCGCCCGCGTTGAACACCCATCCCTCTAGCCCGGCGGTGAACGTGAACGGCGCGTCCATAGTCTGGACGAGCGACCCGGAAGCCTGATTCCATAGGCTCGGCGTGGCGCTCGACGACGCCGCGGCCCCGGCAGAGACGATCACCAGGAACTTCTCGCCTGGTGTCACGGTGATCGCCGTCGTCTTGCCGTACCCACCGCCGCCGCCACCCGCGCCGCTCGTGGTGGTCGATCCACCCTGCCCGCTGCCGCCAGGTCCCCAGACTTCGATGTCAATGCTGGTGTGTCCAGCCGCGACGGTGTGCACGTAGATGCCCGGCGTCGAGTACGTGGTGCCGTCCACGATCACCTTGCCAGCACTGCCAGCACCGCCACCCGCGAAGGTCGAGCCGTTGCTACCACCACCGGCGCCGCCGCCACCCGGTGCCGTTCCCGCGGCCGCAGCGCCAATGCCGATCACGCCGGAGCCGCCAGCGCCACCACCCGCCACCGCGACACCGCCAGCACCGCCCGCCGCACCGGTCGCGCCCGGGTTGCCACCCGCCGCTGTGCCCGCGCTGCCGCCGCCACCACCACCCGCCTGAGCGGAGGTTCCAGCCGCGCCGCCAGCGCCGCCTAGCCGAGGGGAGGCAGCCGAAGCACTGCCCGCCGTCGTGGGACCACTGGCCGATCCACCGCCTGTCGCGAGAATGAGGAGCGCGCCAGCCAGAACGTACGTCGATCCGCCAGTAGCGCCAGCACCGGTAGTCCCCGGAAGGACGCAGGTCAGTCGTTGACCCGGCGTGACCGCGATGGTCGTTTTCGCGTACGCGCCGCCGCCGCCACCGGAACCGGCGGAAACGTTCGTCACGCCAGCAGACCCGCCGCCACCGGCACCCCAGCACTCGATCACGAGCGACGTGACACCGGCCGGAACCTGATAAGGACCCGTGCTGCTGACGGAGACGCCGTTCATGAGACACTTGCCGGGGAACGCCGCGGCCCCACCGGCCGCCGTAGTGGCGGTGCTACCGCCACCAGCAGCGCCACCGCCACCCGATGAGCCTGACCCACCCGCGCCGCCGCTCGTACCGCTGCCGCCTGCGACGCCACCCGTTACAGCCGCGCCACCAGCGCCGCCCGCCAAAGAGGTTGCGCCCGGGTTCCCGTTCGCGGCCGTACCCGCGCTGCCGCCGCCGCCGCCACCCGTCGTCGTACCGGTCGCGCTTCTACCCGCACCGCCAGCCCCGCCCGAGAACGCCACGTCGCCGACGCACGACGCCGCCAGGCCACCCGCACCGCCCGTCAGGCCGACCGCGCCACCGCCACCGACCGCTCGGCACAGCAGATTGCCGACCGTGACCGGGGCGTAGTCAACGCTCGTCGCGACGTTGGCACCTGGATTGGTACTGGCAGTCACGGCCCCGGCGACGACCACCGTCAGCCTCGTGCCAGGCGTGACCGTCAGCGTCTTCTTCGCGTAGGCACCGCCACCGCCGCCCTGCCCGGAGGTAACGCCCGTCGTCCCCTTGCCGCCGGAACCGCCGCCAGCCCAGCACTCGATCACGATGGACGTGACGCCCGCAGCGACGGTGTGCGTGAACGTCAGCACCCCGCCCGTCGCGTTGTCGTACGTGGTGCCGTCTACGATGGCCCGGCCTGCGGCACCGTTGCCGCCAGCGGACGAACCGGCCGTGTTACCACCAGCACCGCCGCCGCCCGGCGCAGTCCCCGCCCCGCCCACACCGGCGGTACTGCTGCCGCCAGCGAAGCCACCGGTCGGAGCCGCGCCGCCCGCACCGCCGGAAGCGCCGCCCGCCGCGCCGTTGTTGCCGTTCGATGCAGTGCCCGCGCTAGAGCCGCCGCCGCCGCCATTACCGGACGCCGCAGCAGCACCGCCCGAGCCACCCGCGAACACCACGTCGCCGATGGACGCCGCCGCAGTGCCGCCCGCGGCACCCGCAGGACCGGCAGCGAGGCAGATCATCCGTCAGCCTCCAGCCCAGCGCCGAGTCCGTCAGCCCGCTTCCCCTGCCGGTAGCTGATCGCAAGCTCCGTGCTCCAGATCGGGTTCACGCCGACGCTCACGACCCCGAACGCGAAGTGCACGTCCACGTACGGACCGAACCTGATCCCCTCCCGCGCCGTGACGCGGCGGTGCCAGTCCACGTGCACGCCCGGCAGGATCGTGAAGCCCTGCGACAAGCACCAGTGCGCCGCCCACCAGGAGCCGTGCCGGGAATGCCAACCGGCCATGCTCCGGCGCCGCTAGCGCCTAGCCGCCCGCGGCGACGGTCAGGTCGTACGTCGCGGCGATGCTATCGCCGGACGACAGCGTGATCGCGGCGAACACCGTCCGGTCGAGCAGCGTGCCCGCCGTCGCGGCGCTGAACACGCCGTGCTCGCGGATCGCGGCGCCCGGCGTGGCGTCCACGGTGACGGTGCCGATGGTGCGGTAGACGGTCGCGCCGTTGTTCGTCTGGGAGCCGGTCGGCCGGGTGTTGTCCGGCGCGTACTCGGTCGTCAGTTCCGTCACCAGCGTGGTGTCGCCCGCGGCCTCCGCGGTGGAGCCGGTGCCGATCCCGTGGAACTTGAAGTTCGTCCCCGTCGTCACGTCGTTCGCGCGCAGGAAATCGACGATCTTCGTCACGCCCGCCGTCGTCACGACCTTGTGGCCGACCAGGCCCAGGTCGAACCGCAGACCGTCCTCGCGGATCACTTCCAGGTACAGCGAGCCGTAGATCACGACCGCGCCGACCGCTCGCGCGGCGGCGACCTTCCGCAGCGAGCGCAGGTACAGCGGCATGTTCGCCGCGCGCCACCGGAACACGTCCGGCGTCAGGCCCGGCGTCGGCATCGACTGGCCCAGCATCTCGCGGACGGTCAGCGGCCGCTCGGGCAGCACCCGCTCCATCGGCTCGATGACGCGGCCCGGCCGCTCGACCACGAGCGCCAGCCCTCCGCTCATGTTCGCCTCGCCTCCGTACATGGCCCGTCCTCCTACGTGTTCGGCTGAACGACCTGCGCGTCGTCGGCAGGCTCGGCCTCGGGTTCGCGTCGCGCTATCTCGGCGCCGATGGCCTGGACCTTCTCGCGGGCCGCCTCCCGCTCATCCATCGCCTCAGTGAGTGCATCTGCCAGTTCGGCATCGCTCAGGTCATCGAGCGCCATCCGAGCCAGTATGACAGCCGGAGCTACAGGGCGAAGATGCGCGAGCTTCCGGCGTCCCACGAGATGATGATGTTGCCGCCGTTCGGGGTCACCGAGAACCCGTCGATGTACGCCACCAGGTCGCTCGTCGCCTCGGTGCCGGTGTCCTTGAACAGCAGGATCGCCTCCGACGGGTCACCCGTCACGGCCGTCAGCGTCGTGTCCGCCGCGTCGAACACGCCCGGCGACGGCTGATTGATCGTCCTCGACGCGAGCGCGGTCGGCGTCCCCACCCGCGCGGCGACCGCCACGTCGTTCAGGAAGTCGTGCGCGGTCGAGAACGTGTAGTCCGCGCTGTCGATCAGCACGCACTTGATCCCGGCGTCGTTCTCCAGGTCGATGCCTGCCGTCAGCAACAGCGCCTTCACACTCGGGTACAGGTCCGACATGCGTCGGATGATACGCAAACCGTCACTCAGGCGTGGTTCAGCGGGCGGCCCAGATCAGGCTGCGACATCGCCTCGAACCGCCTGCCCTGCACCCGGCCGCGGTAGTAGAACGACGGGGCCGCCGGGACCACGCCCGGGCACCATCGCTCCGTCGGCGTCTGCCACGGGCACAGCCATTCATGCGCTGCGTGCGGCTCCATCTTCAGGCACCGCAGCATCGACGGCCGCGTGTCGAGCATCGGCCTACGGGCCGCGGCGCAGGTCGATGCCGGGCGGCAGCACCACGTTCGGGATCACGACGCCGTTGTTTGGCGCCAGCCCGGCGGCCAGGCTCGGATCGTCCGCCATCGTCTTGTTCACCGCCTGTATCAGTTCGTTGATCATCGCCATGATCGTCGGGAGCGGCAGCGCCACCTCGACGACGGCAGTCAGCACGTGCTCCGGCCCGCGCGCGGCCAGCCCGTCCTCCGTCGCCGTCCACCCCTCCGGCCCGTCGTCGCCCGGCTTCAGGTGGTACTCGACCTGCTGCGCCTCGACCAGCCGCAGGCGAACGCCGCCGGGGATTGACTCCGCCGACGGCGTTACGTAGCCCTCCAGCGTGAACTTCACGTCTCGGGCACCTCGCGCGGGACGCGCTTGCGGGCGAACGCCGCCGCGCGTACCGCGATGATCTGGGATCGCAGCCACACTGGGCCGGACCCGAGGATTGCGACTGGCGTCGGGACCAGGCCGTTCCTGATCCACTTCGCGAGTCGCGGCTTCTCGACGGACAGGATCACCGCCGCTTCACCCGTGCCGACAAGCTCGTCGTCGAGCGGTGGTAGCTCCACGTTCAGGCGCTCCAGCACGCTCGCAACACGAACCTGCTTGACCCCGCTGTCGATCTTGGCCTGTAGCCACGCTCGTGTCTCCGGGGCGAGCATCGGCGCAAGCGAAGCATCGACCTGATCGTCCATTGGAGTCTCGATGCTGCTTGCCATGTCACCCACAATAGCACACGTTGTGTGCATTAGACCGTTCCCGGCTCGGTGTAGATGGGGCGGCCCTTCCACGGCGCTCCGGCAGGCCCCTTCACGTATCCGGCGATCCACACGCAGTACGCGCCCTTCGAGTCCTGCCACTTCGCGTGGTCGGCAGTGGATACCCGCCAGTGACCGCGCACCAGGAACCGGACCGTCAGATAGTTGCCCGTCTCGTCCTTCGCGTCGCTGGTCGCCGTCGCGATGCTCACGTTGTAGATGCGCGACTCGAACCGCTGCCGCGGCGCCGCCCGGTGCATCTGCTTCAGCGCCTTGCGGGGCAGGAACGTCTCGCGGCGATCCACGTTGCGGGCCGTCACCATGTCGGCCAGCACGACCGCCCACGCCAGCATCGCGCCGCGGTAGGCGTACTCGGAGTCGGCCACCATCGGCTGGTCGGCGTCCATCGGGATGAACAGCGCGTCCGGGTGCTTCGCGACCGTCAGAAGCTCGTGCAGGTCCACCCGCTCGTAGCGGAGGCTGGACAGGATCGACCCGTCCTTGAACCGGTGCCCGCTCGTCCGCTGGTAGTAGTCGGCCGGATCGTCCAGACCGCCCGAGCCGGAGGCGACGTACTCCCAGTCGTCCTTGCGTACCACGATGATGCCCCACGACTGGCCGGGCACCACCTCCGTGATGCCCAGGCCCCATAGCTCGGACGTGTCGTTCGCGTTCCACACGTCCTCCGGCGGCGTGCCGTGCCAGAGCGGCATGAAGTCGCCGTTCGGGCCGCGCGCCTCGAACCACATCCGCGGGTACGGCAGCGGCGGAAGCTCCGTGAACGGCAGCCCGCCCCAGATCGAGTCGAGCACGCCCTGGGCGCCGTCCTCGCCGCCGTCCACCCGGTAGATGCCGCCGGTGCTCATCAGCGCGCGCAGGAACGTGTGCTGCTCGTGCAGCACCTCCTGATCCACGTCCGCCGTCAGGTAGCGACGAAGCTCCGGCGGAACCGCCCGCAGAAGCTCGTCGTGCGCCGACAGCGCCAACAGCCGCGCCTGGCCGGTCGGCGAGATGACGTTCCAGTCCACGTGCGTCTCGTCGTAGCCGGGGCTGTGGCGGACCATCGTGTGCTCCGCCTGATCGGTGATCGACACCCCCTCGGGGTTCCCGATCATCGTCGAGCCGCCACGAATCCCTAGCTCGCCCGTCTCCCCGATGCCGACCGAAATCCCGGCCGCCTGAATCGCGTACTGTCGCGCCTTCCGGCGATTGACCACGCCCGGCGGCTCGCGCAGCGTCTCCAGCGCGAGCAGCACGTCCTTCTCCCGGTGCGGGATGCGATAGCCCTTCGCCAGCAGCAGCTTCTCCGCCAGCAACATGATGACCTTGCCCTTTCCGCCGGATCATCCGGCAGGCGGAGCATAGCACACTCCGTGTGTATCAGGTCGGCCAGGCTTCGATCACCGGCGGGTCGATCAGGTCGAGCGTGATCATGTCGCCCACCGTCGCCACCGGCGCCCGCCGCACCCGCACCCGCGTCGAACGCAGCCGCCCGTAGCTCGTGGTAGCCACCAGCGCCGTCACCGCGCCCCGCTCCCACACCACGCCGTCGCACAGGTGAAACAGCGCGAGCGCCTGCGCGAGCGGCATCTGCGCCTTCGGGTAGGCAGGCGCCAGCGTCTTCAGCAGCCCCTCCGACATGCCCGTCCCGTAGTGCGACTGCGGCCGCTCCACCGTCACGTGCACGTGCACCTCGATGGGACCCGGGATCGCCTCGTCCACCTCGGCCACCAGTTCCGACGGGTCGGACGGCTCGTGCAGCATCACGTCCATCACGTCCACGGCTAGCCAAGCGTCAACTGCGTCTGCGCCAACTCCGCCGTGCACTCGATGCTGCACGTCTGCGGCGGCCGCTTCCTGGTGCCCGGGTTGAACGGCTCGCAACACACCGCGCAGCGCGGCCAGTGGTCGGTCCCGCGAGGAATCGTCGGATCGACGTACTGCATCACCGAGACGACGGTACGCGGATTCTCGGTGTCGAGCGTCATGCCCGTCGCCTTCGCCGTCACCTGCGCGTCGTCCAACCACAGCCCACCATCGTTTCCCGCATCGAGCACCAGCTTCTCCAGGTTGTCCACGTCGATCCGTCGCCGCGACCCGAGCGCGAAGAACAGGCCCAGCGCCACGTTCCCGCGAAGCGTCGGCAGCGTCGCGAAGCGGGCCGCCAGCACGTCCCTCGCGGCCGTCGCGGCCTTCGGCACGTAATGCCCCCCGTCCGGGCGCGTCCCGGCACGCGGCCACGGGACCGGCGCGCCAGGCACCTCGATCACCAGCCCGGTCGCGCCGTGGCGGCCGACCAGCCACCCAACCGACACGCCCGCGATCATCGACGCCTCGCCGCCCACCCGGCCGCCGTCCCGCAGCAGGTGCGTGCCGTCGTCGAACTCCACCCCGATCCGGAACGCGCGGTCGATCACCGCACCAGCCGACCGGCCCATCTGATGCGCCAGCAGCGCCACCGACGCCACGCCGTCCGCGCGCGCCTCCGGGAACTCGGCCCTGATCCGCGCATCCTCCCGCGCCCGGAACACACGCCGGAAGTCGTCCCGGCGCCGCACGCCCTCCTTCTTGAACCGCTGCTCCACCGACGCCCGCTGATTGCCGACCTCCAGCGCCACCAGCGCCGTATGCCCGAGCCGCGCGTACGACTCGATCAGCGCCTCCAACGGCAGACTCCGCGCCATCCCGCCCCCCTCAGTCGAAGTCGCGGTCCGGCGGCCGCCAGTGCAGCGCCCACAGGTACGCCAGGCGAAGCAGCGCCGCGATCCCAAGCACGATCACGACCACATCGGCCACCGCGCCACCCTACCGCAACACCCATCCGCGTCACTCCCGACGTGTGTATCACGAATCGGCCTTCCGATCCATCGACAGGTCCGGCACCGGCCCGATCTGCTTGACCACCGCCGGAGCCAGGATCGCAGGCAGCACGTTGCCCGTACGACGCCGGTCGAGCACCATCGCCTTCACCGCTCGCCGGAACCGGTCATCACGCTCGGGCACCAGGTTCCGGACGAACGCCCCGGAATCGTCCACGCCACCGGTCGTAGTCATGCCCCAATCACCCCACGACCCAGCCGCCAGCACGACCGCCTCCGCGATGATCGGATCGGAGAACTCCGGCATCGGCCGCTGCGTGCCACGGAACTTGCCGACCTCCGCGTACACCTCCGCCAGCCACCGGTTCGCGATCAAGTCCGGGTCAGCATCGACGCCGGTGGACTTCGCCGTCCACGCCTCCGCAATCTCCGGCCACGACGGCGGGAACGGCGAGCCACGCCGGAAGAAGTCGTTCACGACCGCCAGTGCGTGCTCCAGCGTCGCCTCCGGCGGCATCGTCCCAGCGACGACGGCGGCCGACTCGTCCGTCAGCGGATCGACCAGCCGCGGCGGCCACAGCGCCTTGATCGCCGCGTATACCTTCACCACGTCGCTCGCCTTCATCGCCCCTCGGCCTCCAGCCGATCCGCCATCGCCACCAGGTCATCGAACGTCTGCACCGACCGCCGCCCTGCTGGCCGTGAGCCGGTGCCGCTCCACTCCTTCGAGCGAGCGAGCGCGTTCGGGAAGGCGTTCGGTCCGAAGATCACGTTCAGTCGCGGCGCACCGTCCCACCACGGCGACGCAAGCTCGGCGGCGATCACCGCCCGGTAGTCGGTCATCTCCAGCGTCGGATTGTCGCGAAGGCGGCCTACCACGAGCCGCAGGTGTTCCCGAGGTTTGAGCGTGACCTTCGTCCCGGCAAGCTCGTTGAACACGGCGACCACCGCCTCAGCTTGCCGGAACTCGTCCGGCGTGACCTTCGCTCCGAGCACGACCGTGCCGACGCCGACGTGGCCTGTCGGCTTCCGTGCATCTGGGACTAGGGTTGACGGTTCACCTGACGGTTCACCGCTTTCCGGTCGCGCGCGCGTAGGGCGCTCCTGGAGTTCCCCATTTTCTGCGGCTGGAGTTCCTGATAACGGCGCCGAAGTGGCGGCCCTGGGTTCCTCATTCTCGAAGCCGTATAGCGCCAGCACGTCGGCCGTCGGGAAGACGAGGTAGACGTTCCCGCCGCGCCGCCGGTTCCGGATCGCGAGGACGCCTCGCTCGACCAGCTTCGCGAGCATCGTGCTGATGTGCCGCTCAGTGCAGTTACAGGCTCGTGCGAGTCGCGACCGGCCGGGGAAGCAGTAGCCGTCGGGGTTCGCCGCGTCGGCCAGCGCGAGGAGCAGCACCTTCTCGCCGTTCGGCATGTCCGGGAGGTACAGCGCCCGGCCGAATAGCTCCGCGCTCACGACCGCACCATCTCGTAGCTGCTGCCGGTAGCCAGGCCGCGCTCCCCTCCCTGCCCCACCGTGACCTCGCCCGCCTTCCGCAGCCGGATCAGTGACCTCCGAACGGCGGCGCGGGTCAGTCCCGTCTCGGCGGAGATGGCGAGGTGCGTCATCCCAGCAGCGGCACGTTCCGCGTTCGCCGTCAAGAACTCGCGGATGATCCGATCCTTGTCGGGCCGTCCGTTAGTGAGGTAGCCGCGGTCCGCCCACCGCGCCCGCGCGTCCAGTCGGCTTAGTTCCGCCATCTCCAACCGCAAGCGCGCTAGCTCGCGAATGCGCTCCTCGGCGCGGCTCCGTACCTGAGCCATAACCAGCCTCCCAGGCATCGCGCACGCCATGTGCTACGCTCACGATGCGTGTATTTGTTTGGCGGCCGGTAGGGGCAGTAACCCCGATGATCCGGCCGCTTTTCGTTCTAGCAGGACCGCCCCCGCAGCGTCCAACGTGACTTCCCGCACATAGCGGGAACCTCCGCAGCGGCGGACGCGGCCCAGCACCGCGCCCGCCGCGCGCTCCGGGGGCCTAATCCTCCGCCCGACGCACCCGGTGCATCCGCACCTTGTGCCGCCGCTCGGTGCCGTCCACGTAGCCGTCCTTGCCGAGATGATCGACGAACGCCACCTCCGTCACGATCCCCTCGACCCAGATGCGCACCCGCTCGCCCTTCTCGAACTGGCCCTCCACCGGCAGCGTCCCGCCCAGCAGCCGCATCGACGCCGACTCCGGCGCCTCGCCGCCCGCATCGAGCGTGATCGACCCGCCGGTGCCGGGAATCGGCATCTGACCCAGCCGCGTCTCCAAGTCCTCGGCCTGCGCCTCGATGCTCGCCTCCGGATCACCCTCGCCGCCGTTGTCCGGCTGGCCCGGATCGTCCGGCTCGCCTTCGCCGTTGCCCGTGTCAGGGTCGGCCGTCTCGGCTTTCGCCATGCTGCCCTCCAGTCTCGCGGTCGGTCGATCATTGCCGTTCGCACCGGCGGGACGCAACGACAAACCCCGCAGGTAGCGACCGTTTCGTTCAGTCCCGCAGCCACTCCAGCGGGATCGGGAAGTCGTCCTCGTGATCCTCGACGCCGACCAACCGACCGTCGAACGCCGCCTTGAACTCGTGCACCGCCATCGCCTCCCGGTACACCCGCCGCAGCCGCGACGACACGTGCCCGGTCGAGAGCATCAGCGAGTAGTCCGGCAGCCCCGCGACCATCTCTCGCAACACGACCAGCGCCTCCGCCGAGTACGTCGCCGCGCCGGTCGCGCCCGGCGGCTTCACCCGGTACGTCTTCACGCCCCCTCCAGGGCAGCGTCGATCCGCTCGCACAGGTCGGCCACCTCGGCGTCCGGCGTGAACCGGCCCGGCAGCACGACGCAGATCACCGTCGCGCCCTCGCGTTCGTACACGCCGCGGAACAGCAGCGCCCGAGCCTCGCGTGGCAGATTCGGGTCGTTCCCTGCCATCACCTCCACACCGGGCCGGTGCTGCGACCAGCCCAGGTGACCGATGACGATGCGAGCGGACTCGGCCATCACGCGACCGGCTCCTTCTCAGCCGCCTGCATCCCGAACCCGCGCGTCTCCGCGCACTTGAAGTGGTACGCAGGCATGTCGAAGCCCGGCGCGATCCCCGACTCCGACCAGCCAAACCGCTCACCGCACGCCGGACACCGCACCTTCCGCCACCGCTGAAGCCGACCCCACGGGATCACCTGCACGCTCCAGTGGTGAACGTGCCAGGCGTGCATGTGCCGGAAGACGAACCACCACCACCAGTCGGCCAGCTTGTCCTCGTCGTGATGCGCCGTAAGCTGCCGCGTCCGCACCGCCCGGCGGCACGAGTCGTCATCGCCGCCCTTGTCAGGATCGACGTGCCACACCGTGACCAGCGGCGGGAAGTAGTACCTGCGCCTGCCGAACAGCCAGAAGTGCCACGAGAAGTAGAGCCGCCGCCGCCGCGGGCACGGCGTGAAGCCGCGTCCGAGACAGTCCGGGCACTCGTCGCCCGGCCCGTACACGTGCCGCACCTGGTAGCTCGGCACCGGATCGCGCACCTTCCCGTCGTCGCAGTGCGCGCACGTGAACCGCGCCGCGCGACAGTTCAGCGGACCCCACTGCCGGTGCCGGTAGAGCTTCGGCTGCGGACTTCGCTTCTGCTCCGTCCACCGCTTCCCGTTCGGGTTCTTCTGCGGCCACGGCCGTAGCACGTCGAAGATCACCGTGAGCGGGTCATGCACCGCGCACCCCCTGTTCTCTCAGCCACGTGTCGATCCGCTCGCGCAGGTCCTCGTGCCCATGCTGCGGATCGAACAACGTCACCTCGCGCGCCTCCCGCAGCAGATCGCGCGCCTCCGCCAGCGCACCCCGAATCTCAACTCCCGGGTCCGGCGCCGCCGTCGCCACCGCCATCACTCAGCGCCCCGCGCGTGCGCCTCCGCCAGCGCCCCCTCCAACGCCGCCAGGATCACCGCATCCTCCTCGTTCGACTTGTCCTTCCGAGGCACGTGCTCCACGTACCGCGTCGAGAGCGTCTTCCGGTACAGCCGGTCCGGATTCACCTCGCCCAACGCCAGCGCCGTCTCCAACGCCTCCCGCGTCGGCCGCTCGACCCGCTCAGACGCCACGTAGCCGTACACCCGCGGCCCCTTCGCATCCCGGATCGGCACCGGCCCATGCACGTCCGACCACGCCTGAAGCGCCGCCCGCGCCTGCTTCGCGACCGCCGCGCCGACCACCAGTTGCCGCGCCGTCCGCTGCGCATCCACCGCGTCGATGATCTTCCCCTCGCGGCGCAGGTTGATCGGGATGGGACACGCCTCCGGCCGCAGACAGAACGAGCACCGCTTCCCCGGCGACGGCGGGAACAGCCGCTCCGACCACGACCGGTCGAACCGCTCCACCAGCGCCGCCATCTCCAACCGCACGTCCTCCAGCGCCTCCCGCGTCAGCGTCGCCTCGCGCGGCTCCGAGTAGCGCGGATAGAACTCGCGCAGCGTCACCCGCTCGATGCTCGGGTAGTTGTCGAACACCAGCAGCGCGTAGAACCGCTGCTGGAAGTAGCCGCCGAACGACACCTCCGCGGTCGCCGGAAGCGCCCACGTGTCCTTGAAGTCGATCACGATGGCGTCCCGGTCGCCGTGCTCCGCGAACAGCGCGTCAAGCTGCCCCGTCACCGTCCGAGACACGTAGCCACCGTGGCCGTCCGGGTAACGCACCGTCGCCGACAGCCGTTCCTCGACCGCCACCAGGTTCGACACGTCCCACTCCGTGTCATGCGCGAACTTCTTGACCACCATGTAGAGGTCCTTCACCTCGCGCAACGGCAGGTTCATCAGTTGCGACGCGAACTCGTGCCCGCACTCGCGGCACTTCCGGTGCGACCGCGCATCCATCCCCCGCGCGATGTCCGTCGAACCGCACACCGGACACTGCCGGTCGGCGTCGTCCTGTCGCAACACGTCATGCAGGATCGCCAGCGCCGCATCGACCGGGATCGACCCCTCCTTCATCTTCGCCATGTCCAGAAGGCACTGCGCAGCGACCCGGTGGAAGATCGTCCCGCGCGCCTGCGGCGTCGTCGCGCCGATCCGATCCTCCGCCTCCCACCGCGCCGACAACGCGCACTCGTCGAAGGCCGACAGCATCGACTGCCGCACACGCGGGAACTTCAGCACCGCCGCCGCGTACGGCCCCAGCCCCTCGGTCGTCACCATTCCTCCCTCGCTCGGGTAGCGGCCTCGATGTGCTCTCTCGCAACACGGTACGCCCTGTCCTCCCGGACGCCCCGGCGGTAGCGGATCAGCACCTCGATCAGCCCCGCCAGCGCCACGCCGGACACGATCAGGAACATCACGTCGAGCGGCACGTAGTTCGTCGCCCAGTCGTACGCCGCCGTCAGCGCAGGCCACCCCGTCGCGCCGGTCACGAACCCAGCGATCAGCAGCGCGATCACCGCCAACCACCTCACGACTCGTCGTCTCCGTTCCCGAAGTTCAACTCGTCCATGTCGGCCTGCTCGCGCTGCTCGAACGCCTCCGCCTCGCGGTTCGCGTCCTCGACCGCCTCGTGCTCGGCCGCCAGCTTGTCGTCCTCGGTCGGAAGATTGACCCCGGCCGCGCGCATCGCGCGCTCCGCGGCCTTACGCACCTCGTCATCCGGTGCATCCTCTACCTGGGCGGCCGCGTCAACCTCACCCTTCGGTTCGGGCGCGGCCGCCTCTGGCTCCAACGGCGAGCCGTCGTCGTCCACGCCCTCCGGCTGCGGCTCCGACGGCTCGTGCACGTAGCCGTCCTCGTCCAACGATTCGGCCGGTTCCGTTGCAGCGTCGGCCGACTCGCCAACGTCCGTTGCATCGTCCGGTTCCTCCACCACGTCCGTCACCGTCTCCGCCACCACGCCGCCGTGCGCCACGATGAACTCGCGAAGCTGCCCCTCTAGCTCCACCAGCCGATCCTCCGACGCGCCCGCCAGTTGCAGCCGTTCCTTCGCAGGCGTCCACGACGACGCATCGAACAGCCGCGCCTGGTCATACAGCGACCGCACCCGCTCGACCAACTCCGGCGGCCCCTGCGGCTCCGGCGCGGCGAGCGCCGCCTGCGCCTCCATCGACTTCGCCATCTCCTCCTCGGCCACGATCCCGGTGATCGAGAACGCCCGCCGCAGCGCACCCGCCTCCGCGCACTTCAGGATCATCGTGCTCGGCCCCTTCGACCACTGCGAATGCACCGACGGGCTGTTCGGCTTGAAGTCGCTCATGGCCGCGTAGAAGTACGTCGGCAGCCGACCCGTCCGGTGCACGACGCAGTACGCCGCCACCGGCGCCCCGCGATCCTGCGTGTAGCTGTGGCTGATCAGCCGCTTGCCTTCCACGCTCTCGACCTGGAACTTGTCGTTCGCGTACACCACGTCGGCGTCCATGCCCAGGAAGTCCGGATGCCGCTGCGCGATCTTCAGGAAGCCGTCGCGGCCGACCATGATCATCACCTTGTCGGTACGCGACGAGCCGTCCTGATTCTTCGGGACGGCGCACCATATCTCCCGCGCGAACGGGTCCAGGTTGTACGTCGCCGCCAATTCCAGGAACATCATCAGTTGCGCCCGCGTCGCACCCTCCGCGACGGTCGAAGCGATCAGGTTGATCTGCTCCTCCGACCAGTCGCCGCGGCGACGCTCGGTCACCGCGCCGCGCTCGACGCGGGCTAGCGCCTGCTCACTACTCATATCGTGCTCCCTCGGTCAAAGAGAACCGTGCACCTCCGATGGTAACGACCCCATCGGACAGACAGGGGACGACTCAGCCGTGTGCCGTTCCGAGCCGTCCCCCGTCACCGCCGGGCGGGTGCGGACGAAGCCCAGGGAGTCGAGCCAAAACCCGCCTCCCGACCGAGTGGGATTCGCCCGGCCGCCATGCTATCAGCCGTCAGCTTCAGCGTCCCGAGCGGGCCTCGTCGGATCGTGCTCGGCGGCGCGCTGCTCGGCGCGCTGCTCCAGGCCCACCGCCACGATCCGCTCCAACTCCGCGATCCGCGCCCGCGCCTCCGCCAGCGCGACCGTCTGCCGCCCGATCATCTCGTAGAGCATCGCTTCGTCAGCCATCTACACGTTCCTCACGTCTATCGTCACGGACGACCTCGACCACGCCGCCACCGCACTGCCGGACCGGTCAGTCCGCATACAGACCAGCAGCATCCCGTCCGTCAGCGCGGGCATCGCCTGCCAACCGCTGTCGATGACCTGGACTCCGGTGCCCGCCAGCGAGCCAGACGCCCCAACCACGGCAGTCAACGTACCCGCGCCGCCCGTGTCGGTGATGTTCACGTACCGCAACAAAACCGTCCACGTGCCGTTCGTCGCCACGCTGATCGCCGCCGCAAACTGCCAGCGCCACTGGATCGAGCCACCCATCGCATTGATCCCCGACTTCAGCAGCGGAATGCCCATCTGCACGTAGCCGAGGTTCGATTGCGTCCACCCGAAAGACGCATCGGCGCGCATGTCCAGCCCGTTCGACGTGCTGTCCGTGACAACGCCGCACGACTCGAAGAACGCGAAAATCCGCATCGGGTTCAGCCGCGACGCGCCGCCCGCCGTGTCGTAGATGCCTTGCGTAAGCTGGTGCCGGTGGTCCGCTCGCGCATACCGCTTCGAGACGCCGACCGCTGCCGCCGAGTCGTCCACCACCACCGGCGCCACCGCCGACGCCTGATTGATCACGAACGCCGTCGTCGCCACGTCCACGCTCACCGAGTCCACGGCCATCGTCGGCGCGGTCATCATCCCGGTCGCCGACAGCGTGGCGGCCTGGAACGACCCGTTCATCACCAGCCCGCCAGGGGCCGACCGCTTGATCGTCGTGTCAGGCAGCGTCGCGCCGCCCGGCCCGAACGCGACCCGCCCGACGCCAGCCGTATCGACGCCCACCTCTGCCCGCGCCTCGGTGTCGCCCAGCGTGTACGCCCGCATCGCCATCCGCGTCGTCGCGTTCGGCGCGATCACGTCCAGCATCCGCGCCGTCCCGGCCACGTCGCCGCGCACCTGGAGGTTGTCGTCCGTGCTCCACGTGTCGGCCGCAGACCGGTACAGGTTCGTGTCCGGCGGCGACGTGCCGAAGCCCGCCTCGATCATCGGGAAGCCGGTGGCCGTCAGGCCCAGCCGCATCCGTGGCTGCGCGTCGCCCGCCACGAACGCCCGCACCGACCCCGCCGCGCCCGCCGGTTCGTACAGGTCGATGAACCGCGCCGCGCCCGCCGTATCGCCGCGCACGCCGAGCGAGTCGTCCGTCCGCAGGTCATTCGCCCCGGCCCGGTACAGGTTCACGTCCTGCGCCGCCGCGCCAGTGCCCATCAGCAGCGTGCCGTCCGCTCGCAACACGACCCGCGGCAGCGCGTCGCCGCGCACCCGGGCCTGAAGGAACGTCGCCGCCGCCGTGCCGCCGATGAAGTCCTGCCAGTCCGCCGTCCGGATGTCGAGGATCACCCGCGTGATCGACGTGCCGTCCCACTCGACCGACCCGATCTGCCTCGACAGCGGCGCCGCAGGCGTGCCGGACGAGCGAATCTCCATCCCGAAGGCGTACACCGTCGAGTCCGACTCCGGCGGCCCCGGCGCGAAGCTGTTGTCCGTCGCCGTCAGCCACAGCGTGTGCGTCGCCGCGGCGCCGCCCGGGTCGGCCGCCGTGATGTTCCCGACGATGTACCGCCACTTCGCGCCGACGGCTGCGCACACCTGGCCGTTCCCCGCCGACGCAGCCACCTGCACCGTCGTCGCGTTCACCAGCGACACCCGGAAGTTGGGCGACACGTACGTGCCGATGAACTCCTGAATCTGATCGACCCACTGCTCCGGGAGCGCGTCCCCGTAGTTCAGGATACGATTTTGCGTCAAGGTTACCGCCCGCCCTTTCGGAGGTTGCAGGCTGGATGAGTGACCTGCACGTTGTCGTAGGCGTGAGCACCGCCGAGCGCGAGTGGCACTACGTGATCGAGGTGCCAGCGTGCCGGGTCTGCGGCCTCGTGGCAGATTCCGCACACACCTCCGTCCCGCTCGAACACGACCGCACGATCCACTCTCTCGACTAGGACCTCCAGCTTCCGCGCTCGCCGCGTTCCCTGGACGCTGGTATGGAGCGACCGGCGTGCCGCGGCGAACTCGGGGTCGGCATCCATGCGCTCCGCGATGTACCGGCGGCTCGCGTCCGGATGAGCTTCGCGCCACGCCCGCGAGCGGAGCCGCCGCCGCTCTCGCTGCTCCGGCGTCAGGTTCGCGTTCGCCCGCCGGTGCTGCTCCTTGACGGCCTCCGGATTCGCCTCTCGCCACGCCTTCGCGGCAGCCTTGACCTGCTCGCGGAACACCGGATCGTTGGCGTACCGTCTCTGCATACTGGCGGCCGACCGCTGGCGGGCCAACTCGGGGTGCGCTCGATTCCACGCCACAGCGCGGTCAATATCGCTTTGGCTGCTGGCCGCCATCAGATTCGCCCGACCCCAATCGGGCTGACGCCGATGATGAAGCCGCCCGCGCCACCGGCGCTGTAGGTGACCACCAGGTCGAGATGCGCCGGGGTGATCTGCCGCGCGAGCGCCAGAATCCCGAGCGCCGTGATGTCCGTCGAGCCGTACGGGATGATCAGCCGCACCGTGTACGGAGCGTAGTCCTCGGTGTAGTCCCACACGCCCGCGCCGAACGCCTCGTTCAGCGTCGCCACCCAGTCCGAGCCGGTCGCCGTCGTCCGCTTTCGCCGGTGCGTCGTGATCAGCAACGCCCGCTGATCATCCGTCAGGCCCGGCGGCGCGACCGGCATCCCCAGGTTGAACTCCCACATCCGCAGGAACGGGTCGGTGACCGTGAACTGCGGGAACCACTGGAGCCGGATGTTCTCGATCAGCGTCTCGACCCGATCAAGCTCGCGCTGCATCACGTCCAGCAGGCCGCGCACCTGCGGGTCGTCCCGCAGGAAGTGAGGCACGTCATCGACGCGCTCCAGGCCCGTGTCCGTCATCACGCGATTCGCCATCAGGCGATCCCCGCCAGGCTCGAAATGAACGCCACCTCGCCGGTCGCGACGACCACGTTCGCGGCCGTCGCGTTCAGCGTCAGACCGGTCACGTCCGCGATCCCGGTGACGTTGAAGAACCGCGCCATCACGTGGTTGAAGATCACGTCACCGCCCGGCGGCAGCCGGTTCACGTACTCCTCCAGCGCCGACTCCACGTCATCGCGGATCGCGATGGTGCCGCCCGTGCCGTCCAGCGAATAGCCCATGTCGCACGTGACCGACGCGGCGATCACGACCCCCTTCAGCACCGGCGTCGAGACGGCCACGATGGCGCCGATGGGAGCCAGCCCGTTCCCCTGACCGCCTTGGTACACGGTCGTGCCCGCAGGCACCGTCCCCGTGCCGCCCGTGCAGCCGGTCAGCGTCGTGCCCGTCTTGCCCGTGTAGCTCACCACCTGCGGCCCCGACGCGAGCCGCACGACCACCTTCCCGGCGTTGTCCATCCCGCTCGTGGACGCCACGTTCAGCGTCGCCACCGGCAACGTCTGCGAGCCGGTCGAGAGCGTCGAGAACTGGGGCGGGTCGATCTGCCCCTGCACCGCATCGACCTCCGCCGACGACGAGAACGGTCGGTTGTTCAGGTCGGTCACCACCAGCGACACCGTGCCCGGCCCGAACGCCAGCGGCGTCACGGCCGCGTACCCGATCCCCGGGTACGCCAGCGCCCACCGCCGGTAGTCCGTCTGCGTGCCCGCGCCCGCGGCGCCCTGCCACGCCAGCAGCACCCGGTCGCGATACACCTCGTCCGACTCCACGTCCGACCCGCCGCTCGTCGGCAGCGCGTTGTAGACGCTCGCGATCCCCGACACCGGCGACTGCAAGTCGTCGATCTGCCCGGCCGTCACGTTCCCGAACATCGACGCTTCCTCGGCCACGATGTCCAGCGTCACGACCTGCTGGCCGATGCCGATACTACCGCCCGACACCACGTGGAACACGACAGGCTCCTCGTCGGCCGACTGCGGCGTCGTCGCCACCAGCGTGCCGGTGCCGATCAGGATGGCCGCGGACACGGCCACGCCCGCGTCGAACGTCACCTGCCCCGTCGCGGCCACCGAGTCCTTCCGAGGCACGCCCACCGACTCCCCCAGGTAGTCCAGGTAGTCGCCCCACGAGAACGCCGGGAACGTCGCCGCGATGGCCTCCGTCGCCACCACGTCGTACAGCCGCCCAATCTCCAGGATGAGCGGCTGCGTCAGCGTGTGATACATGCCGCCCTCGACCGTATCCACGTAGTCCGCGTCGGTCACCGACAGGCCCGCGTTGATATCGGCGTCCACCCGATTCCGGATCGACGCCACCGTCTCCGTCACGAGCGGGAGAAAATCGACCAAATCTGGCATTTACATCAGCCTCGTGGAGAAGGGCACCACGTCGTTGTTGTCGAGCCGCAACCGGAAAGTCACGTCCACGCCTTCCTCGTCGTCGGTGATGCTCGTCGCGAAGTCGTCGATGCCGGTGATCTTCGGGTGGAACATCAGCGCCTCCTCGACCCGCTGGCGCAGGCTCGCGACGGCGGAGCCGGTGAACTGGCCGCCGATCAGCCCGTCGGCGTCCTCCAGCCCGTAGTCCTCCGAGTGGATCGCGAGCGCACCACGCGGCGTGTAAAGCGCCATCTCCACCCACTGGAACAACTGCGTCATGCCCGTGATCGCCAGCGGCGCTCGCGCCCGCCGCGGCGACGGCACGAACCGGCCCGTGCTGAAGTCGAACGCCCACGAGCGGCCCAGCGTGTAAAGCTCGGGCGCCGTATCGACCACCACGTCGTCCTGCTGGATGTCGTCGCCGAACAGCGTCGGATCGAGCAGGCCCGTCTCGATGGCGTCCAGTTCGACGGACGGCGAGAAGTCGTCGTCGTCACTGGCGACGAGCGATCCAAGTTCCTCATCAGGGTCAACGAAGCTCACTGCCACCATCCATCTTAGGGATCGAAGCTGTCACGTCTTCACCAGCCAGTTGCCGGTGAAGAACGGTCCGACGTTCGCGTGCGGGTCGGCCGGGCTATTGCCAGCCTGGCCGATGGAGTGCGAGTGCGCCGTCTGCGTGATCGTGTGCGCGTGCGGGTCCACCGTGTGATCGTGCGCGGTCGGCGTGAACGTGTGCGAGTGGTCGGTCTGCGTGCCGTTGTAGCCCGTCGCACCCGTCCCGGCCGTAGTGCCCCACTGGGCATTCATCAGCAGGTCGCCGGGGTTCACCGCCGTGCCGGAGGCGTACCCCACCGGCAGCACGACGTGCGTCGTGCCGATGGTGCCCGTTGCGCTCGCCGTCTGGATGTTCGCGGTCGTGTTGTTGATCGTGATGGCCGCATTGGCAGTGCCCGTCGAGCCGCCGTGATCGTGCGCGGGCATCTGCCCAATCGTCAGCCGCACCGTCTCCGTGCCGCCGCGCGTGCCGAGCGCGTGCGTGGTCGCATCCGCCACCGTGTCCAGCCCGTTCGCGCCGACCGGCCCTGTCGCGCTCAGGGCGCCCATGAAGAACCGCCCGCGGCCGTCCGGCAGGTTGAACGTCGTGGTCGTGTCGCCCGGCCCGTAGCTCGTGCCGATCACCGCGAACAGCGCCGCGTACGTCACCCGGCTCACCGCCCGCCCGTCGCACAGCAGCCACCCCGCCGGTTCCGTCGAGCGCGCCGTCGGCTTCAGGTCGCCCGGCGACCACGCGGCCGCGCCCGCCGTCACCAGCGCCGCGCTCACCGCCGCCGTGATCGCGTCCGCCACCCACGACTTCGACGCCTGCTCCGCATGGGACTTCAGCGGCGTCTCGCTGATCACCGCCACCGCCACCAGTTCCTCGTTCATCGCCGGGACCAGCACAATCGTGTCGCCCACCGCGATCCCCACGTCCCGGTCGTACTGGCGCACCTCCTGCGACACGACCAACTCGTCCGAGTCGATCACGATGTCCGCCGTCGTCAACTCGACCTCCAGCGGAACCACCGCTCGAACGATCCCGTACTCCGCCGCCCGCTTCTCCGTCGCCATCGCTCGCAACACAAGGTTCGCGACGCCCCGCGCGGCCTTGTCCGACTCGCGGCTCACACCAGCACCGCCGCGCTCACCGTGTCCACCGTCACCTGCACACGATCCAACGCCGGATCGCCCAAGCCCATGAACGCGCGCCGCGACAGCGACAGTTCCTCCGTCAGCGTCTCCGAGTCGGAGTGCACGTACACGTACACCGTCCGCGCCGGAGACACGTCGCGACGCGTCACCACCAGCCGCTCGCCCACCATGTCAGCCAGCGGCCCGTCCACCGACACGATCCCGAACGCGCCCCGCTGCGGATCGAACGCCGTCCCGTGCCAGCCACACGTCGCCGGGATCGCCAGCCCGTCCCGGCCCGGATACTGGAGCATCCGCTGGCCGTCCGGCCACGGCAGCACCGCCACCTGCTCCTCCTCCATCCCCAGCGGGAACGCCGCCTGCGGCGGAACCGCCGGAGCCACGCCCGTCGAGAGCGCGAGCGTACCCAGCATCGGCACGTTCGCCACCGTCGTCTTCGGCAACGCCCTCGCCACCGAGCCAGCCGGAGAGAGCGTGCCCTTCGGACTGTTCGCCGGAGCCACCGTGATCGCCCGCCGCAGCGTGCTGCTCGGCGCGATCAGGCCCGAGTGCAGCAACTCCAGCGGGATCGAACCGCCGCCGAAGTCGTCCAGGTTCCGCGCCGAGTCCAACAGCGACAGGCCGATCAGCCCGCCCGACGGGAGAGCCGTGTCGCCCGCCGACCCCAGCAGCGTCCACGCGCCCGCGGCCTTCTTGTACCACGCCTCCTGCGTGCTGCCGTAGACCCGCAGCCCAATCGAGTCGCCCGCCACCAGCGCCACCGGCATCGTCGAGCGGATCAGCGTGCCGTTCGTGTTCGTGTTCGACACCTTCCCCAGCGCGAGGTAGCCGAGGTCCGGCCTCCACTCCAGCGTGTAGGCCGTGTAGGTCGTCGTTCCCCACCCCGTGCCGCGCGCGTACAACTCCGTGTAGCCGGTCCACGTCGGAGGCGCACCGCCCGCGGGCACGTAGGCCGCGCCCAGCGTCACGTACACCTCGTGGTTCTTGCTGAACGCCGTCTTCCAGTACCCCGAGGACGTCATGTTGCCGCCGAGGCTCACGTCCTTCGCCCCTTGCAGCGCGTTCGACACAACCTTCAGCCCAGCGTCCGGCCCCGAGAGCGCCGGGGTTCCGCCCGCAGGTCGGATCGAGTCGTTCCAGTTCGCCGACGCGGGCGGCCCGACGTTCGCCCGGTTGAAGTTGTCGAGCACCGCCGTGAACGGGAACGGAATCGTCACGGCTTCATCGCCTTCGGCTCGAACACCATCACCGACACGTGCACGTTGTCCACCGACGGGAACCCGAGCGCCATGAACGTCCGCCGCGTCAGGCTCAGAGGATCAGGCACATCAGCCGTCCCCACCAGCACCGCGTACACGCCCCGCGTGCCGGACGACACGTGCACCCGACGGCCGACCGCGACCGCCAGCGGCCCGTCCGGGCGCGCAAGCGCGAAGCACCCCTTCCGAGCGTCGAAGCTCTCGCCGTGCCAGCCGCACTCCACCGGGATCGCGCCCACGTGCGCGTGGCCGATCCGCAGCGCCCGCTGCGCCTCGTAGAACGGCAACTCCGCCAACTGCTCATCCGACCAGCCGTCCGGGAGCGTCCACTGCGGCGTCGTCACGATCACCGCGCCGAGCGCCCGCCGCGACGGGATGCCGACCGGGTGCACCACCGACCCGCCGTTCAGCACCGGCACGCCCATCACCCGCCGCGACGGGCGCGTCGCCGGAGTCACCGTCTGCGTCGCCGGGAACGTCGGCGCGCCGAACGTGCCATCCTCGAAGTGGCCGTCCGGGTAGACGTACTGCTCGTCAGCCATCAGCTACGCACCGCCCGCAGCCGCGGCTTCGGAGGCGACGACTTCTTGCCCTTCGTCTTACGGCGCTTCTTCGCCGCGGCCGCCGCCTTCTTCACCGCCAGCCGGTCGGCCCGCGTCAGCGAAAACGGGTCCGAGAACGTGACCGTGACCTCCATCGTGTAGTCGCCCGGCGCCAGGCTGTGCCGCACGTCGGTCACCCACACCACGTGCGCGAGCGCCGCGTCGCGCGACCGAATCCGCAACGCCTGCCCGCGCCGGATGCCGAGCACGCCCGGATGCGTGAACGTGAACTGGCGGTTCGGCTTCAGCCGCTTCGTGATTTCCGCCAGGCCCCGATGCCGCGCCTCCGCCGACGAGTCGATCCCCGACAGCGTGACCGTCTTGTGCACCACCCCGAACCGCGCCGACGACTTCGGACTCGTCACCCGCACCGCGATCTTCCGGCCCTTCTTGACCTTGTGCTTCTTGCCGTCCGTGCCCTTCTCCGTGTGCGCCACGCCACGCACCGTCAGCGCCGTCGCGAAGTCCTCCGTCTTCGTCAGACCCAGCGTGCCCTCGATGATCGTCGGGCCCATCTCATACATCAGCGACGACCGCCGCAACGGCGTGATGAACAGCTTGCCGCGCCGGAACCGCATCACGAACCGGTGCGCCGTGTGCACCCGTTCCGTCCGCAGCGCCTCCGTGATCACGTCCAGCGGCGACGAATCGTTCTGCACCATCCGCTTCATCCGGTAGCTCATCCGCGGCAACGCGCCGATCCGGATGCCGTACCGCTTGCAGACGAACCGGATCACCTGATCGGCCGTCCACCCGTGCTTGTGCTGCTTCTTGTCCCGCACGAACCGGAACGAGTCAGTCGAGTCCGACAAGTTCTGCAAGTCGTCGGCCAGCGACCACGAGCGCGTCCCGGCCGCCGTCGCCGTCGAAGCCTGCTGCACCCGCATCCGCCACATCTCGACGAACGCCGCCGAGTTCGCCGCCCGCGCCTGCAACTCCACCATGTCGCCCAACAGGATCGACTGCGGCGACACCGACAGCTTCCCGGCCCCCGGATCGGGGTCCTGGAGCGCCACGTCGCCGGTCATGATCGCGCCCGTGTCCTGCCACGAGCACGCCGTCACCAGGTAGGTGATGTCGCCCAGCTTCTTGCGCCCACGCAGCAGGAACAGCCGGAACTCGTCCTGCGCGAGCGGCAGCGGCGGAGGCGCCACCGGCGGATGCGCGGGCGCCGCCGCGCGATTCGCAGACCTCTGCGTCGCCGTCGAGACAGCCACCGCGCTACCTCGACGACGGCTTCAGCGCCGGAACGATCACCTGCGGGTGCTTCGCGAGCAGCGCCTTCAGCGACTTCATCCGCTTGGAATGCCCAGCCTCACCGAGCGCGATGGCGCGCAGATTCTCGTTCCGTGTGAAGTGCGCCAGCCACGGCTTGTTCCGGTTGTAGATCGGCTTCACGTTCGCCGCGTCGCCGTAGTAGAACTTCGCCAGCCGCGCCACCGAGTATTTGTTCGACGGCAGCGTCTTGATCGTCAGATTGACCGGCAGCTTCGACCGCGCCAGGCTCACCGCCACGTACTCGACGAAGGTCACGTGGGCGTACAGCGCGTCCGGCTCGCCCATCCGTTCCTCCTGCCGCACCGACCGCAGCGTCACCTCCGACGAGATGCCCAGGTTGGCCGCGTTCACCGGCTGCTTCGTCGCGGCTACCGCCTTCACGATCTTCGGGTCGGCCATCGTCAGCACCATCGGCGTCAGCGACCGCGCGAGCCGCCGAAGCTCGTTCATGCGCGCCATCGGCGGCGCGAAAAACGGGTGCGTCGAGATGGCGTCGATGGGCGCCATCGGCCCCGCGTGCACCCGCGTGACGTACGTCTGGAGTGCCGTCGGCACGTCCGTGTAGAGGTAGTCCGCGAACATCGTGTCGAACTCGTAAGTGACAAGCTGCGGCGCCACCGGCCGCGAGTACCGCTTCCGGCCCAGCGTCGCGTACTCGCTCCACTCCGCCGTGTATTCCCAGCCGAACGTCTCCATCGGCGCGCCCTGGAAGTAGAACGGCTGCGCGAGCAGACCCGGCGCCGTCCGCGGGGAGCGGGTCAGCACGCACTCCATCGCCTGCGTCACACGATCACCTCCCCTTCGTCCACCAGGCCCATCGACTCCAGCCGCCGCGCGAACTGCTCGAACGCCGCCGCCACCTCGCGCTCCACGTCGCCGCCGTGGTTCACGACCGTCCCGATGTGCACCGCGAACTGCGCGCCGCCCGGCCCCTGCCCGCCGCCGCGCGTCACGTGCACCGTCTCGTCGCCCGACTCGCCGACGCCGATCAGCGTCGGCCGCCGCGCCTTGATCGTCCCGCCGCGGCCGTGCCAGCCGCCCCACGACACCCGCCCGCCGGTCGAGAAGCCAGCGCCCGCCGCCAACTGCTTGTTGACCCCCGCCGTCAGACCGGTCGCGAACGTGTCCGCCGACGCTCCCTCCAGCAGGCCCGGGATGCCACCGAGCCGCGGCGATGGCGCCTGGAGCTTGTTCATCTGCATGAACGGCAAGCCGGGGTTCTTCGCGTGGTTCACCTTGAAGCCAGACCGGACGCCGCCCGCGAACCACCCCGCGCCGCCGTTCGGGTTCGCGGTGCTCGTGCCGAACGCCCGGCCGTTCAGGATCATGTAGACGTGCGACGGCGACGCCACCACGTTCAGGCCATGCGGGTCGTAGCCCGGCGTGCCCCAGTTCATGAAGCTCGACGCCACCATTGGGCTACCCAGTAGACCAGCCGAGCCGAGCACCGCCGACGTAGCGCCCGAGCAGTCGAAGCCGGTGCCGATGGCGCCGCCTGACGAGTGTCGCGTACCGGACGACGGCACGCCGATCCGGCCGTGCCCGCCGCCCCACGCATACGGGTAGTGCATCGCGTCAATCGCCGTGGCCGCCCGGATCGCGCGCGCCAGCGGCGAGCCGCCTGTCATGCCGCCCGTCAGGTCGAGCGCCGGGTTCCGCGCCCTGCCCGGCACCCGCCCGCCGGTCGCCAGGCCCGGCAGGATGCCGTTCAAGTCCTCCTTGCCGCCGCCCGCAAAGTCGCCCTGGTGCGCGCGGTAGTACGCGAGCGCGTCCGCAATCTCCACGCCCGGGTTCGCGGGTCGCTCGAACCGGCGCGAGTAGGCGTCGATGGCCGCCGGGCCACGCAGCCCGCCGAGTCCCATCCCCGCCATCTGCCCGCCCGCGAACATCAGGTTCGTCATCGGGTCGAGGTACTGCTGCGCCGCCGCCACGCTGATGTTCCCGAGCGCCCCGCCGATGTGAAGCTGCGTCAGCCCGAAGCTCGTGCCGTTGTCGCCAATCGCGCCCGGGTTCAGGCCCGACTCGTGCCACATGATCCCGGCCCACGCCGCCGGGTCCAGGTCGTACTGCGACGCGACCTGACTGATCATCCCGGTCAGCCGACCGCCCGTCTGGAACCGCTGCGAGTGCGGCCGCCCCTCGCCCGCCACCTCGCGCCCCAGCGACGTGCCCGCGCCCGCCAGCATCCCGTCGATCCGCCGCTCCGTGTGCCGGTTGACGATCAACTCGCCCGGCGCCGCCATCGCCGCGCCGACCGGCACCGTGTCCATCAGCCCGCGGCCCGGGATGCGACCACCACGCGCATTCCGCGCCACGTCCCGCGCGTTGTTGAACCGGCCCGGCGTCGTCGAACTGGTGTTGTGCGAAGTCTCCATCCCGGCGACCAGCTTCCGCGCCTCCGCCACCGACAGGCCCATCGCCTGCAACGACGCCACCGCGTTCTTCTGGAGCGTCGTGAAGTCCGCGCTGCTCTCCTCCAGCATCGTCTCCGTCTCGGAAGTCATCGCCTTGCGGATCGTCGCCCAGCCCTGCCTGGTGCCGTCCGCGATCTTCCCGTTGACCTTCTTGATATCGAGATGGAGCGCGTCGTACTCGCCCAGGATCGCGCTCTTGGCGTCCGCCGTCGCCTTCTTCATCTTCGGGTTGGCCTTCTCGATGCTCTCGACCAACTGAAGGCCGATCCGGCCCGTCTTCCGCGCCGTCGTCGGGTCCCGCTCCATCTGCGCGGTCATGTGCTCCATCGTGATCTTCAGCGCCGCGGCCGCCTTCTTCGGGTCCAGGAACCGGCCCTGGGCGTCCGTCTTGCCCGCCAGGATGTCGAACCCCGCGCCAATCTCACCGACCGCCTTGTCGCGCTTCGCCCGGCGGCCCATCCGAGCATCCTGCTTCTCCTGCGCCTGCATCGTCGCCAGAATCTCGCGCCGGGTGTTCAACTCGGCCGTCAGGCCCGCGAGGAACGCCTGCGTCGCCTCGTTCGTCTTCGCGCCGCGCGTGCTCGTGATGTTCCGCTGCAACTTCTCAATCGACGCGATCTGCGACGCCTGCGCGCCCGCCGATTGGCCGCCTGTCGTCGCCCGCGCTAGCTGCTGCGAGTACGACTCGGTGTAGATCGGCGCCGTTGTCGCAACACGCCGCTGCCCGCCGAACCGGCCGACCGGCACGTACTTGTAGCCCGTCGTGCGCGTCCCCTGCTGCACCGCATCGGCGCTCGTCGCGAGCTTCGTCAGAGCCTCGTCGCGCGTCACGTCCGCACCCTTGTATTGCGGGATCAGCCCGAACGACGCCCCCGTCGCCACCGCCGAACCGGTCTGCGCCGCCTGATTCCAGAACCCGCCCGTGCGCTTCGCGGAGTAGGCGTCGATGCCCGCCATCGCCAGTGTCAGCGGCAGCGCGAACTTGCCCGCCGCGCGCAATCCCAGCCCGGCGACCTTCCCGAACCGGCCCAGCCCGCCCGCCAGCCGCCCAGCGCCGCCCAGCGCCTCGCCCTCGGACATCAGCAACTCCGCCTGCGACAGCCCACCAGCCCCGCCGGGAGGACGCGGCCCACGCCGCCGGAACAGGCCCCGAAGGCCACCCATCCCGAGCAGGCCGCCGCCGCCGGGCACAGCCGAGGCGACACCCTGCGCCGCCGCCGCGCGCGTGGACGACGCGGTGACCAGCCCCCACGACCCCGCCAGCGCCCGCACCGCCGCCGTGGCCTTCAGGATCGGCCCGACGGCGAACGCCGCCACGATCAGCGTGCCCAACTGCGGAATCCGCCGCACCAGCCCATTGATAATCATGAGCACGCCGTTCAGCAGCCGCAGCATCACCGTGATCGGCCCGATGCCGTTCTGCCCGAGCAGTTCCAACGTCTGCGCGAACGTCGAAAGCAACTGGATGGCCGTCGGCCCGAACGCCTTCATCATCGCCGTCAGCATCCGCTCCAACGGCGGCACGATGTCCCGCAGCGTCTTGACCATCGCCGCACCCGTCGTCTGCTGCCCGCCGATCCGCGCGAGCGCCTGCGACACGTCCTTCACCAGCCCGAACGTCTCCCGCAACGTGTCCCGCGTCGAAGCGAAGAACCGCCGCGTCGCCACCTGCCCACCGACCGACTGGAAGAACGTCTTCCAGCCATCCGTCGCCTTCACCGCCGACTTGTAAAGGTCGTCGCCCAGCGGCCGCGCCGCGTGCCCGATGGCGACCAGCACATCCCAGATGTTGTGCGCGATCCGCCCGAACTGCTCCAGCGTCGTCCGCGTCTGCGAGAACCACCGTGCCATCCGGCCCGACTCGCGGCCCGCCCTCGCAGCCCCGTCAGCCCACTTCGTCCAGCCGTAGATCGTCTTCGTCAGCCAGTTCGTGAACGGCTGTGCCGCCATCGCCACGTGCCGGAGCGCGTCGATCAGGTTGATCAGCCCCTTGCCCATCCGGCTCACGATGGTGCCGCCCTGCCGCCCCAGCGACTCGAAGTCCGACAGGAACCCCGCACCCGTGAACCGCCGCGACGCCTGATCAGCAAGGTGCCCGAGCGTGCTGCCCATCATCGACAGCAGCCGGTTCACCATCGGCGCCGCCACCCGCAGCCGCTCCAGGCTCGCGTCCAGCCCCGCGAACAGACCCCGCTGCGCCGACCGGCGGAACTGATCCACCAGCGGCTTCCACGACTTCAGCGTCTCCGTGAACCGCCGCGCCTCCGGCGTCAGCCGCTTCAACGCCTGCGCGTTGCCGCCCATCGCCTTGCCGATGTCCGCGAACGCCAGCTTCACGGTGCCCATCGCCAGGCCCAGGCCCAGGAACGTCGCCGGTAACGCCCCGAGCACGCCGACCAGGTTCGTCAGCTTCGGCACCAGGCTCGTAACACCAGCCCCCAACGCCGCGATGATCGGCACAAGCGACGTGAACCCGACGATTAGCGCCGGAATCTTCAGCAGGCCGAACACCTTCCCCAGCCCGCCGAACACCAGGATCATCTTCTTGCCGAACCGCTCCAGCGCCGTGTGCGTTTCGTTCGTCTTCCGCCGGTGCTTCTCCAACGAGCGGGTCTGCTCGTCCAGCACCTTCGTGGCGCTGCTCGTCGTCTTCGACAACTTCCCCATCTCGCGCTCCGCCGCGCTCATCTGAGCCAACTGCTTCTTCGCGCCCACCTCATCGAGCGAATGCCCGAGCTTCGTCACCGCCCGGTCGGTGCGCTCCGCTTCCTCCCTGATCTTGCGCAGCGTCGTGCTCGCGCGATCACGCAGGACGAACGCCCCCTCCACAGTCACGGCCACCTAGCCATCACCCCCTCGCGGCGGCCTTCTGGCTCGTCTTGGCGCCCGCCAGCGCGAGCGCGTCCTCCTCGGCCTTCGCGGCGAAGGCGTAGACCAGCAGGCGGACGCGGCGGCGCGACGGTGGCAGGTGTACCCGGTCGGCTTGCGTGCCGCCGAGCGGCCGGTAGTCGTCGTCCAGGTCGTGGTAGAGCCGGAAGGGATCGTGCCCCCCGTGCTTCCACGACAGGTACAGATACCGGGCCTCGCCACGACCGCCGCTCAGTCTTTTCCCGCTTCGATGGCCTTCACGTCGGCGTCGTCGAAGCCCGACAGCGACATCACGTTCACCGACAGCCGCGCGATCAGGCCCGGCTGCTTCCGGAACCGCCACTTCAGGACTTGCACCCGCGCCCACAGCGGATCGCCGATGGAGTCGTTGATCCCCTTCTGCTTCGCGACCGTAGCCAGGTCCGGACTGACCATCGACGCCGCCACGATCCGCGCGTTCGTCTCGTTCGAGTCCGGCTCCGTGTTGCGACCCCGCCGCCGACCACTCAGGTCGCCCGACTCGATGCGGGTAATCTCGTCCGCCTCCAGCGCCCGCAGCCGCACCACGATGGCCTGCGGCTTCTCGTCCGTGCCGACGTTCACCGTGTACGACCGCTCGATCACCGGGTCCTCGTCGTCGAGGAACCACGCCAGCGCGTCGTTCTCCAGTTGCGCCTTCTCGTCGTCGCTGCCGGTGACCTTCCCGTCTGCGACAAGCTCCATCGCCTGCCGTGCCGTCCGCTCGCCCTTGGGCTTCGCGTCCGGGGGGGCCGTCTCCGGCTCTGCCGTGCCTGCCATGCCGCCTCCTAGCGGTAGTGGGGTCGGCGCGGATCACGCATAACGACTGCCCCCGCGGGACTGCCGATAGAGGCTCCACGCGCCTCTCGCAACACAGCTACGCCGCGCCGCGATCCTTGCGCCCGATCCGCCGCACCGGCGGGCCGGGGTCGAAGCTGTCGTCCGCGGCCGCACACTCGACCTCGATACGGCCCATCTCTGCGAGCAGGTCGCGCTGACCGTGTGATCCCTTCTCCACGATCACGGCTTTCAGCCGTATCCACGCTCTCTCGTAGTCGATCACCGCCACGAGCTAGCCGCCGGTGGTCGCGAGCGACGTAGCGGTCGGAACACCCTGCGGGTCGAGGTTCGCCTTGAACGCCTCCAGGTAGTCCTCGTCTTCCCATGTCAGCGGGAACTCGCGCTCCACCAGGTCATCGCCGATGGAGAACCCGATGGGCAGCCGCCAGATCAGGCAGCCGTCCAGCCTGATCTTCTCGATACCGAGCGCGTCCGGATCGTCGTACTCCAACTCCAGGGAGAACGGCTTCATCGGGATGCGCGTCGAGCGCGAGCGCCGCGACTTGATGAACTCGAACACCTCCATCTCCCACTTGGTGTCCATCTTCTGGATGCGGATGGTGCCCTCCCGAGTCTCGCGACCCGGCTTGTGGCCCATCCGCGCCGTGCCCACCAGGGGCACGTCGATGCGGGCGATTTCGATGGCGCCCGACACCTCGATTGCGTCGCTCAGGGCCGTGTGCCCGAGCACAGGGTCGAGTCGGTAGGCCAGCCCGTACAGGCCGGAGAACCGAAGCAGCCCCTCAGCGGTCGATGCCATCCGTACCTCCGTGTTGCCAGGCGCGTTACGCGACCTGGATGGTGAAGAACACCTGCTCGACCGAGCGGCCGAAGCCGAGTCCGACCAGGACGGCCACGTACTCGTCGGTGTCGCTCGGTGTCGGGTTCGGGTCGATCACGCACGTGAACCCCGGCTGAATCACGCCCAGGTCCACACGCCGCTGGCAGCGCGCGCGAGTCTCGCCCACGACGTACTGCCGCGTCTTGTCGCTCACCGCGTTGCGGCCGATGATGTTCGCGTCCGACCAGTCGGCCAGTTCCATCTGAAGGCCCTGCATGGTGCGGACGTACTTCGGGTTGCGGTAGATCAGGTACGGCTTCTGCGCGTTCGTCTTCGCGACGTACGTGGTCAGCGCCTTCTCGATCCGCACCGGCGCGTCCGGGTTCGAGTCCCGGCCGAGCACCATCACGCCCGCGTCGAACGCGGTCAGGATGTCCGACGCCGACGCACCGACGACCGGCACGACCCCCTGGAGCCGGGCATAGGTCATCGACTGCGCCTCGCCCTTCGCGGCCATGATCCCCGCGATCCGCGGCGCCAACTGCGACGTGGACAGCACGCCCAGCGTCTCGTCCCGCACCGACCCCAGCCCGACGGTGACGATGTTCTCCGACGCCGCCGCCACAGCGCGCGAGACGGCCGTCGCGATCAACTCGTTCGCCAGGCCGCCGAGCACCGTGATAAACCGCTTGCCGTTCGCGTTCCAGTTCTCGCTCCAGGACCGCAGCGACGCGGTGATGCTCACGTCCGTCAGGTCCTCGAACGCCAGCACCCCGAACCGCTGCGAGTCGAACGCCGCCATCGCCGCCAGGTAGTCCGCCGCCAGCAGCGTCGTGCCGTCAGCGCCGCCCGAGAACGACTGGTTCGACACGATCCCGAGCGCCACGCCGGTGATCGTCTGCGTGGCCGTGACCCACAGCGACGCCGCGTTGATCTGATTCGCCAGGTCGGCCACGTTCGTGTCCGCGAACGTGTACCGCTCCACCTCGACGCCGCCGACGTACAGGATCAGGTCCGTCTTGGTCGCGTCCGAGGCGGCGTCCTGCGTGGTCACGGTCAGGTTGTTGCCGTACGACCCGTCCGACTTCGCCGTCAGCGTGATCGCCACGGCCGGGGTCGTGTTCGACAGCGGCCTCGTCGCCTTCGCGCCCGCCGCGCCGACCATCCGGAACGCGAGCACCTGCCCCGCGCCGCCGCGGCCCTCCAGGCCCTCCCCAGTGAACGCCTGCATCACCGCCTTGAATCCAGCCGTCGTCTCCGTCGGGCCGAAGAACGACTTGAAGTCGGCCAGGTTCCGTAGCGACACCACCGACTCCGAAGGCCCCCAGTCGTGCGTGAAGCCGAGAGCAACCACCGACCCGATGCCGACCGGCACCGTCGTCGCGGGCGACGCCTCGAAGTTCACGTACGTCCCCGGGAGCTTGGGCCGCGCGCTCTTGCTGAACTGTCCAGGCACCGGTTACCCCTCCTCGCCCGCGTCTTCGCCGCTCGGCGGAATCTCGCGCTTCAGCCACGCCTTCACCGCGGCCTTCGCGTCCTTGACGGTCATGTCGCCCGTGTCGTCGCTCAACGCCCCGGCCGCAACATGCGACTCGCAGCCCAGGAACGCAGGCGCCTCCGCGATCAGCCGCTCACGCGAATACGACGGCGGCCCCTCGGCCTCCGGGGCCTCGCGCGTGCGCCGCGGTGTGCGGCCTTCGCTGGCGGTGTCGTCGTCGGCCACGCTAGCCTCCTAAGCCCTGGACACCCTCGGGCGTCCGAATGTCTCGTTGTCACCCTCTATGCCGACTGTCAGCACGTGCTGTTCCTGACCCTCGACGATCACACGCTGTCGGATGGATTGTAGGACGGGACCACTGCGGAGCGCATCGTGACGATCAGTCGGCCTCGTCCACGAAGCGCGGAAGTCGCACACCACGATCACCCGCTGCTCGTCCTCGCCGTCCGGCACCCGGTTCACCTGCACGTCCACCAGCCGTAGGTAGTCGTGTGTGTTGCGAGACGCCGACCCGTTCGCGAGCGGCACCCCGGCGTAGTCGTACAGCGGCACCCGGTATGGCGTCAGCCCGCCGACGAACGCCATCCACAGCCGGTCGGTCAACTCCGCTCCGTCGAGCAAGCCCTGCTCGAACGACTCCGACCGCGGCGGGTAGCAGTAGACCGTGTACGGCTGCGTGATCTGCACGATCAGCGCGGCCTCGCTCGACAGCGCCGGGCCGACCGTCGCGACGATGGCGTACGGCGGCTCCAGCAGCGTTCCGTCCTCCGCCGCCAGCCGCACCTCCCAGTCCGGCCCGAGCGAGTCGGCCACGTGCCGCTTCACCGAGCGCAATGCGTCCGCGTGTGTCCTCATCCGCGCTCGCACTCCCGCTTGAACGCCAGAAGCTCCCGCTCGAACAGGCCGTGCGCAATCTCGTGCTCCAGCTTCGCCGCGCTGATCCGCACCATCGCCTGCCCGCGCGTGCCCGGGTGATGCACCACCGACGGGAAGTGCCACCGGCCGCCCTTCGTGAACGCCAGCCGCCGGTTCGGCGGAATCGGCCGAATCTCGTGCGGCGACGTGCTCCACTCCACGTACGGCGCAATCGGGTCCTCCGTCTCCACCCCGGACGCGAACCCGCGCGGATGCACCGTCACCGGCTTCTGCCGCCACGACTCGCGCAACGTCCCGCGGCGCCGCTTCCGCGGCCGCATGTCCGGCGGCTCCGGCGGGTCACCGATGGGCGTGTTCATCCGCACCAGTTCCGTGAACCGCTCGCCGCCCCGCTGCGCCATGTGGAACGCCGCCCTCGTCGCCGCCTCCGGCTTGCAGATCGACGCGATCTTCTCGCCCACGTACGGCATCACGCCGCCGCCCCCGCCAGCGGCTCCCGCGGATGATCGGCCACGACTCGCATCGTCACCGTGTAGCCGATCACGCGCCGCTTCTTGCGGATCGGCTCCGGGTCGCCGGTCACCTCGAACACGACCTCCACGCCGTCCCCGAACTGGTGCTTCGACAGCACCCCGATCCGGTGCTCCGACGTGATCGCGACCGAGCCGCCGTCCAGGTCGCGAATGCCCGTCATCAGCGTCGGCACGCGCACCGTCCGACGCCGACCCCGCGGCGGCGGATCGACCGACTCCGGCGCCTGCGGAAGCTGGAGCCGCGCCTTCATCCACGGCCCCACGTGCTCGTGCATCGGCGTGCTGCCCTCGACCCGCACCGCAGCCACCTGCCGTCGCGAGTAGACCCGCGCCCGATCAACCAGTGCCGCCGTCAGCGCCACCTACTGCTCCCAGATGCGCCCCGGCGCGCCGGTATCCCACACGCCCGGCACCGATTCGTACGGCCCGAACACGCCGCCCCAGTCCACTTCCACCACGTCCACCGCCGGAACGTTCTTGCCGGACAGGATCGCGAGCCAGTAGTCCTGCATATCGGGCGTCATCATCAGCCACAGCAGCCGGTCCAGCGCGGGCGACTGATTCAGCGTCCGCGTCGTCTGCGTGTTGTGCCAGCCCGGCGGGCGCCGCTGCTCCGAATAGCTGCCCGCCGTGAACGACTGCACCACGTCGTCCGACGACGTTTCCACGTAGTCCTCTTGCGACTCGTAGGCCAACTGCTCGGTGCGCAACTGCACCGCCTGCTCCACTATCGGAGTCAGCGGGTCGCCTGTCGGGAAGTCGCTCGCAACACGCCCCGTCACGCCGCCGATGTACGTGACCGCGCGATCCACAAGCACCTGGAGAGAATCCGGCGTTGCCTCCGGATACCCCAGCGCACCGAAGTCGATCCGGCTCCACGTGCGCACGTCTGCTGCGGTCGGAATCTGCATTGCGCCTCCGGCCAGGCGACGATGCGCGCGCGAGCGCGCGCCCTCGGCTGGCTACTTCGCCGTCTTCGGCGTCCCCTGCTCGGCCTGCGCCTTCTCGGCCTCGGCGTCCTCCGCGCTGATCTGCACGGTGTCCTCGTCGGCCTCACCGGCGGCCTTCGCGGCGGCCTGCTCGGCAGCCGCGACGCGCGCCTTCTCCTCGGCCGCCTGCGCCGCCATCTGCGCGTTCGCCGCGGCCTCGTCGGCCTCCGCCTTCGCCGTCCGCATCCGCTCGGCCTGCTCCTCGGCGGACACCGGCGGCTCGCCAGCGCGCTTCGGGCCGCCCGTCTGCTGCTGGAGCGTGGACGCCTTCCGAGCATCCGCCGGAATGTCGAACTTCCGCTTCGGGAGCACCGTCCCGTTCTCGTCCTCGACCACGCCGATCACGATGCCGCCGCGCACCGCCGCCGCGATCACACGCTCGCCCTTCGCGACCTTCAGCGACTCCAGGTCGAGCGCGTCGGTGGCGCCTTGGTCGATGGGCGCGAGGGACGCCCGCGCGACATCGCGGTCGATGGACGCGCGATGCGCGGTGATCAGGTCCTCAGCGTTCGCGTGCTCCCCGACCTTCGCCGCGAACTCGGCCGCGGCGGCCTCTGCATCGTTCCCTCGTGGCATCGCGCCGTCCTCCTTGTGGGCGGACGCCGCAGCGCCCGCCCGGTTCGTCGTCTGAAGTCGCTACGGCGCGACGGAGCGGAAGGCTCCGCGGGGATCGACCGCCGCCATGCCGAAGTCGTGCCGCACCTTGAAGTCCACCGAGTCCAACTCGAAGGTGTAGGGGTCCATCCCCGGGCCGAGCGCGTTGCGCACCGTCGGGTCCTTGATCCCGACGAACGGCGTGTCGTTCCCGTTCAGGAACCCCATCGCGAACGCCGGAACGTCCGCCGGGTCGGCGAACAAGTACCAGTCGGTCGCGTCGGTCATGAACGGCTCGCGGATCACGGCATCCGGCGGCAGGATGCCCGCCAGCATGTTCATCGTGCCCTTGTCCATGAACGCCGAGCCGATGCCCGCTGTGCCGCCGGTGTAGTTCACCGTCGTGCCGGTGTCCTGCGACCGGATGATCCGGTTGGCGATCATCTGGAGCTTCGCGTTCTTCACCAGCAGCGCGTTGGCCCGGATCATGATGTGGTTGCCGTCGTCGTCAAGCTGCGCTTCCATCCACGCGATGGCATCGGCCAGCGCGTCCTCGGAGAGCGGTGCGACGCCCGTGTTGCCACGGGAGGCGTGGAAGAACGTCACGCCGTCGTACGCGACGGGGTTCGACTCGATCAGGGCGACCATCGCCTCGGACACGAACCGGCCCGCCTCCCAGCCCATGTCGGCCGGGTTGCGGTTCAGCAGATCGCCGGTGTCGTCCGACAGGATCGCGTGCCGCGTGATCGAGTAGACACCGCCGTAGGTGTCCAGAGCGAGCACGGCAGGCAGCCGCTCCGTGCGGGTCATGCCCGGGTACTCGCCGTGGTCGCCCACGTACCCGAACCCGCGGAGCATGTTCAGCCCGCGAAGCCGCCGCTCGCGGAAGTCGGGCAGGTTCTCGACGGCCGCGTAGCGCCGCCACTGCGCGTTGACGCGCTGATAGCCGTGCCACACGCTCGCGCGGACCGGCCCGAACAGGAACTCGGCGAAGTCGGCCCGCGAGTCCGCCTCCTGCAACGCCGCCCATTCCTGCCACGCCTCGAACAGCAGGATGGGGCGCCCGTACTCTCCGTAGGCTCCCATGTGTTTCTCCGTCGGTTCCTGTCTCGTAGGTTGAGGACGCCCAGGGCGGCCTAGAAGCTGTCCTTGTCGTCCAGATCGACGCGGCACTTGCCGGTCGGAGTCCCGCGCGAACCGGCCTTCTCGTTCAGACGGCCGAACTTCACGTTGCCCGCCGCCGTGGTGGTCAGCAGGTTGGACGCGGCGATGATGTAGATGGCATCGCCCACGTTCGCGGCGGCGACGCCCGCGCCGGTGTTCGGCACCTGCACGACCCCCTTCGCGATGATCGCGAACGGTTCGCCAATCGCGACCGTCTTCTGCGCCGTGGTGCCCGAAGCGGCACCCGACGACGGCTTCTTCTGCTTGACCGCGACGCCGACGAAGTTCAACTCGGTGCACGGATCACCGTGCACCACGGCCTTCGTCGCAGCGGCGACGTACTTCATGTAGCCAGGGCGGCTGTACGGCATTCCCTATCTCCCTCTCGTGGTCGGAGCGGTTGCCTCTAGTCCCCGACCGGCTGGTACACGTCGTCCGGGGACGGGACACCGGCCGACTCCAGGAGCGCGCGCGTGCGATCCCCGAGCCGATCCGGCTTCTGATCGCCGGTCGGCGTCTCGCCGTCCGGCTTCGTGGTGCCGGGAACCGCCCGGACGCGGGTCGGATTCAGTTGCGCCACCAGGTCGCGCCCGCGCGTGACCGACTCGGTGACGGCCTCGGTCAGCACCTCGCTGGCCGTCTTCGTGCGGTTGCCGTCGGCGTCGTAGTCGTCCACCACGTCGAGCGCGATGGTGGGGATGCCCTCCACCAGCGCGAACTCGGCGCGCATCGACTCGGCCAGCGCATCCGGCAGCTTCGCCTCCGCGATCAGCGCGTGCGCCTGATCACGCAGGTCGCGAAGCTCGATCTGGCGGTCGGCGTCAGCGCGGGCCTCGGCGCGGATCATGTCGCGCTCCTCGGCAATGGCCGCCTCGACCATGCCCGCCACGCGCTCCTCGACGGCCGCCTCGATGAGGGGCAGGAAGGCTGCGGCGACCTGCGGGTCGCTCAGGGCCTCGGCCAGCGCCTCGGGGGTCACGTCCATGTCCTCGTCCTTTCCGGCCGCTTCCTTCACGGCGCTCGCCATCGCTCGCTTCGCCGCCTTCATCGCCATCCCGTGCGGCAGCCCCTTCTTTTCGTACGCCTTGCACTTGGCCTGAAGCTCGGCGTCCTCGTCAGCGCCGCCGTCCGCCTTGTCCTCGGCGTCGCCGTCGCCCTTCTTGCCCTTCGCCTCAGCGAGCGCGTCCAGCAGGCCCGGCCGGGTGTTCTCCATGTAGGCCGCGAACTCGTCGTCCTCCAGGGACTCCAGGAACGTCTCGTCGGCGTCGGCCGCGGCGGCCTCCATCAGTTCCACGACCTTGCCGCCAGCGCCCGCCTCGGTCACCCAGTCCACGGTGCCCTTCTTCTGGATGCCCTCCACGAGCATCACCCGCACGCCGTCGCGCATGACCGGCTTCACGCCGGTGGCGTTCGAGTTGATCGACGACTCGACCAGGCCCGGGTCGTGCTCGATCATCGACGCCACGAACGGCGTCGGCTTCGCACGGCCGACGACGGCGCCCTGCCCGAACCGGCCCTCCGCAGGCACGTTCGGGTCCCACCATGACTCCAGGATGCGACCGCCCAGGTCGCGAATCGAACGGGGCAGACCGCCCGCCGCCCGCCGCGCCTCCGGCGACTGGTGATCGACGTACATCTTCCAGCCCGCGAAGTTGCCCGCGTTCCGCTCCAGCATGTCGGCTTCGTACAGGTGCCGACCCCTGCCACGGCCAATGCACGGCCGGATCAGGTGGAGAAGAACCGTCCCATCGTCAGCAACGCCTTCGACTAGCTGTGCCGTCTCGTGCAGCTTCAGTTCGTCCATCACCCGATTCCCACGTTTGGACTGTAGCGGACGTGCTGCCGCCGATACATACCGTGCATCTTCCCGCAATGACAGCAGCCTCGCAACACACGCCCCTGGCTAGCCAGTCCGGCTGTGCACGGCTGCCACATACTGACCGGCGGTCGTCGTCTTCGGTCGGCCAGCCTTATCCCAGGCCCTCGCCGCTGCCCAGCCGACGTTGTACGCCGCCAGCGCGAGGTCCCAATCCTTCTTCCCGTTCACCGTCAGCACGCCGTCGTACGCCTCGCGCATGTAGTCCGCCTGCCACCGCACGCAGAACGTCACGTCGTACGCCGACGAGTCCGAAACCTCGGGGTGCCAGCGGCCATTGATCTGCGCCGGGCCGCGATCCTCCATGTTCGCCGACACGCACGCGAAGTCGTCCGCCGACTCCAACTCCAACTGCTGCGCGATCAGCATGTCCGGCGCGTGCACCCGGTTCGCCTCCAGCTTCGCGCGCTTGCGGATCAGCACCTTGGCCGTCTTCGGTCCGACCACGCCATCGACCTCCAGCGCGTTGCGCTGCTGGAACGTCTTGATCGCCCGGTCGGTGCCCTGCCCGATGCTCGCAACACCCATCTCCATGCCGCCCTGCGGCACCCCGTTGAAGACCAACTCGAACTTGATCGACAGCACCGCCCAGCCGACCCGCGAATCGTGCGGCGCCCGCAGCCCGTTCGCGAAGAACACGTCCCACGTCCCGTCCTTGAAGAACGAGTCCTTCTCCATCAGCCGAACACCCCCCACATCGTCTGGAACAGCGACCAGGCCAGCCCGCCGACCAGGCCAAGCACGACCGCCAGCACGAGCACGAGCAGGCACAGCCCAGCCGTGCCGAGAGCCGCCGCCCAGGCGTTCTGACCGACCGTCCGCTGCGGCTTGACTGCCACCTACCGCTTCGCCCCCTGCATCGCCCACGGCTTGAAGCCAGGACGCACGTCGAGCGGCATGATCTTCACGAGCGTCACCGGCCGATACGCGATGTTGACCAGCAGCGGCCCCGGCTCGGAGCCGTGCGACACGACCATCGAGCCGCGCTTCACGACCAGCGCCTCGTGCCCAATCGGGCGGCCGTAGAACGCCACCGCCATCACCGGCGCCACGTTGTACGACGTGGCCCGGCCCTTGTTCGACTGCGTGCCCGTGTAGCCCTGCCCGTTGTAGCCCAGCCCGTTCGGATCACGCGCGCCCGAGACGAAGTACCACCACGTCACGCCCGACGAGCAGTCCATGTAGTGCGGGTAGTTCGGCGGGTACATCTTCCGGTTCACGCCGACCATCCGCAGCCCGCCCTGCGTGTAGTGGATCACCGACCGGTGCCGCACGCACATCAGCGCCGCCGCCACCCCCCGCTGCGTGACCGAGCCTGACGACAGCAGCAGCCGCTCCTGCGCCCGCAGCTTCTTCGCCACGTCGCCCATCACCTTCGCGCCGACCGCGCCGTACCAGCCGTAGGCGTGCAGCGCACCGTTCTTGCCCCGGTACGCCTTCGCCAGCCGGTTGTGCGTCGCCCGGTCGATCTGACCCGTGACCGGCAGCTTCATCCGCCGCTGGAACTCGCGCACGTGCATCGCGAACTTGTGCGTGTAGACCGGCGCGTCGTAGTACCGCGGCACCTTGCCCGTCTTGTTCAACGGCCAGAACCCCGCCCGCGTCATCGCCCGGCGATCCTGCTGCACGTCGCGGCCGCGCGTCCCCACCTTGCGGGTACGCGGGAACGGCACCTTGACCGCCACCGCCACGGCTAACCCCGCCTGCCCTTGCTCCTCGGGTCGCTCGGCGGCTCGGGCTGGTCCGGTGGCGGCGGCGGCGCCGGTAGCGTAGTCGCGGTCGGCGCGGCCGGATCAGCGTGCGGCTGCCCGGCCAGGATCGAATCGTCTGCGTCGTCCGGGAAGTCGTCCGGATCGTCCGGCACGAACAGTTCGCCCTCGCCCTCCAGGTCAGCCACGCCGATGTTCCCGGCCGCCACGTCCGGCTGCTTCCGTATCCCCATCGCGATGCCGGTCGCCATCACGATCACGCCCTGAATCACCTCGTAGGTCTTCACGTTGATCGTGTTCGAGAACGCCGCGATGATCGCCGGGAGCGACGCGATGACCGCCACCCAGAACTCGCTCGTGTGCCAGTAGTCCTTGACATCGGAGTTCTGCTTCGCCAGGCCCCGCCACAGCGCGTAGCCCGCGCCCGACGCCGCCGTCGCATACACCGCCCACCGGTCAGGCAGTGACCCGGCAATCGCCGTCAGCCACGCCGCCACGTTCACGACCACGAGCAGCAGGAACTCCAGCGTGCGGAACGTCTTCGGGTTGAAGTTCAACGCGCCCGTCATGTGCCAATCCCCTCGTGAAGCGGCAGTAACGCTCGGCGTGAGCCTATCACTCCGACCGACGGACGCAGATACAGCAACGCCGCCCGGTGTCTCTCGACGACCAGGCGGCGCTGCGCGGGGGGGAAGCTCTACGTCACGGCGTGGCGAACTCGCATCCGTCGAGGGATGGGTCGGTGTCGCACGGATCGGCAGGAACGTAGTCAGGTGCCGTCACAGCGCGCGGACGGCCGAGCATGTCGGTCGTCGCCGTCGGCGCCACGAACGGCGACTTCGGCTCGCCCGCCGTCGCCTTGTGCACGTGGTAGATCACGTTCGCGAGCACGAACACGACCGCCACCAGCGACAGCAGCGTCTTCGCCTGATCGCTCATCAGCCACACTCCCGATCCACGATCAGGGACACGGCGCCGGTCACCGCAGCGCCAGCCGACGGGTCAGTCTCGCAGACCGTCCAGTTCGAGCGGACGACGATCCCGAAGGTGCCGCCGCCGACCTCCACGTAGCCGATCCCGAGCGCGCCCAGCTTCGCCTCGGCCACGTCCAGCCGACGCCCGATCAGGTTCGGCATCGCCGAAGCGTCCTCGGTCGCGGCCGGAGCCGGAGCCGGAGCCGCCGCCGGAGCCGGAGCCACGACCGTCACCGTCGCGGGCGCAGCCGCGGCGCCCACCTCGCTCGTGGCACCGCCACAAGCAGCAACCGTACCCACCAGGGCGAGCAGCCCCAGCATCGAACCAATCATCTTGCGCATCATGCGCATCCTTTCCGCGGCCCCTCGGCCGCAATGAACCGGTCAGCCGTCGGCTACCGGTATCGCTCCGACGCCAGCATCACCTTCGTGATCTGCGCGCCCTCACCGGCCACCTCGACCGATGCCTGGTGCACCGAAGGGGTCACCTTCGGCGTGTCGTGCACGTCGAAAAACTTCTTGTCCTCCGTACCGTCCTTCCGGAAGACGACAACGAATCGCGCCATGACTTACCCTTTCCGCGAGCGATGCTCGCAACGTGTGTATGGCCGGACTATACCACACGCCGTGTGTATCTAGCGGCTCGGCCTCCGGTTCGCCTGCCGATGCGCCGCCAGTGCCGCCGCGATCCGCTTGTGCACCCGCCGAAGCTCGCGCACCGACTCGCCCATCCGCACCGGGTCCTTCTCGTTCGCGATCCACGGATGCGTGCCGTCCTTCAGCGCCGCCCGCGAGTTCGTCAGGAACCGCGACGCCCGCTGCCACTGCTCCTCGTCCGCCGTACCGGTCGCGAATGCGTCGATCAGGTCGCGATGGCCGCCCACGTCGAGCATCCCCTGCCGCATCGCGTCCATGTGCTCACGATCCGGCTGCCGGTGGCGCATCGCCCGCTGCTCGGCCGCCAACTCGCTCCGGGTGAACTTCGGCATCTGCCGATCCTCCGGCACCGGCCCCACCGGCGACTGGCCCTTCGACTTCGGCCGCGTCGAGCCGTGGATCGCCTGCCACTCGTGCGGCTCGGTGCTCACGCCCATGTCCTCGTTCGCGTGCAGCCGCACCGCCTTCGACCAGTCGAACTCCAGGTGCGACGCGCCCGTGTCATGCGCGTGCGCCACGTCCACCGGCACCATCCGCGTGCCCTGCTTCCGTGGACCGACCTGCCGCCAGGCGACGATCTGCCCCGTGTTGCGAGAGCGCGCGAACCCGGCCGCGCTGTGATGCTCGGGATGCACCTCGCGGTGGGTGATTTCGTACTCCGGCCCGCGGCCCTGCCCCGGGAAGTGCGCGTTCCCGGTCGCGTGATGGATCACGTACCGGCCGCCCATGCGCGACGGCGCGCCGCCAGCCAGGCTCGTGATCGTGTCCGGGTGCGCCGTCGTCTTCCCCGACGCGAACAAGTTGTGCGCGGTCGCCGACGCCGCCCGATGGTGCGCTTGCCGGTCGCGGTTCTCCTGCCGCGCCCGCTCCAGCCAGTCATCGCCCGACTCTGCGCGAGCACGCGGGATCGTCGGCAGCGCGCCCGTCGGCGCGGCTCGCGCCATCCGCATCGCTTCCGCGCGCGAGAACGTCCCCGGCTGCCGCTTGTCGTTCACGTCCACGACGTGCTCCCGTGTCCCTTCCAGCCGCTTCACGCGCACGGTCGCGTTGTCGCCGCGGCGGCGGTACGCCCCGACGAACAACTCCCGGCCGCTGCGCCGGTTCTCCAGGGACGCGAACATATCGACCGAGAGCCTGTCCAGATTCCGCTGGATCGCGCCCGCGTCAACGAAGTCCTCGCGCCCCGCAGGCTTCGGCCCCGCGGGCTTCGCGCTCGCAATGGGCCTCCCCTGCGGCCGGTCGCGCATCAGCGGCACCCGTTCGGCTGGCCGCGCCGCCTCGCGCTTCAGCGCCGTGCGCTTGATCGCCACCTCGCGCCGCCGTTCAGCGGCCGACCCGCCGGTCGGCAGGAACTTGCCGGTGCGAGGCTCCACCGGGTAGCCCCCGATGTGCGGCGTGAACGTCCGCGCCCATCGGCCCTTCCGGTCGTGCGGGTGCAGGATGTTGTAGGCCGCCGACGACTCCGACTCCTGGAGCGTGGGACCCAGCATCTTCTCCAGCCCGAGCGCCTTCGCCCGCTGCCGGATGTGCGCCATCGCCGCCGCCCGGTTCTTCGCCCGCCCGAGCGCCTGAATCGCGTTCTTCAGGTCGCTCGCGTTCCGGATCGGATAGCTGCCGTCCGGGAGCGCGTGGCCCTTCTCGGCCAGCTTCTCGCGCTGCGCGGTCGAAAACTCCGCCTCCGCCATGTTGGCCGCGACGGCCCGGCGCTGCTGCTCTGATCCCTGCCAGCCCATCCCAGCCTCCCTACGGCCCATCACTCACCGGCTTGATAGGCGTGCACGCCGGTCGGATCGAACAGGTTCCGCTGCACGGCCCGCTGCCGATGATGCCACGCCTCCGACCCCACGTCGGACGACACGACCAGCTTCCGGCCGTCCACGATCTTCTCGACCTTCCGCACGCCCGCGTCCTTCCCGTACGTGCGCACCCGCACCGCCCTCAACTTCTGCATCGCCAGCGCCGCGGTGTCGTGCCGGTCGCGCGCCTCCCGGTCGGTCGCGCGCTTGTCCTTCGCCTCGTCGATCACGGCCTGCAACCGCGCCATCATCCGCGACAGGTCACGCGGCTCGATGTCGCCCGACGCGAGCTTGTCCGCCAGCGGCTTGTCCTTGCCGCCCGTCGCCTGCTGGTGCAGTTGCGCCACCTGCTTCAGCAGCGCGTGATGTGGCGTGAAGTCCGGCTTCTCCGGACCGATCGGCGCCGCGTGCCCAGCGTGTGGCTCGACGTGCACGCCCAGGCCCTTGATCCACTCGCCGCCGCGGCCGCGCGGATGCTCCGTCTCGTCGTACGCGCTCGCAACACCGGACGCGACCTTCTTGCCGCCGCGACCGAACAGCCCTTCCTCGATGTCGCGGTAGTCCTGGAGCGCGGCCGCCGCCAGCGCCATCTCGCCAGTGCCCGGCGTCATCGTCGTGTAGCCACGCGCAATCGCCGCTCGCCGCTTCTTCTCCGCGTCCGACGGCTCGTTGCTCGAACGCACGACGTGCAGGTGCCGCTCGACCGCCTGCGTGCGCTGCATCGACTGCTTCCACTGCGCCGACAGATCACGGGTCATGCTCAGGTCCCCCTCGGCCCACGTGTCGCCCCGCAGGAACGGCCGCTGCGTCGTCGCGTCGTGATAGCCGCCCTGCGGCATCCGGATCGCCCACCCGCCGACGCGACCGCCGACGGCGTTCAGCCGCACCACCCGGCTCCGCGGCAGCCCCGCCGACACGCTCTCCGCGTGCCACTTGTCCGCGAAGTACGTCGTCCCGCCAACCGTCTCCGTGCCCGGCGGCCCCACGTTCGGCCCGCCCATGAGTCCCTGATGCCGACCCGGGATGTCCGACAGGTGCGGGAAGGTCGTCTTCCACCGGCCCCTCCGGTCGTGCGGGTGCAGCCGTTCGTCGTACATCGCCTCGCGCACGCGACCGCTCATGGCCGACATGCTACAGCGCGCATACGCAAAGCGCCCGGCTGGCATGTGCCAACCGGGCGCTCACTGTCGGATGCTGTCAGTCGCAGCCGGGCGGCCCCACCGGGCGCCACCCGTCGGACTTGCGCGCGTCCGGGCGGAAGGTGCGCACCCAGACGTTGCCGCTCATCCCGCGGCCGTTGCCGTCCAGCATGACCACCGCCGGAGCAACCTCGCGCTCCTCGACCTCGCGGTAACCGCGCTTCGCCAGCGTGGACTCGCGCGCCGGGCGCACCGGCAACCACTGGTCAGTGGAGTCCAGGCGCCACTTCCAGCCGTAGCGCGTCTGCACCTCGCGCGCGTCCGTCTCGGTGCCGTCCAGGCGCACCAGGCGCGTCCGCGTGAACGTCCACATGCCGCCCGCGTCCGCCACCTCCGCCGCGATCCGGTCGCGCTGCGCGCAGACCCCGTTCGCCCACTGCGACAGGAACCCGTCGGTGTCGCACCGCTCGAAGCTCTCCGCCGCGCGCGTCTCCGCCTCGTTCGCCCGAGCGCGAAGCTCGTTGCCGGTCATCGTCATCTCCGAAACCTGCCTTTCCGCGGGGCCTCTCCCCGCACCCGCAGTGTAGCAGGTATCGCACACGTTGTGTGTATCAACCGTCGCCGAACAGCCACCTCTCGTAACGATCCGCCGCACGGTCGCTCTCGTCGTCATCCGGGCCGTCGTCGTACTCGGCCTCCGCGATCCGCGGGTCCTCGTGATCGTCGTCGTCCGGCGCGTAGCGGTCATCGTCCATCGCCCGCATCATCCGGCTGTGCTCGTGCGCCGCGTCCTCGTCCCAGTTCAGAGGCATCGCTGCCCTCCCTAGTTCCTGATCGTCGTCGTGATCGCCTTCCGGCCGTCCGCGTACCGCGTCTCGACCGTGATGATGTTCCGGTCGTTCGTCATCCACTGGCTCGTCCACAGGTCGCCCACCTCGATGCCGAACTGCGCCGCCGCGGACTGGTAGTCGAAATGCGACGACGTGAGCGGCGTGTGCGCGCCCTTCGCCTGCTGCTCGCGCACGTACGCCACGTGCCGCTCCACGCAGTCGCGACACAGCCGTCGCCGGATCGACCGATTCCCGCGCCGGTAGTTGCCGCCCGCGTTGCCGAACACCTGCACCGTCTCGTCCTTCGGCCGCGAGCGACCGCAGTTCCCGCATCGTCCCGTCATCGCGGCTTCCCCAGCGAGGCGAGCAGAGCCGCGTGCGCCGCCTTCTCCTCGTCCGTCGTCTCGCGGACGAACAACTCCAGCGGGGAGCCATCGTGCATCGACTCCGTGCGCAGACCCTCGCCCGGCCGCAGCGCGTACTGCTTGCCGCACGCCATCGCGACGCGACGCGCGAACAGTTCCGGCGTCACTTCCTCGTCCAGCAGGAACGTGATAGTCACCTCGAACTTTTCCATCGTGCCCTCCCTCTGGGGCCGCGCCCGTGGGCGCGGCCCCGTTGTCGTTTACTGCCGAGCCGTCTCCATCTCAGCGACCACCTCGTCGGTCACCTGCGGCGCGTCGTGGTAGAAGCCGCCCCTCAGCAGCGCCGCCTCGACGCCGCGGTAGGTGCCGGTGAAGTTGCCGTGGCGGAGCAGCGCCGCCGCCCACCCGGCCTCCTTCTCCGCCAGGTCAGCCGCGCTCGTGAGGTACTGGGCCGGGTCGATCACCGTGACGTTCCCGGCCGCCAGGAAGACCTTCGAGCCGTCCTCCAGCGCCATCCCGATCCGGCGCTTGGTCGCGCCGCCGTTCCCGTACCGCGGGATCGAATACTGGTCGTCGCCCAGCCAGCAGATCGTGCCCTCCGTGCCGACCGGCACCTTGCGGCCCTTCGTGACACGGACGCGCTTTCCGACGGCCACGTCGAGCGCAGCGGCCACGTCCTCGCGGCGGTAGCGGCGGATGCCGTCCGCGGCCAGCCACTCCGCGGCCAGCGCCTTCACCTCGTCGGTCGCATCGACCGTCGCGCCGTTGTAGTACGTCCAGCCGCGGGTCGTGGCGTACTCGACGGTCGTGACCGCCTCGCCCGTCCACACCACCGCGAGGAAGTCGGAGTCGTGGTAGCCGTTGCGCTCGAACTTCCCGAGCACCGCGCCCTCATACTCGACCAGGAACACGTCCTCCTCGGTCGCGTTCGCCAGGCCAGCCTCGCACTCCACGAGGCGCGCCCCAGCCGCCACACGAGCGTCGGTGCGCTCGCCGCGGCGGGTGAAAGTCGTAATCGCCATCTCCGGCACCTACCTTTCCGCGGGGCCTCTCCCCGCACACGGATAGTAGCACACGTTGTGTGTATCCGCGCACCTCATGTGCCGTTCCACAATGCCGCCAGCAACACCCCGACGCCGACGGCATTCACCGCCAACGCCGCGCCGAACAACCACGAGCCGCCGTGCTCGGCGACCGACGCGACGCCCAGCCCGAGCACGAACCCGGCTGCCAGCAGCGCCACGCCGATTGCGAACGCCACCCGCCGACGATAGCGCCGCGCCGCTACTCCAGCGACGTGTCCCGCACGATCCGCTCCACCACTTCACCAGGCACGTCCCGCGCCTCCCGCTCGCGCGCCTCCCGTTCCTGATTCACCTCCACCCGCGCCGCCTGCCACGCCGACCAGTGGCCCGACACCAGCGCCCACAGCGACAGCGCCGACACGAACGTGACCGACTTCAGCCACCCGGCCGCCGCCGCCACCGGAATCAGCACCAGGAAGAACACCGCCAGCCAGCCGTTCACGCGGCGCATCAGCACCGGCGACCCTTGGACGCTGGCCCACAACGACCGGGCGACGCTCACCCGCGGCGACGTGGCAGGTGGTTCCAGGCGTAGATCAGGCCGACCGCGATCCCGACGATGATCAGCGCGATGATCAGCGTGTGCTCGGAGATGGACACGCCGAAGTAGTTCCCGTCACTCGCCCGAGCAACACGGCAAAACGAACCCGCACGCCGCGCATTGCAAGTGCGCGTGCACCTCGAACAGCGCCCCGACGACGCACTGCGGGCACGTCAGGTCGCGTGCGACTTGGTTTTCATCGCCTCCCACTTCGCGACCGCCTTGCACGCAGCCGCGCGCGTGTCCGGCTTCACGTTCCCGCCGCCGCGGCACCACCGCTTCACGATCCCGATTGCCATTTGGATCGCTTGCGACTCCGACTTGCCGCGCTTCTCCACCAGGTCGTGCGCGATGTGCTGGATGTAGTTGGGCAGCCCGCCCGCGCGCGCGACCCAGTTCGATGTCTTGCTCGTCGAGAATGGCTCCGGCGTCTTGTCGGCCGCCTCCGCCAGCGGCGGCCCCTCGCTCTCCAGCCATGCCGCCTCCGCGATGATCGCCGCCCGCGCGTCGCGCACGTCCGTCCGGAACTCGTCGCCGAACCGCCGGTCGCCCGCGATCATCGCCGCCCGCCGCGCGTGGTCGCTCGTGCGGCCCTGCGTCCGCAGCGACGTGAACGTGGCCTCGAAGAACTCCAGCCGGTCGAACGCCTCATCCTTCATCGGACACTCCCATCGTCAGCGCGACCGCCTCGCGCACCGTCTCGGCTGTCAGGCCCATCTGCACCTTCCGGTCGAAGTCCGTCACCGGCTCGCCGTTCAGGCGACGGCCGACCATGCCCAGCAGCTTCTCCGCCGCCCGGCTCATCTGCACCGGCACGTCCGCCTCCGTCAGCCCCGCCCGCTGCGTCAGCCCGAACCGGCGGTGCTCCGGCTGATCGTCCGGGTTCAGGAAGATCGGCTCCGGCGTGAACCGGTAGTCCCGGTCGTAGGCGTCCCACTCGAACATCAGGTCGTCCGGCCGATCCTCGTCGTACTCGGCGTAGATCAGCCCGTCCATCGTGTCGAGCGCCCACGTCGTCGCGTCCTCGCGCTCGAACCCGGCCAACTCCAGCGCGTCTGCCGTGTCGTGGCCCGCCTGGATGTCCTCGATGACACCCTTGACGGCCTCGCGCGCGTCGTCCGTCCAGTCCTCCGTCGGCCCCTTCGGCGGCTGGATGCGGGTCATCTTGATCGACTTCGGCTCGTCTCGGCTGACCCGCCACTGCTGCTTCGGGTCGGACCGCAGCAGGTGATGCGCTCGCAACACACCCTCGACCGCCTTGCCGACCGGCTCCCACTCCTGCGGCGGCCACCGGTGCACCGCGCCGGTCTGCTTCTCGAACTCGCCACGGAACGAGTCGGGCATCGTCGTCCCGAGCCACTGCGCGTACGCCCGCGCCCACAACTCATGCGGCGACGCCGTGTACGTCTGATCGCTCGGGTGCAGCCCCACCGAGCGCGTCATCGCCGTCTTGAAGAACCGCCGCCACGCCACCCGCTGCTCCGGCCGGATGAACTGGGCGTCAATCGCCGTCGGCTCGTTCGCCGCCACCGTGCTCATCATCAGCATCCCCGGCACCGGGATGTAGCCCATCCGCTCGTGCGCGAGCGCCGCGTCCAGCACGTGCCCCATCTCGTGCGCGAAGATCAGCCCGCCATAGCCGTCGTCCAGCGTCTCCGAGCGCACCGAGACAGTCCAGTCCGGCGGCGCCGTGTCGCTCGTCACCGCCCGCACTTCGCCTAGCGCGCGGCCCGTCCGATCACCGCCGACATCCTGCTCCTCGATGATGTGGAAGTCGTCCGGCAGCGCAGGCCAGGCGTGCGCCTTCGCCATGTGCTGCGCCACCTCGTAGATGGATGTCGTCTCCCGGCCAGGCTTCATGCCCTCCGCGAGCGCGTCCCCGAGCCTCGCGCGGAGCGCCGCCGTGATCGCTTCGGGCGGCTCCATCTCGCGCGTCCTCGGGTTGCCAATCTCGCGCGACTGGTACGCCAGCGGAATCGGCATCACCACGTACTGCTGCGCGCTCGTCATCGGGCCGCCGTCGCTGGCGCGCGTGAACTGCACCCCCTCGCCGTACACCCCCGTCATCAGCCGGGCGCCCATCGCGTCCGCCTCGCGCTGCGTGAGGTCCTGCGGTTCCTCATCCGGACGCCCGCCCCGCGCGATCCCGGCCGCAGCCGCGAACGCCTCGCCCGACGGCGACCGCTCGCCCGTGTCCGTCGTCAGCGGCAGGCCCGTCTCGTGCCGCGCCACCGCGAGCAGCTTCGACGCGACGCCCTGCCGCCGCACCGACTCATCCACGTGCACAAGCTCGACCGTGCCGCGGCGCTCGTCCACCGTCAGCAGCCCCAGCGGCAGCCCGGCCGCGAACGCGCCGAACACCCGCGTCGAGGTTTGCATCCCGTGCACCTCGGCCAGGGCCACCGGTCGGTCCTCGCCCAGGAACCGCACCGTGAACGGCCCCGACCCGGCGCGTGCCTGCGCGCTCGGCCGCGTGTACGTCCGCGCCCACCGCCCGAGGCGATCATGCGGATGCCGCAGCTTGTCCCACAGCACGTTCGCCGCTTCCTCGACCGGCTCCACCTCGTCCCACCACGGCAGCGTCGTCACGTCCGGCCCGACGATCTCCTCGCCGTCCACGACCACCCGATCCGGATGCACCTCCGGCTCCGGCGCGTCCGCCTCGTCCGCCGCCTGCATGATCACCGTCGTCGTCTTCAGCTTCGGCGGCGACTTCGACGACACCCGTCCCGTCGAGCCGCGGCCGCCCAGCGGCTTGCCGCCCTTCCGCGTCGCAGGCTCATCCGCCGACAGGAACCCCGTCCGCGACTTGCCCGACTCCACCTCCGCCCGGCGCGCGTTGATCCGCCGCATCGCCTGCACCGTCACGACACCCGTCGGCGGCAGCCCGTAGCCCGACTGGAACAGCCGCACGGCCTTCTCTAGCTCCGGGCCGAACACGCCGTCCACCGCCACGTCGTAGCCCAGGTGCTCCAGCATCGTCTGGATGTTCTTGACCCGCGAGTCCGGGTGCTCCTTCGTGCCCATCCCGATCTTCGCGTACTCGTTCTTGCCCAGCTTCACGACACCCGGCTTCGCCACGCTCGCGCTCGCGCTCGTGCTCGTCTTCGCAGCCGCCTTCGCAGCCGCGTCCACCTGCGCCGCCGTGTGCGCGTTACGCAGCGCCACCACCGTCCGCTGGTCGAGCTTCCCGGTCACCGGCAGCCCACGCGACTTCTGGAACTCCGCGACCGACTTCACCCCAGCCGACTTCAACATCTGCGCCGTCGTCGCCGGACGCTGCTGCCGCTGCTGCTTGCGCAACTGCGCCTGCGTCTGCGACTTCTTCGCGAACTGTCCGCCGCCGACCCGGCCCATCGCCGTCCGCGGATGCGCCTGATTGAACGCGCCCTGCGCCGCGGTCGTCCCACCCCGGCCCTTCGGCGCCGCCGCCCTCGCCTGCTGGCGCGACGCGACCGAGTACGCCGCCTGCCCCCTCTCGCCCGCGCCACCCGCCAACTGCTGGCCGTATGTCGCCATCTGACGGGAGAGGTTACACGCCGCCACCCGGCGCCGGTTACTTCGTCGGCGCGGGCTTCGCTGCGGGCGCTGCGGCCTGCTCCGCGGGCTTCTCCGGAGCCGCCGGTGGCTGCGGAGGCTGGCCCTCGTCCGGCGGCGCCTCTCCCGTGCCGTCGTCCGGCCCGTCTCCCTGCGCCGCTGCGGCCGCGCTGGAGTCCATGTTCCCCGCCGCCACCGCCGTCCACGCCTCGCCGCCGTTCTTGAAGATCGCGTCCGGCTCCCACTCGGGCGGAGCCTCCGTGTCCGGGTCATCGAAGTACCGCAGCCCCGATCCGGCGTTCGGCGTCTCGAAAGGCACGTCCACCGCGATGCCCTCGGACAGCAAGTCCTCGGTGCTCATCCCGGGCTTGATCGCCGGTTCGCCCGTCTCGTCGCCGCCGTCGCCGCCATCCCCGGCCCTGGGGTCAGCAGCAGCAGGCGGCGTCGCGTCATCGGCGGGCTTTCCGTCGTCTTCGCGGGGACGCGCCATCCGGTCATCCTAGCGGGCGGGATGCCGCGGGCGCGCGTCCACGCCCTCGATCTTCTCCTGCGCCTTGGCCTGCAACTTCTGCCAGAGCGCCTGGTCGATCACCTTGAACTCGCCCGTCGTCGGATCGAACTCCGCGTACGGCTTCGGCGGCCGGAACAGCTTCTTCGGCTGGCCGTCCTTGCCGACCTCCGTCTCCGACAGGTCGAATCCCTGATCGTTGTCGTACACCGTCACGTGCGGCAGGCCCGTCGCTCCCTTCCCGTGCTCGTCCGCCAACCGCTGCATGAAGTCCGGGATGGTCGCCGCCACGTCCCGGTGCACGGCCCGCATCACGACCTCCGGGATGTGCCGCCGGTCGGCATCCGCCTTCGCGCCCGCCGCGCGCCCCGCCGCGCGGTTCAGCGCCTCCTGCGTCGGGATGTCCGTGTAGAGGATGTTCACCGCGCCCGGCACGTCGTTGCCCGCCTTGTCCTTGCCGTAGCCCGCGTCGCTGAACGACCGCACCCGGTCGCGAATCTCGTCCGTGCTCGTGTCCGAGATGCCGTCCACGATCATGTTCAGCCGCTTCGCTTGCGCCCGGCGCTGGAGTTCCTGGGCAATCTCCCACGCCTCCCGGTAGACCTGAAGGTTCCCCTCGGGATCGTCCTCGTCGAGCGCCTGCTTGTATTCCGGCAGCATCGCCTTGATCCGATCCGGGTCGAGCGTGATCGCGCTCTGCGGCACCCGGCCCTGCTTCCGCGCCAGCTTGATCGACGCGCCCTTCCCCGCCGCGTACCCGCCGCCCGAGAACATCACCTTCGGCACGCCGTCCGCGTCCGGCTCCAGGTACTTGCCGTTCGGGTCCATGTGCAGATCACCGTTGTCGTCGATGACCGGCTCGCGCAGCAGCGCGTCAATGATCGCCTCGTGAATCTTCCGGCGCGCGCTCGACCACCGCACCGTCCCATCCGGCTGCACACGCGCGTACTTGTCGAACGTGTCGTCCTTCGACCCCGCGTCCCGCGCGAACGCCAGCAGCGTGTGTTGCGAGACGGACCCGGCCGGGTTGAAGTGCGCCTCCGCCATCTGGAGTTGCCGACCGCGCGTCGCCGCCGACAGCTTGCTCCGAAGCCGCTGGCCCAGCGACTCGGCCTTCGCCTTGTTCGCCTCCGACTGGCCCTTCTCGCGCTGCACGATTTCGGACGCGCCGACACCGCCCTCCGGCGTCTCCAGCTTCGGCGTCTCGGTGCCCGGCACCTTCGACGTGTCCAGCTTCCGCTCGCGCGCGCCCGGGTGCGGCGGCGGCTTCGGCGGCTTCGGGCCGGTCGGCGTCGGGTGCTTCACGTTGCCGCCGCGGCCCTTCACGCGCGGCTTGTCCTTCTTCGAGAACACGTGCCCATACGTCCTCGAAAACCGGCCCGTGCCGCGGTCGTGCGGATGCAGCTTCGTGTCGTACTTCTTCGCGATCCCGACGATGTTGCCGATCCCCTCCGACAACGGGTAAAGCTCGGCCAGCGCCGCCTCCAGCAGGCCCTCCTCCTCCAGATCGTCGAGCACCCCGTGCGACAGCATCCCGCTCTCGTCGAGCGTCGCTTCGTCCGCCTCGCCGCGCCGCAGCAGTTCCTCGCGGATCGTCGCGTTGTGCCGCGCGAGCGCGTGCCGCGTCTCGGCCTCCATCGTCTCAGCCTCGCGCCGCAGGTCGTCGTCCGCCAGGTAGTGGTCGATCCGCCCTAGCGCCGCCTCCGGCCCCTCTCGCAACACCAGCAGCTTCGCCCGCCGCTCGTCCGGGTCACCCGTCTGGGCCGCGGACTCGATCTGCGCCGTCCAGTCCATGCGGCAAGTCTACTGACCGACGCCGGTATCTGGCAGTCGCACCGATACCGGCAGAGAGGGGGCCGCGCTGCCGTCGGCGTGCGACGTGCGGTCTGAGGTGGCGAGGCGGCGCGGCCCTGCGGCAGACTCTAGCGCGCTAGCGGGAAGCCGGGCCGGGGCGCCATGAAGGAAGCACCCCGGCCCGACGCCTTACCGGGTTTGGGACAGGCCCGGCAATCTCCGGCCTACGACGTGCCGATCACGGTGCCGGGCGGCAACTCGCAGGCCACGCCGTCGTGGTCACGGTCGAGCTTCTTGTTGGCCCGGTACAGCCTCGCGTTGACGTACACGAGGCTGGAGTCGGGCACGCGCCGCGCGGCCCGCCGTGTCTTCGCGACCCCGGCGATGTAGACCCGGTGCATCGCCTTGCAGTTGCGGAAGTGCTTCACCGATGCGTCCGCCGTGCCGACGCCCGACATCAGGGCAAGGCTCGCGAGCACCGCGATCAGCGCCGCGCTCGTGAGCGCAATCTTGATCTTCGTCATCTTCGTCACCTCCATTCCGGAGCGGTGGCGCTCCAGAACCGGTCGGGGTTGGAGGGTCCCTGGCCGGTTCTGCAACGTCACCGTGGGGGGGGGGGCCCCACCCCCCCCCCCCCCCCCCCACAACCCACCCGGGGGGCCCGGG